ATCCCTCCTCTTTTGAATCATTATTTTCCTTTAAATCCCTCCTCTTTTGAATCATTATTTTCCTTTAAATCCCTCCTCTTTTGAATCATTATTTTCCTTTAAATCCCTCCTCTTTTGAATCATTATTTTCCTTTAAATCCCTCCTCTTTTGAATCATTATTAATCCCTTGCCTCTTTCATAATTTATTTTCTATGTTCCAGGCGTTGGAGTTGATCCCGCATAACTTGACCCCACCGGCACCTGCGTAGTTTTTATGGCACCATCCTTCATATAACTATTTAATGTTAATACCCCTCCCAATTTATTAAGAATACCACCCAATTTCCCAACATTTTCCTGTATTGCTTTTCCTAAATTATCCACAGCATTTGTTGTAGTCTTATTATCCGCTGCAAGTTTCTGTGTTAAACGTGTTGAATTATCATCCATTCTACCAATTGCACGATTCAATGTATCTGTTGATGTATTAATTGTTCCCAATGCAACAGAAATAGCTTCAGCTTGATTATCAGTGATAAATTGTCTAAATTTTTCTTGAGGATCAAAACCAAATAATAATCCATTCGTCATTACGTTATATCTCATCTGATAATCATTAATATTCATATATACGTACAAATAAGATATTAATGCAAATAATCCAATAATAAAGAAAATAGTTAATCCAGTTTCTCCCCATTGCATATATGTAGTCGTTATCGGTGGAACAAAATAAACAGATATATTTCCCGATACAACAGAGTCTGGTGTTATATTTTTTATAATCGATGGCTTATTGTCGCTTTGTTCCATTATCTACAATATTGAAATAAATTGTTTTTGTTGAAACACATATAAAATTATAGGTTTTTTATATGTATTATATAAAATGGAAAACATTACCATTGAAGATCGCCTTAATCTTAAAAAAATGATAGGAGAGATGGATTGCGAAGATAATACAGAACATATTCGAAAGGTTAGACATAGTACTAAATTGCGTGACGATATTCGAGCGTTGGACACTTTAAAAATGACAGAAGCTGAACTTCGTCAAATTGATCCAAATAAGTTCCAAGAGCTTGCTCGGACGATCGCCCCTTTTCTTTTCAATAATTACACAGACATTTTTCATAAGATTCTAAATGACGAACTCGATCTTGGAATAATGACACAGTTATTAACGGTTCTTAAATTAATTGAAGACGAAAAGGTAGATCAACATGAGGGGTCGGTTCTTGTGGGGAAGGTTTTGAAAAAATTATATATTGATTCTGCGATGAAACACGGAGAGAGACTTGACCGAGAGCATGAAGCGGAAAAGATTACACCAATTCAAGGGAAATCCATTTCATGGGCAAATTATAAAAAAATGCAATAACTATAACTACGTTTGATAATAATTTTTTATTATTTTCTCATTCAATACCTTATCTAAAAAGTCATTGTCTTTTTTCCATTCAAACCCGAAACCATTATATGGTGAAATACTAGACATATATAAAAATAAAACCCCATCGTTTGATGCAATTTTATATTTTTGCATTAAATCCACAACTTGAACTATTATCAATAATTTATAATCCAACTTTACATTGGTCGTCAAAGCATCCAATACCTTATTTTTTTCCAAGACTTCATCAAAATCTTCTTTTTCATGTAAACTTATAAAACGGATGAACAAATTTAATTTGTTTATGTCTTGAAAATCACCGATCGACAAAAACCCGTTTCTTTGAATTATGGATAAACAATGGTTACATGATGGGTCCACCGGAGAAACGCCAATTTGCCCATCTCCTATCGAAAAATCCTGTACGTTCTCTATTTCACTTGACATTTGAATGTATTTTTGTTGAAACCCATATTTTTCATATTTACTTTTATCTTCATGTACGCAATTTAATAGTAATTCAGTACAATTTAAAGATTTTGCGAGAGTTTTTAATTTGTATAACAAAACGTACATCAAAGAAGTATTTCTGTATTTATTGCAAAATTCCATATCTTCAATTCGACCTATACAGTTATTGCCTAGCGTAATTTTAGGTTCTATTATCAATTTTGCAGATGCCAATATATCTATTTCAAAATTATCTATTTTGGAATAAGCTATTAATATAGAACCACAAGTAGATACTTTCTTTACTTGCAATAAAAAAAAATCATCCGTCATTTCAGTTGAACAATTAAACATTTTCAAATAATTATTCTTCATTGATGTTAGAACAAATGGATTCGACTCCAATACATCCAACATGTCACTAAATTGTATCATATTTTATAAATAATATAGAAATAACTTTAGATAATCAAACATAAATATGGAGTCAACCGACATGGCTAAGACGCACCCGGTTTTGTATTTATACATTGATTCTAAAAACATGGAACTTTTTCATAAATACATAACACAAACCGAAAAGCATAATGATGATGTATTACATAGTTCTCATCCAAACTCTGGATTCGATTTGTTTTTACCAGAATCTGTTACATTTGATGACACTCAAACAAAAATGGTTAATTTTCAAGTGAAGTGTGAAATGAAATATCATAACGCTCTGGAAAATATATCTACCCCAACTGGATTTTATTTATATCCAAGATCAAGTTTATCCAAAACACCACTAATGTTATCAAATCACGTAGGAGTAATAGATAGTGGATATCGAGGATTTTTACTAGGTGCATTCCGTAATCTATCATCAAGACCTTATTTCGTTGAGCAAGATCAACGGCTCGTTCAAATTTGTTCTCCAGATTTGAAACCATTTTTAGTAACAATTGTGGATGAAGCTTTTTTATCGATTACTCAAAGAGGAACGGGTGGATTTGGTTCTACGGGTAGATAAAATATACTCACACTATGTATGTTAAAATATACAAATGGAATACATAACCATACATCCGAATAAATATATTACGTCAATTTCGAAACCCAGAAAAAAACATTTCATTTTTGACGTAGATGAAACATTAGGATCATTTTCGGACATGTATTGTTTATGGAAAGGAATTCAATTTATAAGTTTTAAAAATAATAGTAAGGCAATCTTTGATCAGAATACATTTAACAAAATCATGAATATGTACCCAGAATTTCTACGTTATGGCATAACTACAATCTTGGAGTATCTCTATCATAAAAAACAAAAAAAACAATGTGGAAAGGTATTTATCTATACCAATAATCAATGTGAACCACCTTGGGTAGAACATATCCTGTCTTATTTTGAAACTCAATTTAATATGAAGGATCTATTTGAAAAACCAATATGTGCTTTTAAAATAAATAATAAAACAATGGATACAAAACGAACATCTCATGAAAAAAGCTATAGTGATTTTTTAAAATGCACATTATTATCAAAATCGGCGGAGTTATGTTTCATAGATGATAGTTTTTTCCCGAAAATGCAAACCGATCAAGTCTTTTATATTCAACCAAAACCTTATTATCATAGTCTTGAGACCAATGAAATTATAAACCGGTTCATATCGAGTAGTATAAACAATGAAGAATTTTCTATATTAAACATAGAATTGGTAGACTGGTTTAAACGAAACCTTTCATTTAATAAAAGTATAAAAACACGGTTAGATAAAGAGTTCGATTTAGAAATATCGAGAAAATTAATGTATACCATAAGAGAATTTTTTTATTTGATACTGAAAAAAGAAAAGACCAGACGAAATCGGTCATTCAAATTACAAAATAAATTTACAAGAAAACGAATTTCGAAAGGTTAGATGCCATTTTGAAAAAAGGTGTATTTTTTTGTTCGAACAATATTGATTCAAACGTTGTTTTATAAATTTCCAAAGGATTTTGATGTTTCGCTATTACGTAAACCAAATATATTAAAAAAACTATTAAAAAAGCAATAGAACTATAAAATACATGAACGTCGTAATCTTTTAGCAAATATATTGGAATACCCTTGAATAGAAATATAGAAAAAAGGTAGGTAATTGTAGATATAAACCCATTATTTTTATAAATTAGCAATAGTAATGTAATAACGTTTTCGATAGATGCTACTATTAATCCAACTATCGGATTTGCTGCTTTTTTAATAAAGTTAAACAGTTTCCCTTCAATTGTAAAATGAATAAATATATAATAGATTAAAAACCAGAAAAATAACCAATATGAAAATAACAAATCCCAGGTTATATTCATAATTACGTTTTCTATAACATTAAAATATATTTTAATTTATCTATACAAAATGAAAGTTTTAGTGTTTGGATCGAATGGTTGGATTGGTGGGCAATTTGTTAATATTCTTCAAAATTCCGGAACGGAGTATAAATCTGCAACCTGTAGAGCGGATGATTACGACGGAATTTTGAAAGAAATAGAAAGTTATCAACCAACCAACATCGTTTCCTTTATAGGTAGAACACATGGAAAAATAGGAGACAAAGTATACACCACCATAGATTATTTAGAACAAGAAGGAAAACTAGTAGAAAACGTTCGGGACAATCTTTATTCTCCACTTTTACTTGCTGAGATTTCCAAGACCAAAAAAATACACTATACATATTTAGGAACAGGCTGTATCTTTAAATTTGACGAAGATCACCCATTTGGAAAAGAAGAAAATGGGTTTGATGAAGAATCTGAGCCCAATTTCTTCGGATCGTCATATTCCGTAGTAAAAGGGTTCACGGATAAATTCATGCACCTATATGAGGATTACGTATTGAATCTTCGCATTCGAATGCCTATCACTGGCGAAAAAAATGGACGTAATTTTATTACCAAGATCGTTACTTATGAAAAAGTTTGCTCCGTTCCGAATTCCATGACGGTTTTGCCTGAACTTTTACCAATGGTTCTTGAACTCATGAAAAAAAAGACAACTGGAACGTTAAATTTGACAAATCCGGGTCTTATTAGTCATAATGAAATCTTGGAAATGTACAAAGAAATCGTTGATCCAAAATTCGTATGGAAGAATTTCAGCCAGGAAGAACAGCGTGCCATTTTAGCGGCAGATCGTTCCAATAATTTCTTGGAAACAACGAAGCTTGAGTTTTATTTTCCGCATGTAAAAAATATCAAGGATTCTGTTCGGGAAATGTTATTCCAATATAAACAAACACTCCCGCCTATTGAAAATGTCGTATGTGAACTTTCTGAAATAAATGAGGTTCCCGAAGATGCGGTAAATCTATTGATAACGGGGGGGTGTGGTTTTATTGGTAGCAATTTTATCAACTACTATTTTCCAAAACAAGGTGCTAATTTTAATCTTATTAATTTGGACGCATTATATTATTGTGCCGACTTAAATAATGTAGATAAAACCATTCAAAATAACAAAAACTATGTTTTTGTCAAAGGAAATTTGTGTAATTCCAATTTGATTACCAAATTATTGAAAGACCATTCCATTACACACGTCATTCATTTTGCTGCACAAAGTCATGTTCAAAATTCTTTTGAAGATTCTTTACAATATACACATGATAACATTCTTGGAACACATACTTTATTAGAGTGCTGTAGAAAATATCGCGGGATTAAAAAATTCGTTCATGTCTCCACAGATGAAGTTTATGGGGAGTCCATGAATTCTGTGGATGAATTACATAAAACAGAACATTCTGTGTTATGCCCCACGAATCCTTACGCGGCGACAAAGGCTGGTGCTGAACTCATCGCCCAATCGTATTGTCATTCTTATAAGATGCCAATTATTATTACGCGTGGCAATAACGTATACGGACCCAATCAATACCCTGAAAAACTTATACCTCTATTCATTAAATTGCTGAAAGAAGATAAAAAAGTAACCATTCAAGGTGAAGGCACTTCTGTGCGTGCTTTTTTGCATGCATATGATACTGCACGTGCATTTGAATGCATCTTGGAAAAAGGCGTAATCGGTGAAATTTATAACATTGGTTGTGATGAAGGAATGGAATATTCTGTCATGGACGTCGCAAAAATTTTAATCGGATTTATTAAAAAAACGGATAACTATGATGAGTGGATTGAATACATCGAAGATCGGCCTTATAACGATATGCGATATTACATAAGTAATTCCAAGGTGAAAGCGTTAGGCTGGAACATTGAGAAAGAGTTTATTCGCGGTGTTGAAGAACTCTGTTAAGGGAACCAAGGTTCCCTTAAGATCCCTCCTTTTTTAACTATTTAATTAATAACTCAAAAGCTCTCCTTTTTGTGGTTACTTAATTAATAATCTAAACCTCCTCCTTTTGTAAGATAAATTTTGATAGCAAATATCGATTTGCTATGAAGAAGAAAAATTGAAACGTTTTTTCTATAATCATGTAAGTCATAATCAATCCCAACAATGACTACTATTACACGTTTCCCACCAGAACCGAACGGGTTTCTTCACATTGGCCATTGTAAATCTTTGTTGATAAATTACGAAGAAGGCAATTCATGTCATTTAAGACTGGATGACACGAATCCTACCAACGAAAGCGATTATTTCGTAAACGAAATAATAAATGACATGAAATGGCTTGGATATGATCCCGGTGTTGTTACCTATACGTCGGACTACTTTGATAAGTTATTTGAATTCGCATGCATTTTGATCAAAAATGGTTATGCGTATGTCGATTTTTCAGAACCTGACATAATTAAAGAAGAACGTCACTGCGGAATTGAAAACAAATATAGATCTTTACCACCAGATATCCATTTGATAGAATTTGAAAATATGAAAAATAAAAAATACACACCAGGGGAAGCAGTCCTTCGTTTAAAAATAGATATGTCGAATGACAATCATACCCTACGAGATCCCATTGCGTATCGAATAATTGATTCACCTCACTTTAAAACAGGCGAAACTTGGTGTATTTACCCATCCTATGATTATAGCCATGGTATAGTAGACGCTCTTGAAAAGATTACAATATCATATTGTACAGACGAGTTCTATATTCGACGTGATCTATATTACTGGTGTATAAGAACACTAAATACATTGGGTTACAATTTGTCACCCGCAAATGTTCATGAATTTGGAAAACTCACGATTGAAAATAATACTCTATCGAAACGAAATATAAAAAAACTAATCGATGAACGTTCGGTCTCTGGTTATGATGATCCATCATTACTTACGGTAAGAGGTATGAGAAATCGAGGATACACTCCCGAAATAATAAAATCCATTGCAAAATGCTCAGGGCTAGGCAAAGTGAAAACTGTTGTATCCATGAAACTTATATATCATATGTTGATCGGTCACTATAATCCCACAGCGGTCAGATGCTTTGCCGTAATAAACCCGATTAAATGTGTCATTACAAATTTGCATGAAGACAAAATTTGCGATCATCCACATATCCCGAACAAACCTGAATTTTGTCATAGTACAACAATCGGTAGAGAAATCTACATAGAAAGTGACGACTTCAAGTTGGAACACGATGATGACTATTATCGTCTATCACCGAAAAACAAAATGGTCAGGTTGAAATTCTTTGACATTGTGAAATATGAAAACAATTTGGACAATATTGTTCACGTAGCTGCATGTAACTTGAAAAAAGACAAATCAGTCAAGTCGACCATTCATTGGCTTTCTGTAAAACATGCTTTTCCGGCAAAATTTATATTCTTAGATAACGAAAACCCACTTATTAAAACGGTGCATGATGGATTTGTCGAAAGCTATGTTTTGGAATGCGGAGACGATGTTGCATTTGAATTTGAAAGAATTGGGTATTTCAAATTATTGTATAGAGACGAAACCAACATTCCGCACTATCTCCGTATTGTGAATTTGAAATAATTTACATAACATATTAGACACGTAATGTAAATAATGTTTTTTTTATGTAAACTCGTAACAAGACAAAATCAATTGTTCATCCGCCGATAACTTTTGAAATGTAATACATTCATCAAATTTATATTGAATAAACCGATTTTTGTTTTTACATACCACATGAATGCCATTATCCAAGAACTTGATATCCACAACTATACCTCCGTTCGTTAAATATGGGTTATCGGATTGTTCTCTTATCCAACGTACATGCTTTCCCTTATGTAATTTATATATCTCATCAACCAATCTATATTCCGCGAGTTTTTTACATAGTTCAGCTCGTTCGTGCTCGTCTATATCAAGTTGCATCAATGCCTCATATGTTTCTTTACACAAATCAACCAAACTTTTATTACCCAAATCATTAATCTCTGTTCTATCCATTGCCGCCAAAATCGAATCAACATCTATTGTATTTTTTAGACTCGGATCTTTCAATACTTCGATAAAAATATTACTCATGTCTTTCTCGTTCATGATCACACTATATTTACTTGTCATTCTTTTTTATATTTTTCCAAATAAATAATTAATGAAATGATTTGTTATAGACGCATTTGTAATTAAAACTAGTGCCGTTCCAAAAATAATGGTTTCATCATATTCTTTTAATTGATGTTTTTCTTTCATCGGATTAAACCGAATCAACAAAATAATAGCAATTACGATTTGTGTTATTGATTTCAATGTATCAATGTAAGCAGGATTTAAATAAATGATTCCAAATATGGAAACTAGATAGGCAATAAAAGGTAAAAACGCAAACCACAAGTATACTGGACGCTTTATTTTTTCTATTAATTCGTCTATGTATTCGGATATCTTGCTAAAATTCATTCTATATATTCATTAGAAACTTATAGAGAGAATCTAAATATAAGAAACCGATGACCATACGATAGGTCTCCATTCCACATAAGAAAATGGAACCGTGTTCGTTGGTAAGCCTATAACAATGTTTTCCATAAAATAATATATTAGGTCATATAATTTTGTTTTATGTTGCTGATCAATCAGGGATCGACTTTTGAAAAAGTCTGTGAATTCCATCTTTCCAAAATTTGTCGGTAATAGTTGCATTGGAACCATCAAATCATCGGGTGGTTTTCCTATTCCAGATTTCGGATCGACACCAAAATAATTACCTATGAAATCATTAATGCTTTGATCTAGGGTTCCCGGTTTGACAGTTTGTGGTTCGTTCGTTATTACTAAATCCGAAATGGGTTGTTTGTTTGTATTTGAAAATAATGACGGATCTGCCATGAAATCTTTTGCAGAATACCCACCCGGTGTATTGATTGATTTTCCGGGGGTATTCATTCCTGGTGTCGATGAGCTATTCGACGAACTAGATGAATCCGATGAAGAAGACCCGGGAGTAGAAGTATTATTCATATTTTTTAATAAATTTGCAAAACATGCAGTGGGACATCCACAACTCGAGCCATTTCCACCATTTCCACTACTTGTCCCAGCATTATTTGACGAACTAGATGAACCATTACCATTTGAGTTTCCAGACCCGGGTGTGTTTAATCCCGGTGCACCTGAACCATTCCCATCCTTCAAGTTCATTTGATCATAATCATATGGTGTAACTTCATACATAACAAATGGCGTATATGTGCGTGAAGATTGAACAGTATATGATGTCAAAGAATTCGATAAAAATTCGATGAATGGCCAATCTATGATTGGATTCGGATTCAATTCGGAAGGAATACTCGGTATAACATATTGTAAAATATAATAACACAGGTCTTTTAATCTCATCTTATTTTGTATAGAAACATTACCTTGATTCACGAAATATTCATAATACATCGCTATGCATAGTTTTGTGGGTATATTGTTACGTCCAAAATAGAGTTTTATCATAGAATCAATTTCATCATTGATATTTATTTTTTGAACCCGCGTTGGATTATCTTTTATCGTTATATATTCATTGGGATCATACTCTGGATTCGGTCTTGGAATTGTTCGCATGGATTCTTTGTTTCCGATTGTTTTATTTTGACTTTCTCTAAAATTCGATAAAATTATCCATATGATTATAAATGAAAAACATAGAACCAAAAGCTGTACATATATCATATTACTTATATCATATATATACAATTAAAAAATTGGGTTATAATTTAACCCCTTGATTTACTTCTACCCATTGCTGCGTGAGTAACACTCCATTCCTTGGGTAAAGCTCCCATCTCCGCTGCCGCATAAGCTTTTGATGCACTGCTTCTCGATCTTCTTGTTCCGGAAGGAGCAGATTGTGATCTTTTAGTTTTACCAGATAAGTTGTCCAATCCCTTTTCTATATAGTCCAATCTCTCTTTGTTGAATTCACGTGACGTAATTGATTCCCCCTTTTTATCTTTATGTTCGAGACGAAAAGCAATTTCTCTTATCAATTCTTTAGCTTTTGTTAGACCTTCAGATGGTAGTGCAGCTGATATCTTATTGGATTTCCCCGTCCAATGATCCGCGTTTCCTAATGATTTTTTGAGAGCCTTGCTTACGTCAGTGGCGTCTCTTAATTTTGTTTCCCAATCTTGAGGAAGTTCTTCTGGTATATGTTTAAAAAACTCTTTGATGTCATGCATATTTCCATTCTCTAACGCTTTAATTTCATCAGTCATTTTTTTAATGACTTCCTCTTTGTTTTGTTGTTTAACGAGAGCACCAAATAGGCACATAACAAAGATAATACTAAATATAGAGTTTAATATGTCCGCACCACCCACTTTTTTCAAGTTTTTTCTCGTTTTTTTGTTTTGCCACTCATATTCTTTTTCATTTTAGAATATACAATATATAAACATTATTTTTGAAACTTTATATGTCCGATTTATTACTCATAAAAAAGAAATATAAAATCTTGGAAAAAATAGGTGAAGGAAAGTTCGGTGCGGTTTATAAAGGAAAAAACATAAGGTCCGAAGAACTCGTCGCCGTAAAACTCGAACATAAATTCAACGCGGTCAAAATCCTAAGGACAGAAACGACTATCCTAAATTACCTCTATAAAAACGGATGCAAATTCATTCCGTTGGTTCATTGGTTCGGTGTCTTCTTGGAATCACCCACCTTAGTCATGACTTATTATGAACAATCACTCGAATCCTATGTCGAAAACAACGGGAACATATCCTTGGAACAAAAGGATAAGATTTTTCAAGTCATTTTAAATATAATCGAATCCATCCATGAACAATTTGTTATTCATCGTGATATCAAGCCACAAAATTTCATGATGAAAGGAACGGAACTTTTTCTAATCGATTTCGGTATGGCTACCATGTATGTCGATTCAGAAAAGGAACATATTCCAGAGAAAAAAGATAAAATCGATCTTATTGGTACACCTCGATTCATGAGTATCAATATTCACAATGGCTGGGAGCCGAGTAGACGCGATGATATTATATCCGCTTGCTATATTTATATGTATATGCTTTTTGGATCTCTACCTTGGGATAACCGTTTTGAAAGGCACGAACTAAAGAAATGGGAGAATTTAACGTCTTTTGTAAAAGACAACCCTAGTATGCATTCATTTTTAAAATATTCATATTCACTTGAATTTAAAGAGAAACCAAATTATAAATTCAAAAATTTTGAATGAGACTAAATGATTCTGTTGCATAGTTATTCATAAAGTTATCAAAAGCTTCTGTTCCCGGTGTTCTTCTCATTGAAGGCGTGGAATCACTAAGGGATAAGTCTGGCATATTGTCGTTTAATGTTATTTCTTCTTCCGGTATAACTTCTTCTTCCGTTTTAAATTCTTCTTCCGGTATAACTTCTTCTTCCGGTATAACTTCTTCATCGGTTACAATTTCTCCTTCCGGTGCCATAGTTTCAGCACCTTCTAAAATAGATAAATCAAAGGTTAATCCTATTACAAGAGAAATTATAATTGCCGCTAGTAAACCTAAAATCGAAAACCATTTTTTAAAGCCCAGCTTCATTGCTTTATAATAAATAAATAAAATATATTTGGTCAAATGATATAAATAATAAACCAATATTATATCATAGTTGGAAAGCATAATGACTACAACGCAAGAAACTTCGGAGCGTCTTACTGGTATGGTAAAGTGGTTCAATAACAAGGCCGGTTTTGGTTTTATTACCGTTTCCGGTGAGGGCGAGAATTCCGGAAAGGATATTTTCGTACACTATACCTCGATTCGTGTAAATAACTCTCAGTACAAGTATCTTGTGCAGGGAGAGTATGTCGACTTTACCCTTGTGAAGTCGGAGAATGAGAAGCATGAGTATCATGCCACTGATGTGTCGGGTGTTCTTGGTGGATCGATCATGTGTGAGACTCGTAGGATGGCTCTCTCGACGCAGCCCCAGGGTCAGACGGATCGTCCTCGTCCTTATCGCAGCCGCCCTGCTGTCGAGGCAGTGGATGGTGATTTCAAGCGTGTGGAACCCAAGCGTAAGCCTGCTCAGAAGAGACTTAAGGTTGTTACGGATGAGGTTTAAGGGAACCTACGGTTCTCCCTTCGGGTAAGATCCCTCCCTTTTATTTGCTTTATTAACATGAAAAAATTATGTTAATAAAACAAGATTTCTTTACTTTAAGGAGGGACCTATGGTTCCCCTTATGAGATGATACTTAGCCAAATAATTTTCAATCTTCTGCATATTTCCAGCATATGTTGAATCACCTCTTTCCGCCTTCAAAAACATATCATCCTTCATTTCATCCAAACTAAATGCGGGGGATACCATTTGATAAGCCGGGGGCTTATTCGGAGCCACATTTGCCGGAGAACGTATGAAAAAATATTTCGTTTTCGGTTCTCCTTTTCCGGATCCAAGACGTAACCAATCTACTTCATTCAACAACGTTTTCAACTTTGTCGAAGAAAACAGAATGACCGGTAACTGGGTAGAATTACATAAAACCCATATATCCAGATCGGTAATATAATATCCATCACTGAAAATCACATGCTCAAATGTCGACTTTTTGGTGAATATGAGATCTATCAATTCACGTTTCCCTTGGTTTCGTAAAATATATAAAATCTTGTCACGATATAACTCCATCAATTTCGAATACCCATTCCAAAGAGTCGTTTTTATATTTTGTATGGAAATCGGTGATTTCAATACCTGTTGTAAAATATAAATCAAAGGAATAAAACTACATGTCACTGAATTCATAAAAACAATTTCTTTTGCCGAGCTAGGAAAATAAGGTCTCCAAGACCCCACTTTATCATTTCCAACAACCCGCCCTTTCGTTTCTCTTATGCAATCTAATATATATTTTGTCATATTTGTTTCACCCTTTTCCTCGTCCTGCGTCAATGCAAATTGTTCAGCCAAAGAAAGATCATTTGCGTATGGTTGTGACTCTTCCGGTTGTGCGTCATCATAATGTATATTCGTAATATATTGATTTCGAGTATAAGGATCCAAGTCTTTAAAGTACTCACGTGTTAGCAAACTTTCTAATAAAAACAGTTCCTTGTCATCAATGTGATATTCCGTATTCGTAATATTCAAATAAGTTTTCGTCTGAAACATAAATAACCGAATTCTACGATATCTTATCAATTCGTCTGCGATTCTACCAAAATATACTTTTTCATTATCCACTCCACTTACCAAATGGGTTTTCGGGAAAATGGTTCTACATCCATTATTTCCATCTTCGGTTAAACAATGCCGCTTAGACGGATCCGATACACATTTTCCATCTTGATCTTCGTTACATAATGTTATTTCACGAAATGCATCTACCGTTTTTTGATCAAACGTTTGAAATGTAACAGAGTCTTTGGTTAATTGCCTCAATAATTTATCCACTTTCAATAACTTGGCATGATATAATATGTCATTGTTTTCCAAGATGGTCTGGATACTTTTTCTTAAACCCCTATTTTCAAATTCATTGAGTTCGATGCGAATCACACTTCGAAATACATTATAAAACTGACTCTCAACCGTTATGTTATGTATAGTTCTTACGCGATCTTGATCTGGATTTGAATTTGTTGCAAGGGTTTTATCTACACTCTCTTTATTTTTGATGGGATAATCATAATGTTCCACCTTATTCAAACCATCTGTAAATACATCTTCCGCCGGGGGATCAATCTGAATAAACTGATTGGTTTCCGTCATAATTCCTACGATCAATTTATCCTCCATCATTTTCAACTTAGGTAAACATAAGACTTTCCCCCCAGTCTCACGACTTATCGTAACCAAACGATCGCGTGTCGTTTTGTAATCTAACCAAATTCCATCTTCATCCATATATCGAATTTTAATTCCATCCAATACACTGGATGGATAGCAAGGTACAAATACAAAATTCTGTCCTTCGTCTTTATTTATACATAAACCTATTACTTTTTTGCTATAATTTAAAATCTGACTCCCTATGTTATAATGAAACATACGTAAGATTCTAGATAATTCGGCTGCGATTATATTTTGTTTGAATTTATATACATTTGGTTTACTTGCAAGTGGATGACAGAATTTTTGTGTGGATCTCTTTATTAATTCCAACATCGTCTTCACATTTCTCATTGCACTATGCTCCAAGAACGCTTTCTTCACAATAACATTGCTTTCACCCTCTAATTGATACAATTGTAAAGGTTCATAATATACATCTTGTTTTATCAATACAATGGTTTCTTTACTCGGATTATATGTAACTTGAGAATATGTGGTAGATGGACATATTAATTGAATATTATTTGTCACATCTGAATCTTTAATTTCCAAGATGACCAAATTCAATCCGTCACGCATTAATTTGGGATTGCGATCGGTAACCATATCCCATAAATACGTATGATCTATCTCCGAGCTTTCATTCTTCAAATATGCAATGAAATTATCAAAGGCTGCAATCGTCTCTTCCAAGAAATCCAACTGTGATTCATTATTTAGATCGATCGTTTTCGCGAAATTCGTTTTCATATGTTTATCGATATCCACGGATTCTTGTTCTATTTTTTTAGGTCGGAAAATGGAAACTAAACTACCATTATGATATTTCAAGAACAAATCAAGATCCAAAGACTCTGCTAACAGTCTACGCATTTCTGATATTTTTGGTATTTTTTCCAATTCTTGCTTATATGCATAATAATAAGCAACACACGCCAAGAATGACTGTGTGTCATTATGCTCAACACCGAATCGCAATAAACACGGTGTATCCGGTTTTATTAAAGCAGCGTTTTGCTTCGTAACCGCCAAACTATTATCCGTTCCTAAAAAATACTGTAAGGAAAGTGGAAGGAACCCCCAACGATTTTCAGGCAAAGGACTCAAACTCGGACTCATGACATAAAAACTCTGTTTTTCACCAGCGTTTGCGGTTGGTTGAACGGGTATCGCTGCACCTTCTTGTGAGCATTTTGCACGTAGTTCTTGATGCTGCTTAGAATCCCACGATTTTGCAAAACAACAAGGTATACATAAACCTTTCGGATGTTTCTTGGAATCTAAAAAACTAGGAACATGTGGTTTATATTTCCCATCCTTATCAAAATGCTCCTTGGGATTACCAAATTCATAGACATATGCCCCTTTTGGAACTACTTTCGCATTTTGTGGTATAACGTCTCCGCATTTTCCAGCTTTCACATCTTCCTCAGATATACTGGAATTCGTTTTGAAACACCAATATCTTGGACATATATACCAGTATGGGTTATTTGGATCGGTTCCATATTTCAATGCTTTCGTATAAGATCCTGGGTTTGTAGAGTCTATGCGGTTTTTTTCGGCGTCTGTTAAAATTACAGGTTGTCTTCTATCGGAAAAAGGACACGCACTAGAATATAATGCATATTTCCCTTGTTTTTCGGTTAAGAAAAGAGATGGTTCTCTACTCGTCATTAATTTCAAAAACGGATTCGGATTTTTCAAAGGCATTCCGTCAATATTTGCGACATATTTATCATCGGTAACTTCATCGACAAATCCAGTTCCACCTCCTGTGTATTCTTCTTCTACATCTTCGATATCATCATAATCATAATCATCCTCGAAATAAATACCACCTGCATCATCATCGTCATCTAACTGCTCTTCATCTTTTCCAAATTGTAAGGGTTGTATTTTAAATAGCTCCGTTGAATTTACTATTCCCGTAGTAGTTATCACGTTTTCTTGCCCGAAATTATCCTTTGTTTCCTGTTCTATCTTTTTTTTAGTCAAAGCCGCTTTTACCTTTTCCAAGATTTTATCCGATATACCTATATTTTGTTGTGTCATACGTAAAATACTATCAATATACACATGTAAATTTTGAATATAATCCGGATGAATAATTTCGTCCACCTCGATCAATATGTCATTTTTCAAATCGATCATTTTAAAAATCACTGGGAATCCAGGATTTTCCAAGAATTTCCCCTTCAATTGCTGATGTTCCGATGAATATTGTGCCAAACGGAATTCCGCATCCTGTTCCGACATTTGATATGTCTCCATAAGAGCCTCTATTACTTCTTTTGAATCCCCGGCACGTTGGTAGATTTCTGTAATAAAAGAATATTGAGCATCCATTTCTTTAAAGTTTTCCACGCGTTTATATCTGAGTTGAGCACCGCTTTCTTTTGTTACATCATCCGATATAATATCGAATATTCCTGATATACACGCCTTGTATTTTTTCAAATCCACTTTTTTATCAATCGATAATATAGCCGAATATTTAAAATTAAATTTTTCAATAGTTTCATCGTGTAGCGAACGAAAACTATGTAAGGAATACCCAGAAGAATATAGATATCCACGCACCATAACTATAATTGGATTTAAGGCTAGCCCAATAAATTCTTGCAATTCGTCAACCAATAATGGCGGAGATAACTCACCCTTCAATTGTATCTTAGAATTCGCATCAAAACTGATAACGATATTATATTCTCGATTCTTATACGTTTTTTTCAAATATATGGAAAGCTGATGCGATTTTCCTATTTCTTTCGATAGTTTCATAATTACGGATTCCTGCAAAAACGGTATTTTTTTCCCATTTTTCGCGATTTTATCTGAATAAAAACGATACATGTTTTCACGTCTTGCTCCGGGATTGAATTTTATGAACGGCATCTCTTTGGTTGCATGAATATTTTTAAATAAAACGTCCAAGGGAAATGGATGATCAAAATCAGAAGATCGCATTGTAATTAAATATCTTGATATTCCGCGTTCCACATATTTTAATTCTTCCGGTGCGTTCCAAGATATTTCATGAAACATATCCATACCTTTATAAAAATTCATTGTAGCCTTGGTGATCGATTTCGATGTTTCCTTTAACATCTGAGGATGTTCCTCAATCAAATCGTCTTTTCCACGAATCCCTTTATTGAATAATTGTGGGTAATATGTCTCAGATACATATTCTTGTGAAATACCAGCACGATTCGCATAATCGAACATTGTTTTTGCAACACATAAATATATATTGTTTGATTCGACTTTACCAAAATTCAAAAGAAGCTGATTTTCGAATGTAAGTAACTGATTTTTAGGATCTATTTCGAAATTATTTGCATCACGGGAATGAATATGAAAAGGATTGGCGGAAAATGAAAAATCATAATAATTATGAAACTCCATACCAATAGGTTTATTTACATAAGTTGTAACATCGGACTCCATCTGTAATTCCATAAAATCATCATATGAAAAAACATCTTTCTCAAAATCTATATTTTTAACCGTAGTTAAGTCAGCATTTACGTTTATAGCTATTTGTTGAAATTGTTCCTTTGAAATTTCCAAGGTTTCGTTTTTCGTAATTTTTTGATATATGTCTTTCATATCGATTCTCGTTTTCATAAACCCGAAAATATACAATTCTTCATATGCAATCGTATCGATTCCAATTTCGGCGATTATTTTCTTTTTTAAAATACGGATGGAATCATCGGGATGTATTAATTGATCTGAAAATATATACTCTACATGGTTTAATTCATGAAGCGAAAGTTCTATATCGCTAAACAATTCTTTTAAATTAGCCTGTGTCTTCGCTTTCGCACAAAAAATATATATCTTTGTAATATTTCCGGTTGAATCAAATACGTGAACTTTATATACATTATTTACGTTGTAACTATTCTCAGGAATATTTAATCCTACTGTATTTAATATTTCCTCCATTATATAATACGTAAAGAAAGGGAAAACCGGGCTTACGCAATGCACAAATGTCCAGTAATTTTCTAGACCTATACTATATATTTTATGTCGAAAGTAGCTTTATTGGTCGGAATAAATTATTACGATACATCCAATCGTCTAAATGGATGTGTTGATGATATCATAAATATGCGTAATATGTTAATCGATGCTTATGGTTATTTACCCGGAAATATCATTTTACTACATGACGATACAAAAAATAAAATAAAAGCAAATGCATTACCCACCTGTGATAATATTATTGGATATTTGGCATATCTAGCCGCAAATTCTTCGAAAATGAGTCAGTTTTGGTTCCACTATAGTGGTCATGGTGCTCAAATAAAAGATAATAATGGAGATGAATCGGATGGTTTGGATGATGTAATTGTTCCTGTGGATTATCAACAGAGGGGTTTTATTGTTGATGACGACATTTTAACTATTATAAAACGGATAAAATGCGATACTATGATGTTATTCGATTCTTGTCATAGTGGTACGGTATGTGATTTGCCGTGGTCATTCGAATGTTTACCTAAAAATGTATACAAATCTACAAAAATAAATAATATTTCCTTGACGAATCCGAACATTCATATGTTTAGCGGATGTAAAGATGATCAGATCAGTGATGATACATATGATACTAAGTCTAAACAATGGGTGGGTGCGTTTACTGAGGCCTTTATAGAATGCTTGAGGGCTTATGGACATAATGTAGCGATGCCGGTATTACATCGTAGTATTTGTAACCGGCTTTTATCAAAAGGTCATAAACAAATCCCTTTGTATTCAACGAGTAGCAATAATCCGAATTACGTATTGAAAAAAAATACACCAACGGGAAAACGAGACATTGATTTATCGAATACAAACACGACAAAAGATATTATAGGACAAAATATGAATTCTTTAATAAAGGGAACCAACGGTTCCCCCTAAAACCCCTTCCCGCCCTTCGGGTATAATAGTTTCTTACCAATTTCCGTAACAACTAATAAATTTAGAAAAACCACATAATTATTTTGGGTTCCCGGTGGATACCGCTGGAACCAACCTTCCTTGAAAAATATTGAATTTAAGGGAGGGATCTTAAGGGAACCGTAGGTTCCCTTAACTTAGACATCGTAATATGGATTATCGTGTATCTTCATTCCACAGTACTCTGTAGGCTTATCCTTATAATCCTCGGGATTATGTAGTCCCGCTTCCTTTGCATGTTGCAAAAGATACTTGAAATTCTCCCAAAACTCGGTCTTATGTCCAATAGATTTTGTAGCAATGTGCGATAATTCATGTATTGCCACAAACATTAAGGTATGCTCATCAATCATATTGTCCTCACCCTTACGTTTCTTATTCAAACAAAATGCCAATTTCTCACCCTTATTCTCACTATAAGCAGTAAATTCACTCGTAGGTAAGGTCTCCATTACTTTTTGTGGATGAAACCCCTTTTTCAAACGTTCCGCACGTTCATCCTCCGGATTATTTTTTACCACATATTCGACTAGACTCTTACACTTTTCCGTTATTTTTGCCAATAGATCCGCAGCCTCTTGTAATTTAGCCCTTTCCCTTACACAATATTTATTACCGTCCACAGTGGATACAATACATTTCAATTGAAACGCGTCTGATTCTAAATACATATAAATACATAATCCCACAATTAGCAAAATCATAACATAGGCTAAAATATCTAGACGATCCATGTTTCAATTTAACTTCTATAATAGTTGGAGAAAAGTATTATTAGGTCAATTGTATACATTCTCTATTTAAAACTATTTCCGATGGAAGATCTGGACCAACCATGGATACAACCATCGACTCTTTTTTGATATATTTTTTTATTATATCATGAACTTGTTTCCTCGTTATCGATTTGAAATATACGTCATAATAATTCTTTATTGGAACGATTTCATCCGCATTTCCATAAATCAACCATTCACGTCCATTATGTTTCGCCTGACTTTCTAAGGACTCTAGTTCCAATTTCAATTTCGACTTCTTGTTCTTTTTGGCTATATTGAATTCTTCTGTAGTTACACCATATTGAAGGAGATGATTCAAAAATCCGATCAATAACGGAATCAAACCCGGATTCTTTCCATTTTTTATCACTTTTTTCTTATTCACTTGTGCATATAACGTTATAACACCGGAATATTCATTATATTCTGTCAAACAGTCTGATTTATACGTTAAACCGTTTTCTTCACGCAATAATATGAATAATTTATTACCAAATGTTCCCGCTAAAATATGCTTCAAAATATCAATAATATATTTATCCTCGTTATCTTGATTACACGTATTAAAGGAAATGGATACATGTGTGGTTTCCGTATTTTTTTTCTCATGAAGATGATATCTTATATTTCCGTATGGCTTATTGGTGGTAAAATATAACATATGTTTACGTAATTGTAATTGATCGGTTTTTTTCATCGGGTTTGTCTTTGTGTATTGTGATTTCTCTACCATTTTCAGCATAGTATGAAATGGAATTTCCGTAACAATACTCATGATCATATTTTCAGGTCTGTAAAAAAGATGGTATAAATCCACAACGGATTTGTATGGGTACAATTTTTTATGATAAGATATATGATCAATCGGATACTGGAAAGAACTCCCTTCGAATAATATCGTCATATCATCATTCGCCAAAACCGATGCGGCATCGTCTTCCGATCTTAAACATTCCTCTATAACCACATGTTCTTCTTTTTTTAATGGACTGACGGGAAAACTCGAATTTAACATCATTTCTGCGATCAAATCGATAGATGGTTTTATTTCATCATTATTCACCTTGGAAACATATACCGTATAACGTTGGTGTGTATATGCATTAAACGATCCACCAATATTATCTTGTTTCTTAAATATATTCAATGGATTTGGAATATGTTTTGTTCCTTTGAAACACATATGTTCAATGAAATGTGCCATTCCTCTTGTATCATCGGTCTCATGTGCCGACCCAAAATTCACAAAAATCTGTAAAGCACATATTCCGAGTTTATTTGCGGGAGTCTCATGAATTAGACGGAATCCGTTGGGGAAAATATGGGTTTGGATATCACGTGGCATATAATATCGGCACAAATTAAAGAATTAAGGGAACCCTTTTGCTTCGCTAAGGTTCTTCAACGAAGCTTACACCTTCGGGTAAGATCCCTCCCTTTTTGATTGATTTATTTTTTTATTTTTATTCTTAAATATAAGAATAAAAATTATTATTTACAGATAAGTGAACAAAAAGGGAGGGATCTTAAGGGAACCGTAGGTTCCCTTATTTAAGGCTGGCCACAACCCAACTCCAAAGGAACACGTCCAAGATCGGGCTCATATGTGCTCTGATTCCAGGGTCCAATATCCTTCTTGGGGATAATGGGATCAGAGCGTAACTGTAAGTTGGCATTCTTTAATGTCTGTCCAATTGTATCTAACCCGATCAAATTTCCGGCCTGGAGTAAATCAGGGATCTGAGGATTGCTGTTATTGACAGGATTCAAAGCAGCCCATTGCGAGTTCTTATCAATGGGCAATAAGTCTTGAGGGTTGGCTACAGGCTGTCCAGAATATCCACACGATGCATTCGAAGAAGATCCAATCGTAGTTACTGGTTTAACTTCTGATACGGCAATGGCGGGTTTCAAAATAGGATTTTGGGCTTCAGCGACAGGAGAAGCATTTGAAACGGGGCCCATAGGCAAAGAACCATCGAACGTATCCTTTACCGATTTTTTACCATTAGAATAAGAAGTTAAAAGCCAAATAGCAAATATGACAACTATAATTACGAATATCCACATGCCATTGGACTTCAAAAAATTTGAAAGCTGTTTAAACATTCTTTCTTTTATATAAACGTAGGATAAAATTATTTACAGTATTGCTAGAGTAGCAGGGAACCAAGGTTCTCATTTTCCCATCCTTCTTTACCAAAATTCATAAAATTGTCCATGATTCTAAAAGAGTATTGATATTAGAATAAGAATATGCTAAACAATTATTCTTTTATCTCATCTTTCTCTAAATTTTCCAAGAATCGATCCTCATCTGTTTCATCATAGTCATCACTATCTGTATCCGAAACATCATCCAGCATATATGTGCTTTTAATATTTTTAGCTTCTAAATAAGATTTTAACGCTAAATTTTTCGCCATTTTTGCTTTTCGTTTTGCCGCACGATACATTTCATAATAAACGTCATTTCTCGGTTTCAATTGAACCGTATCAGTTTCCGGAACAGCGTCCAATTCCAATTGAAATTCAGCTAAAGAATCTTCGATAAATTCGTTTTCTACACCAATATCCAGAATTTGCTCTTGTCCATGAGGTTCGGGTGAAATAATTTCTTCACCTTTTTCGTCTTCTTTTTCTTCTTGGTCCAATATGTCATTTAATCCTAAATCATTTGATTCTGATTCATTTTCTTCTATGGGAGGATCTTGTTCTAAAACTGCATTTGAGGTTAAAGCGGTAAGTGTTATATTTTCAATAGGAAAATCTTCTTTTTCTTCGGATTTAGGTTCTTCTTGTTCTATTATTGGTTTGGGCTTGGAATTCGTCTTTATAATACACTTCTCGAATAAATCACTAGGATTCAATGTCATCATCTGTTTCACTTCGATTTCGATCTGAAAACTACGTGCTGAACACTTTATCCCCTGTACTTCTAAAATGGTTATTAGATTCGTTTCCTCTTTTAACGATTCATGATCCACCACATTCTCATCTTCATCGTAAATGGTGAGTGATATTTTTCCTAAACGTGTGGGTATATTTGTTCGAACTAAATAAAACTTACCCGACTTGTAAATTTTGAGAGGTGACGTGAAATAGTTTTCGATATCATGTAGCTCCATCTCAGACTCGAACCATTTTGCACGATTTTCATAGATTGATTTACATACGGTAGATTCTAAATCTTCCATCCATTGAATAAAATCAGGATTCTCATTCGTAAACATGAGATCACTATAAAGTTTCTTTCCTGCCTTGGAAATTCCACCCTTCGTTCTACATTTAGGCGGTTGTATGTACAATGGCGATCCGTTCATTAAAAATTTGATGAAATAGTTACCACCTGACATTAATGTTGGCGGTGTTAGAACCATTTTATCGAACGGAAATGCGGAGTTTGTTTCAAAAATGCCATCCATTGTTCTAATACGATGAATTGATATTTTTGTTAGGTCATCAAAACGAGAGCGGGGAAACCTTTCGTTCCCATTTTTTATACTAAATATGCTAATTTAGTAAACGTTAACCCAATAAATAATAATATGAAAAACGTCCGTGAATCATGTATTCAATTCTTCCAAAATGAAGACATTAAGCGAGATTTCAAAGAAATGCTTCGTCCAGTTGTTGGGATCGTTTATAATGAAATTTATCCCTATTTATGGATGATCTGTATTTATAATGTGTTTTTGATTTTCATTATTGTTGCCAATTTGTTTTTATTATTGCGTCTCTTACAGATAAACCATCGACCACAAATTTTAGCAGGGAACCAAAATTGCGAAATCTAATCCATCCTTTTATGATAATTATTTAGCATAGGTTCAATAAAAAATATGAAGTAAATATATAATGCCAAAAGGAAAGGGAAAAGGACGTCGCAGTAGTTCATCAAAACGTCTTGTAAAAAAGACACAAAAAATGATGAAGAGTTCTTGCATGTGGGGTGGTAATTCCACTGGATCTGGTGCTACTGGTTACGGGGCCGCTATTTATGGTGCGGCCAATGCTCAAACAAATGATGGTATGGGCAGTAATCATATCAAGCTTAACGATCCTGCTGTTGTCTGGAAAGGCGGACAGCGTGGTGGGGGGGAATTTACTATACCGGAAGGGGCCGTGGGCATTGCAATTAACCCAGCAGGGGCAACACAATCTACAGTAGAAGTTCCGGTTAAAATAACGTGGACCGATCCTCTGGTCCAAGTTGAACAACAAGGCATAGGTGAACAACCAGTCACAAGTGAACAACCAGTCACAAGTGAACAACAAGGCATAGGTGAACAAAAAGACACATCAAGTTTGGGTGGTTCCCGTGGGGGTAGCATGCTCGGTGCCGCCATTGTTCCCGCTGCTCTTTTAGCCGCTAACCAATTATACAAACCTAGCCGTGCTTTAAAAAACCTTAGCAACAGTCGTAAGAATGGTTTCAAAAGGACTATGAAGAAATTTAGACGTTAAGGGAACCGTAGGTTCCCTTAAAATCCCTCCCTTTTCAAAGATCCTTCCCTTTTCAAAGATCCCTTCCTTTTCACAGATATCTCCATTTATTAAAAAAATACCTTATTTTATAAAATAAGACATTTTATGGATTCAAGAACAATCGTCGATCCAACTCTTCCCGAAAAAATAAAAAAATGGGTCGTTTTAGATAGTCAATTAAAACTCATCGGAGAAAAGACGAAAACCATTCGTGAAATGCGAAACTTATTGGAAACGGAAATCATAGATCATTTGGAAGAACGCGGGTTGACCAATAAAAAAATAGGCATCGGAAATGGATCCGAGCTAAAAATCGTGGATAAAAAAGAATACGGAGCTCTCACCTATACATATATTGAAGAATGTTTAGCTAAATTAATACCCGACGAATCTCAAGTAGAATTTGTTATACAATATATCAAAGACAATCGACCCGTTAAAACGGTAAAGGAAATTAAACGTAAGGACTAAATTGCTTTTATTTTGTTCATTATGCAATTTTCATCCGTCTTACTAAAATTATGTTTTTGGCTTTTCACCAATTCATTCAGTTTTTTGCGATATTGACTTTTATGTTCATCATTAATCCAATCAGATGATGATAATAATATCAATGCATCAATCACCTCGAAATAATTTGTTACAGATTCATTAGATAAACCCGGCCATATAAATTTAGATTTGGTTGAATAGCAAGTTTTATTTTTTCGGGTTCCGTTTTTTGGCATATATATAACGAAAGATTATCCGTCGCGAGTATATATGAATTTCCAAGATTCCCATATTTCAAAATATAGCCGTACCGTTGGTGGTGGACAAGGCATAAACATGAGTGAATTTATTGACTCGAATAATCAAGCGGATAAAATCGCATCCGATAATCAAACGGCAATTTACGGAGGCGGTTCAAAAAAAGATAAACATGAAAAATTGCTGAAATATGCCGTTCCAGTCGGACTTGTTCATGAATTGCATACATCGTTTGATTCCAGGAGACCGTATAAGAAGGATGGGAAAGAACCGGCGTTTTTATCGGAGGAAAAATTCGGAGTATTATTTGATACGATTCTTGCGAGAAAAGGAAAATAAATAAACACAAGTAAGTTTACAATAAATAAAATGCTTATTGTAAAATATTTAATTAAAGGAGGGGTCGTAGGGGAACCTTGGTTCCCCTACTTTAGTACTGTGACCACTTCTTATACTGAAATGAATTCAAATTGCTTTTTCTCTTAATATCATCTAATTTTTTCTGTAGTTCAGCGTCTTCTTTTTTCATTGGTAATTTAGGATCGGTGTATGCATTAATTGCCGCTAATTCCGCAGGACTTGGTTTCGGTTTTACACCATAACAGTTTACGCCAAACTTTATTTCCGGATTATCAAAATAACCTCCATTTACACCGGGACGACCACAATCATTCTTTTGGTCATCGGTTGCTTGATACTTTAACCAAGTCGATTTTTGCGTGGGGAAAAATGCCATTTGTGCTTGAGACCAACCATAGTTACACCATTCTGCACCTTTATTGTAAGCATTTTCCACCTGATCATATGAAGCCAAAGTTGCCCCATATGCCGCACAAACATTCGATGCATCCGCATAGGAATATACATTGTTGGCTATATTGAACACTTCCATATTAGAAGGAGGTGCGGGAGCAGTTGTACACGTCGTTTGAACACCCGGACTCGGCATACTGACGCTTACATTCGAACCAGGAGCATTTGATCCAGCTTTATTTTGTCCAGGTGTATTTTGTCCAGGCATATTGGAGACACCAGGCCCAGCCGTAACCGGAGTTCCATCTAATCGTGAATCTCCAAATAATTTCGGAGATTTTTCAGGAAGTCCATTCCAAAAATTGGACCATTGATCTCCCATCAAAATATCAATAATGGGAATATCCAAAGCATATTTGAAAAATGCCACAATTAACAACATAAGGTAAACCACCCATATTTTTTGCTCAACAATATAAACCGACATAGGTGCAAATTCAGGCGACCTCGGAATTCTAAATAAATATACTATCGCATAAAATATGATGGCGAATATGGTGGTTTCTATAAAAGATGGCCATGGATGATTCAAAAAATCACGTGTCCATACAAAAACCCATTGTAAAATATTTTCCCGGTCTTTTCCTTCCGATGAATAATATCCATAAACACACAATAACAATAAGAGTCCAAAAACAACCATATCAAAAGAACGACTAAATAATAAAGTACCACTTCCTTCAGCTACATCCGTTCTTGAAAATGATGATGTAGCTAAATACACTATGATTCCTATTAATACTATCCATGCAATAGCGGTCAATGTGTTTTTATTAAATAAAAAATAACCTGTATCTTTTACACCGGACACAAACGATCCACTTACATCATTTCCGACAGGGGGAATATTCGGAGGTATAATTCCAGGACTTGACATAATAATAATAAACTATAATATAACAAGGTATTTTTTTAGGGGAAACCCAGGTTTCCCCTAAGACCCCTTCCTTTTAAGCTGATCGGGTTTCATTTGTGATACTTCTCTTTTAAAAAAAGAGGGGTCGTAGGGTCTGGAATCAGCTTCGCTGCTTCTGATGACCTTGGTTCCCTTCAGATCCCTCCTCTACTATTGGTCATTAAAAGGAGGGGTCGTAGGGGAACCTTGGTTCCCCTACAGGGAGGGATTTAAAGGGAACCGTAGGTTCCCTTTATGCGGTAAAACAGACAATACGCTTTTGGTGTGATGATGTTTGTTGGAGAAATCCCCTTCTCCACATTCACATCATTAAAATGCACCCATTCTTTATCCGCCGTCTTCACATACGCCGTATAATGTCCGCCTAATGTCCCTCCTGAATGATTACAAACCGCATACAAATCATAAACATATTTCCTCGGATTATACCCGCTCACATATTTCGAAAGATCGAGATTTTCGATAGGACAATCAATATGATCTTGGAGTTTTCTCCCACCATCGTGTGAAAACCGTTTCAACGTCAAAACCAAAACCTTGGGAAAATTCCAAAAGGTGATTCGTTTTTTCACTGGCTCTCTTTTTCCCGTAGCTTCATTAAACCATTCATTATCCCCATCCATAACTTCCGGCTGTGTAAAAGCATCAAAACAATCGATAAGCGATGCATTCTTTTTTGGGATAGGCAAATCTAATATAAAAAAAGATTCTGGTTTTAAAGAAAGTGAGCGTTTTTCATCCATTGACATCAGTTCCGAAATATATATTCCATAAAACAACTCCACGATTTCGGAATATTCCTTTTGATAGGATGTCTGTAACATTTTATAACATTCCGTTGCTATCTTATCTACCGAGGATTCGATTGTTCCAGTTATTCTCATAGAAATGGGACGTGACACACTATTGTGTATACACTCGATCATAAATAGTAAAAACTCGGGCATATCATTCTGTGCCCATCCCGTAAATAAATCCCTACCCTTAGATCCGGCAATTTGCTGAACATAATAAACATATCGATTCGGTGAAACGGTCCCATTATTCTTCCACATGATTTCACGTAAGTCATTCCACTCTTTGGTAATAATGGAATCGGGAAGATCGGGTTTCAAATGCGATTCACATTTCTTAGAGGATAAAAATTCCGATAATTCATAGGTATGACTTAATGCCTGCATACACGAATTCAAAAAACATGTATTTCCAAGATTCACCAATCCGGTTTGACCCTTTTTTCTGTATTTTTCAACATTCATCTTGATAAATATATAACGGTATAAAGATTTATAAAGATAAAACTTTATATTCTATTAGGAATCATTGATGGACCCAAGTTCAAATGTCGTGTGGCAAAACCTGGAAAACCGACTATTCAATGTATTACAGAGTTATACGAACCAGATTCTACAAGAACCCATTTCTCCCATAAATGCGGAAAATATAAATCCCAATCCCACTCCCACTCCCAATACATCTAGAAGAAGTAATAATTCCGAAAGACATACACGTCATACAGATCACGAATATGAAATGTTGAATGAAATGATCTATTACTATTCCCAGAATATTCGTGAATACAATGCCAATATTCGAGAACTTATTTACCGTGTAGAGGAGTATCAAACGGCAAGACGTGCTAGAAGAAATCGTCACGCGACACAATATTATAACTATAACGAAAACCCTTTTCGTATGTATTACCATAGTCAATGGATACCCACAAATCCGTTGGGAACCCAACAATCTGCGGTGTTAACCCGAGAAGAAATTTCTAGAGCCACTCTAACCTATGGATTTACAGAAGATATGATTTTACGTGATGCAAGTGGTGAGAGCACGAACGTTTGTCCTATTTCTTTAGAACCCCTTCAAATCGGAGATGTGATTTGCGAAATTCGTGGATGCCGTCATAAATTCAAGAGACCCAATTTGATGACTTGGTTGAATCGAAACTTGAACTGTCCTGTTTGCCGTTATAATTTGAGAACACCTCTTCACCAAGAACCAAGTTCAGAACCTCTAACGCACGAAGAGCATGAAGAAATGGAACAAGAAGAAGACGAAGATCAAAGAGAAGATGCGTCTGGAAATCAAACTAATTCAGAAATGAGAGACATTCAAAATTCACTATCTCAAATTTTTCAAAATGTGTTCCAAGGTGTGAATATCGATTCTTTTTCTGATGGAAGTGCGAATTTACTATACGAGTTCGAATTTCCCATTTATAATATCAACCAAAGAACTGATAACCCTTATAATTATGGTGATGACGAAATTCAAGATAACCGAGATGTTGATTAGTATCCAAAGAGTTTATTCCAAATTAAATGAGGATTATAGATATAGTATAAAATACCATTTTCATCGAAAATGTAGTCATCATTATCACTTACATAATAAATAGGATATTCATAATTTGAGTAAACGGGATAGTATCCATAATAAGATGAATGATCATATGAAATGGGCCTATGAATAGGTTTTGAATAACCTATAGCATGAGGATTATGATCTATATTTATGTGATTTCTTATAGCGTTGCCTCCACCGGTGTGAACAGCACCCATATGTCCTCCTCCTCCACCAACCATGTTTCCACCCATGTGACCCCCACCACCGGAGCGACCTCCTCCTCCGGAATGCCCACCTTCGTAACCTTCTTCCATATTTTTTACACGCATTAATCCAAGGAATAACAAAAGTAGAATAATACTTCCTGCTAAAATTACTAAAATTTTTTTCATGATCTATATAACAAGTATAGATTTTAAAAAGGGAGGGGTTCGCAAGGGTCTGGAATCAGTGAAGCTGACTCTGATGACCTTGGTTTCCCCTAATAAAATTGATTCTCGATCAAATTTGATAATCAATTTAAAAAAACACAAAATGTCTCTTATTTCCGATTCTTCTATCGAGCTCCATAATCCAAACATCTTGAGGGATGTAAAGGTTTCGTCTCTTTCAGCAGGCGATAGATTCGGTCTTCTCAGTATCCAGTTTGAAAAAACGGAGATGACGAAAACTCCCGTTTTCATTCTTTTCACGATTGACCGTACCGGATCTATGTCCGAATTCGGTAATACTGGCGATATTAAAAACAAGATGTATTATGTCAAGGAAACATTCAAGCAGATCGTACACTATATTTCACGTAAGGATGCCGAAATTTATATCAAAGTTATCATCTTCAACACCGAGGTCGAAACACTTATCAATACAGTAAAGGTAACTTCGGAAAACTGTGACGAGATCGTGCAAAAGATCATGTCGGTGGAACCCGATGGGTCTACTGCCATTGATTCGGCACTTCACGAAGCATCTACCATCCTACAAGGATACCGCGAAGATAACGACGAACATGATATGTATCATATCTTCATGACCGATGGTGAACCTACATCAGGTAACAAAAACCCAGATGATCTTTATTCCATAGTCGATCCGAACTTTTCCACCGCATTCATCGGATTCGGGAAGAATCATAACTCGAGACTTTTACGTAAAATTTCTGAGGGTCCACTCTCGAATTATCAGGTTATCGATAATATTGAACATACCGGTGTCGTTTATGGAAGTATCATGCATGAGATTTTGTTCACTTCTTTAAGAAATGTTCATGTCAAGGTGGAAAACGGTCAAATCTATGACTGGAAAACGAACACTTGGACAACCGAGATTTCAGAGCCATCGATCACGAGTGAGACAAAAAAGATTTATTACCTAAAGACCACAGATCGCGAAAAACTTGCCATCAGTTTATTCGGTGTTCCCACCGGAACTGTCGACGAAATACATCTCGAGGATGTATTCATTCTTCCCGACTTAGAGGATATGGAAACAGGTGAAATCCAACACAGTTGCAATGCGGATTTGTCCAAACATATCTATCGATTTTCTGTCCAAGAGATCTTGTTTCAATCAAGGTCTATTGATAGGAATGGAATGCGACAATTCAAGAATTCAGTGGCTCTCCTCTTTCGTAAGATGCGTCGTTTTATGCGACTGAATGATCTTCTTCTAGATGCCATGATGTGTCAGCTTTGTGACGACTTATGCATTGTTTATCGTACGGCAGGAACTCGTCATGGCCAAATGTTCAGTGTTGCCAGAGCCTCAAGTCAAGGTCGCCAGAATAGTAACACGACTACGATGAGTCAAACCATCGATGACGATGAAGACGACACTTTCGTTTCTCGGTTTCATATTCCAACGTCATTGACTCGTTTACATACCATAAATGTTACACCACTTATGAACCCACTTGACGAAGAAGATGATTTTGAGTCCATCTTTTCAGAAACGGATGGTGAATTCGAACGTAATGACTATATTGAAAATCATATACCGAGTGAAAATCCGATTTCTTGTTTTGCGACGCCGACTGCGTTACATACGATCCGATCGCTAACTGCCACGCAATACTAAATTAGGGGGAACATTAAAAAGATCCTTCCATAATATAAATTCTTTTATAAAATTTTGCAACAAAAAGGAGGGGTTTTAGGGCATAAGCTTCGCGGATCTGGAATTCGCTACGCGAATTCTGATGACCTTGGTTCCCTTACTTGCAGTATCCAGTATTATATTTCAAATATAAAAAATAAAATGGTCCAGTAAAAAAAGCGAGAACTACACCAAATATTTTTTCTAAAACCGTTCCACTACGGCTAAAACAGATAAACGAATAAATAAAAGCGACCAAACCGAAAAATCCCCAGATTAACATGAAGATAAAGAGAGTCATACCAGCTGCGGATTCACCCGCAGTTAAACCATTATTTACTCGAGCGGGATTTGTAGAAGGAGACAACATTTTTTCTCGTATATACGTTAATACGAGAAAAAATAAAATTGATGTTTCAAGCATTATGATATAAGTTTCAAAATAAAAAATGATCGTCGATCTTTCAGGACCACAAGGAAATGCCTACGCACTAATGGGTGTTGCGAGATCCATTGGGAGAGAGTTGAATCGACCGTATAATGAAATCAAGGATGTCGAAACAAAAATGATGTCCGGTGACTATGATAATTTGGTGAAAGTTTTGTTTCTCGAATATGGGAATTTTATTCAATTTGTTAAGGACGGAAGGAGGGTTGTATACATCCGTACTAAGGGGAAACCCAGGTTTTAAGGGAACCAAGGTTTTAAGGGAAACCCATGGTTTCCCCTAAGACCCCTTCCTTTTACTCTTTTCTGATTAGGAGGGATCAAAAGGCGTAAGCTTCGCGGAAAACCTTGGTTTCCCCCATAAAGGAGGGATCTAAAGGGAACCTTGGTTCCCTTTAATGAGTTTCTTATACATCGTTCGATATACATTCTGTAACTTATCAAATTTCATATTAAACTTCCCATCAATATATTTCAAAGGAATATTCTCGATAACACACTTATCCTGATTCACCGTCGCTTTCATCATTTTTTCTGTCATTCGATTTCCTATCAGATCGATCCAATATGCAAACGGATTTGTATCATCTCCTCTCCAAAAATTACGATACGTTTTTACATAAAGTTTTGTGGATGAATCATTGATAGGAGTGGCAAAAGTTATCACCGTACTCACAAAATTTCCAAATTTTACTCTCGCGATCGTAGTATGTGGCAAAATAAATTCATTTTCAATCGAAAGTGTTGGTAAATCATAAATGCGTTTTACTAGAGAATCTTTCCCCGAAATATAATCATATTTCGTTTGATAATGGTAGGGATCGTTGGCCACTTGTTTTGGTGGTGACTCTTTCACGGGACTCGGTGATTCTCGATTTCCGAACGTATGAACAAAACCGATATGCATCACATCCAATGAATTTTCACTTACTACGCGGGCGTATGCATTAAAATCCGATCGAATGAAAATCACCGAATAATCCGGATCACCCGCTTCGGGTTCTATAAAAATCTCTGAACTATTGAAATCCAATCCATTCAATTTTGGAATTGTATTCAGATACAACCATCCATTCTTTTCCACAACAGAATAAGAATTCACATTATGGCATGGTGTGTTTGTAAAGTCTAAGCCGGGGATTTTTTCCAAGGTGCCATTCTTATCAAATTCATATCCATGATAAGGGCACATGATTGTGTTTTCAGGAGTAACTTTTCCTCCAGAAAGTGCGGCTCCACGATGTGGGCACCGATCATCCATCGCTATAAAATCCCCCGTTTTCGTTTTCCAGAACACATATTCTTGTTCCCACACGGTCGTTTTATAAGGTGTGTTTTTTTTTAATGATTTCGATTCACCGATAACATACCAATTCAAACGGGGGATAATGATTTGTGGTTCTTGTTCTATCGTCATTGTAACTATGGGTTTTTTGAATCTTGGAAAAATAAATGCGTTTGTTGTTATCGCAAATGCAAATAGTAAAAAAAGATTCATTATATTATTTATTGAGAATTGTTTATGTAATTTTTTATGTCCTTAAAGATTTATCGCCCTTAAATTTTGAAGGGCATAAAAAAATACAAATGTACATGAACTTTTTGTATTTTTTGCATTGTCTACTTACCACTCTTCGTCGTCATCATCATCGTAGTCAGTCCAGGCCTTCTGGACCTTCTTGGGGTCTTGCTTCCTTAAAGTGACATTGGCCGGAGGAGGATCATCCTTGATCGCCTCCTCCTCATCCGAGGACTCTTCCTCAAAGGCGGCAAATGCGTTGGTCGGAGCCACCTTGGTCTTCTCCTTCTTGGCCTCGTATTCCTCCGCCTTTTTCGAGGGAGACTTGTAAGCCTTGAACTCCTTGATTTGCTCGAGGCGTTCACATTTGCTCTGGAAGTGCCCCTTTCGGCCACACTTCGAGCAAATGTTCTCGAGCATAGTAGGGCAGCACACTCTTCCCTTGAAGTCTCTGAAATTGTGCGACTCGACGACGTTGCATGGCTTCCCATGAGCCTTGCAAACATGGCAAGAGGCGGCTATCACCTCGACCTTAACATTCTTTCCCTTGGTGTGAGTAGCACGACGTGACATTGTTGATTCACCTTTCGGTTTTGGATTGGGTAATTTTCAATAATCTTGGAAAAAACCGATCAATTTTATTAGGGGCTGGAATCAGCTTCGCTGATTCTGAAGACCAAGGTTCTTCAGAATTCACGTTGTGAATTCCAGACCTAAGACCCCATCCTTATTTTTTGTGATATTACTATTTTCGATACCTTTCTTTTAATCAAACTAATTAAAGTTTTTTTAATATAAAAATAAATAAATGACAACAAAAAATTATTCTCCTGGAATCGTCGTCGAATTCTGTGGTGGTCTCGGAAATCAATTGTTCCAAATAACTGCCGGCTATGCAGCTTCTCGCCGATTCAGCTGCCCATTTTACGTAAAAAAATCAGAACATTGGAATCACCATCAAAAATCCGTTAATTATTTTTCTTCAATTTTTCACTTCATGGGTACCCATGTAGAACCCGAAAATTATGACGCCTTTTTGGAAAAGATGTTTCCCATTAAGAAAAATTATATCCATAATTACATTCATCAATTCATGGTTTCTACGGAAGCTTATGGGTTAGATCACGTCGAAATTCCCGTCATTTTCAACCAATATTTTCAGTATTATCCTCCATTACAACCATATGAGAAGGATATTCGTGAGATCTTATCGATTGGTATAAGTCCTTATGAAAAATCTATCAAATGTGAATATCTAGAATCGGGGGTTAACTTCAATAAGTCCGCATTTTTACATGTCCGTCGTGGTGATTATTTGATGTATCCCGACAGACACCCCGTTTTGCCGGTATCCTACTATGAGACGTGTGTAAACCAATTATTGGAATTAAATCCCGACATCCAAAAAATCTTCGTTTTTTCGGATGACTTAGAATGGATAAAATCAGATGCTTTTCCTATTGGAGGTAGACCTGATGTCGAGATTGTGGAAACCGATGACGAAATATATACGTTGACTTTTATGTCAATGTGTAAAGGAGGATCGATCTGTGCGAATTCTTCATTCAGTTGGTGGGGAGCATTTTTAGGAGCATATGAATATCGAAATCCAGTCTTTGTTCCAGATACATGGATTTTGAATACACTTAAGGCGGACCTTTTTCCGAAAGAGTGGATTACATTTAGGGGGAACCCCCGGTCTTCAGAATCCAGCTTTGCTGGATTCAAGCCCCTATAACCCCCTTCCCGCCCTTCGGGTAGTTTAGTTCCTTACCGGTTTCCTTAATAACAAATAAATTCAGAAAACCCACATAATTATTCTTGGTTCCCTGTGGATACTGCTGATTACAGTAATATAAAATATAAATATAATATAATGGGACGTAATCGATCTTCTGTTCGCGTAAGACATGGAACCGGAAGAGGTAGATCCGCATATCACTCAGAATCATCTCGTTCTGTAACACGTTCTGTAACCACAACAAAACGCGAAGAAGAAGAAAGAAAAATGAATGCCGCAGAGGAAAGAGAAGAAAACAGATTACATGCAATCGAAGAAGAACATGAACACCAATCCACTCAATTCGACCTTTTAAGAGAAGCGGGTTGGTTTATTCTTGGACTGAATAAATTTGAAACTATAGAGGAAACACAGAAACACGTGGAAACCGCTTTATTAAAAGTAAAACGTATCATGTTGTTAAAACCTTTTTTAGAAAAAACACAAAACAATTTGAGTCAACTCAATAATATAGATAAAGTCTCCGATGTTCCGCTTACCAAATTATTCCCAAGGGAAAGCAATAGTAAAAGTTATAACGAATTAAAACGTTTAATTGACCCGGTAGATTTTTCCAGATTCTTTGATCATCAGGTTAAGTTAGGCATTGCTACAATAAAAAAGTTAGAAGAAAACATACCTAGAATTGAAGAATCTTGGGCTAGAAAAACCAGAATGGCTCTTATTAAAAAAACCAGAAAACAACGCAAAACAAGAACATCACGATAAAATTGATTATTAAAACACAGATGTTTTATTCTTATAAAACATCTCTTTTGAAAATGGCCGATCCTGTTTGCCAAATTTGTGATTTCACACTCAATAAAACCACTCGGCGAGATATATCCTGTCCTTATTGCCATTTTAACGCATGCAAAACTTGTTGTGAGACCTATGTCCTCAATGAATCCGTTGTCAAATGTATGAATACCGCATGTGGTCGCGAATGGACTCGACAATTCATCGTTTCCGCATTTCCCGCTATTTTCATCACCGGAAAGTTGAAAAGACATCAAGAGAATGTTCTATTTGATACAGAACGTGCTCTCCTTCCCGCCACTCAACCCATTGTGGAACGCATCATCCAGACCGAGGGTCTAAATTCAGAATACACAAGAAACCGTGAACGTATCCGTCAATTACAGATGAAAAATCGTGAAATTCAAAACAATATTTACCGATTGAACCGTGGACAAGCTCCTGCTGCCGAACGTTCCGAGTTCGTGAAGGCCTGTTCCGATGAAGGCTGTCGTGGATTCCTCAGTACACAATGGAAGTGTGGAATCTGCCAGAAATGGACATGTCCTCAATGCCATGTTGTCAAGGGGTTAGAACGCGATATAGAGCATACATGTAATCCGGATACAGTTGCGACAGTTGCTCTTTTGGCGGGAGATTCTAAACCCTGTCCTACATGTAGAGCCGTGATTTTCCGAGTATCTGGTTGTGATAATATGTTTTGTACACAATGCAATACTGGGTTCAATTGGCGAACTGGACGAATAGAGACTGTGATCCATAATCCCCACTATTTCGAATGGTTAAGGCGACAAAACGCGAATGGTGAGATTCCACGTACCCCGGGTGATGTCCCCTGTCATAATGAACTTACCCACCGGCATTATTCGGAAGTTCGTATCATTCTTACGGATCGGCATCCGACCAACCCTTATTCCAAGGAATGCGGACTTCTTTTAGAACGCGTCATTCGAAATGTTCTCCACATGCGGTATGTTATCATTCCCACTTATCAACAAGGTGCACGTCATCAACGCAATGAGAGTCTGAGAATCGCCTATATGCGAAACCAAATCACTGAAGATGCCTTCAAGACTGTTCTACAACGTGATCATAAGAAATCCCAGAAAAAGCAGGAAATTCATAATGTTCTGGATATATTGTTCAATACGGTTACAGATATTATTTTCCGATTTATTACACATTTACGAGAAGCACCCGCAAATGAGTTTAGCCCTATGATCCTACAGGAGATTAATCCGATCGTGGAATATGCGAACGAATGTTTCATTGACATTAGTAAAACATATAAATCGAAGGCGTTGAGGTTTACGACCGAGTTAAGGGAAACTTAGCGGGGAAACCAAGGTTTCCCCCGCACCCCCTTCCTTCAATCAATATCTCTCCCTTTGTTAAGAAATTGGGTTCAGCACTATCCACCGGGAACCCAGGAAAAATAAATGTATTTTTCATTAAAGAACCGCGTGAGGCAAAATGGTAAGGAATAAAAATGGTTGAAGGACGGGAGGGGGTTATAGGGGGAACCACCGGTTCCCCCTAATTGAGTTCCCCCTAACAAAATAGTTTATTTTTTATATTATATAAATAAAATGAACGACTACATTCGTGCTTATGAATACGAAAAAAACGTAAATCCACCCATGCCTCGAAATCCCATTGTACAAAAAAATATCGACGAATGTGAATACGGTATAACATTCATCGATTTTTCCGAAGTTTTTCGCTCTGAATACAAAGCAACATCACCTAATTTACTCGCGAGTTTTATTAAGATCAAACCCGGTGAATTTATTCAGACAAAAAATCAAGGCGACAATAATTCTATCAACGCGACATCGCATTTATTTTTTATAATCAAAAGTTCATGCGAACTAATATTTGATCATGATTTACTATATGGATCTCCAGGTTCTATTGTCATTAGTCCAATGTTTGATTCGATAATGATTAAGAATACAGGATCCGAAGATTTATGTATTTATTATATCAATGACAGTCCTTTAATCAATTATTTAGGAAATAGACCCGTAAAGAAACTATTTAGACCCGCTGTTTATTCAGAAGAGTTCTTAGTAACGAATCTCGATAATCTATCGAATCCCAATAATAACCGAAAGGGCATTCTCTTATCCAATAAAGACACAGAGAAAATTGGCACAAATACAATTACACCTGTATTATGGGCTCTTTATAACGAATTGCCTCCGAATACGGTTCAGCGTCCTCATAGACATAATTCTGTCGCATTAGATTTATGTATCTCATGTGAAGATAGTGAAAACATTTATACTTTGATGGGTGAGGAACTGGATGAACATGGGAACATAATTGATCCCATTAAAGTGCATTGGAAAACGGGTGAAATGTTCATTACACCGCCTGGACTATGGCATTCGCATAATAATACGGGTGAAACATATGCCTATATTTTACCGATTCAAGATGCAGGATTATTATTATATCAACGCATTTTGGGTATAAATTTAACCTAATTTTTATTTATTTTTTCGTGTTTTATTACTAAAACTTTTTTTGCTTTTTTTGCTTTTCCCTTTACTTTGAAAAAACGTGGAACCTTTCGGTAAAATGGTCTCTTTGCCAAAGTCTTCATCTCGATGTAATTGTAAATCTCTTATCATAACACCCACTTTCGGTGCCCTAATAATATATTTTCCGTTCTCGTTTATTCTTACTACCCATCTATACCGCGGCTGAATCACACCCGGTAAATTTATCAAAATAGTTTTTCCAATATATTTGTTTTTCGGCATATATATTTTTATTTATATTTTATATATGCCAAGTTCAAAATGTTCCAAAAAAGGTTGTAGTTGCTCCTATATTTATACAAGGGATAGTATACAAAAGGAGTTGAATAAATCATGGAAAAGGTATTCTACACATATGATCAAAAAGACAGGTCAACAGCCGCCAACATGGGCATTTCCCGAATATGAAAAAAATTTCAAAAAAGGTTTTATGTCGAGATGTAAAAAAGAATTAAAAATATTAAATTCCAAGAAAAACAAAACGCGGAAGAGTAAATAGTCTAATCTGATATTAGTTCACGCATCAAAGGGAAAATGGTAGAAATCTGTTCCGCACACTTTACCGCTATTTCCCTATGTTCTTTTTGTGTTCCGTTTCCCGATCTCAATTGAATATAGTGAACCCAAGATCTCAATGTCCCATTCATATACATTCTTGATTTGGTCATTCCCTCCGGTAATACCGATCTCGCCTGCTCTTTCGCGATTCCATTATCTAGAGCCCATTTATAAGCTCCCGCTGCATGCTCCGACAATAATTCCTGCACGGTTTCCCATGTCTCTTCCAGTTTCGAATCCTGAGTTTCTATACTGTTTTGCCGATTTTTCGTATCTTGAAGTCGGGCTTCCCTTTTAACGAATCCTAAATCTGCTACAGCATACCTCTGTGAAAACTCCTGAAAAGAAAAAGATCGATGTCTTAGAATCTGACGTGCGATATCCCTTGTCGTTTCAATTTCCAAACATATAGAAACCATTTCCAAGGGCGACCAGTGATTGTTCTTGATCAAGTATTTGATGAGTTTCTCGTTTGTTTCGGTATTCGATTGGTTCGCCGGGTTCGATACTCGGGCACAATACGCCACCATATCTTGTAACGATTTTTGGTGTTGTTCGCCTCTCGCTTCGCTTAGTGTTGGCTGTGAATAACTGATTAATTTTACAGACATCTTTATTACATTAAAAATATGTGTTTATTTGGTTTTTAATCGTAATAATATTTCCGTGGGTTCCCACCCTATACCTCTGGTGAAATGACAATCTTTACAATAGCAACATCATCACACTGCTCTTTCTCATAATGACCTGAATATGACAATTCTGGATCTGTTAAACTATAATACATATTCCATTCCTTTGTCCAACGATCAACCGTGCGTTGCAGAATAGCTTCGCCGGGCATGTCGACGAGATCAAGTAGATCTTGAGTTACAAACTTTTCCTCCTCTCTTTCACGCAATACCATATCGAAGAACCCGTCCGAACCCAACACGATTCGAATATCATCCGTATCTTCATAAGGAATGACCGTGCGATCTGGGCAAACGCCAGTCTTTCCATCGTGTCCAAGTGCCTGGGAAAGAGCCAGCTGTACCCCATCGTTTTTATGTACAATGTAAAACGATTTTATAACACGTATTTCTGTTTCACTCACGACCTTCATATTTTGGGAATCAATCGCGTAATGAATTCGACCGGTCGTTTCCAGTCTTTTTTTTTCTTTTGGATTCCCGTACTCATGTGTCTCCGAAATGAACTCGATTTGCCCGTTTTTGAACACAACGGCTTGTGAGTCACCCACATTGATGATCTCGACATGCGTTGGGAAAATACGTGCGAGACACATGGTCGATCCCGAACACTCTCCTCGGATGCAAAGTTTAGGCGTCGCATAGTTGATATAATGAAATAGGTTTGTAGCCGGATCGTCCATGGCCATGATTTCATTCATTTTCTCGGGTTTGATGTTCCGAATGAAACGAATAACATTGTTGGTGCCATGGCCATCGAAAACTGCCGCGTATTTCACCGGTTGTCCATCGATTTCGATTTGGCCGGAAACAGTATAATCCTGTCCCTTGGACATCTGCTCGACATGCTCTGAAATAGTGATTCTTTCCATGATTGGTGGTTCTTTAGTTACTTTTATTTGGTTTTGGAAAAGCCGATCAATTTTTTGTGCTGTAATATTATATGCCTGATACAAATAAAAAAGCATCAGTTGAAACTGTATTGAAAGAAGGATCTAATGGAAAATATCCAAAAGAAAGAATCACGACGTCTCAACATAGAGAAATACAAAAAGAAATTAAAGCAGCCGCGTCTCGTAAAAAAAGTTCGAGTGGGAGACTACCGAACGGATTTTCCGCATGGGGTGGTAAACGCAAAACCTATAAAAAATCGAGGCGTTCGCGTAGTTCCAAGAAATCCTGGTTTTCTGGATTATTTAAGTGAACAACCATCGATAATGTTCCGCATTCTTTTCGAATTCCTCTCTCAACCCCGGATGTTTTTCACATTGATCCAAAATCTTTTTCGCCAAAGGTGTCGCATCCTCCGGAACGCACCTTCTCGTCGCATTATAATAATCTACTAGAACCAACAAATGTGTACTCGAATCAATATCCGTAACATGCGATTCTATTGCTCGAACCAATGTTTTCGCACAATAGTAACACTCCTTATAATATCCATGATTCCAATAGTTATGTAAAATCATATAATAAATATAATGCATATTACGAGTAGGTTCGATGAAATTATTCCACATTTGCCCATAATCTCCATAACTCTTTTCGATATCCTCTTCGAATTCGTCCAAGAGTTCTAAAAACAACATCTCTTCCCCATGTCCATATCCTTGCTCCAACGTTTGTAAAAAAATCTCTTGCTGGCGTTTCAATACTTTTGTGCCTGATTCTTTACCACAAGTAAAAAACCCTCCACAAACGACCCATCGATATCTCTCATAATATTCGCGTTTAAAATCCGGTTCTTTGAACCGTTTATCGCATACATTTAGGACCTGAATTTTGAACTTATCCGAGATCTTGGAAAGAATTCGCGGTAAAACATTTTTGTCATAGTTTTCACAAATTCGGATCGTATCTTTTCCGAGAAATGCATCAGTCCATCCGAATTTTGTCGTATTGAAAGGATTATTTTCGATGGTTTTCAGAACGAAATCCGATTTATTACTTTGGAGAAGATGGATAGTTTCGTCGTTCCTTGGATCTCTGGAAGGCCAGAACGATTCCCGGTTTTCCCTTACTTTATCGATATACTGGAATGACCATAAGTCTTCTTTTTCTATTTCATAATATGCGGTGATTTTTGTTAATCCATGTTTTTCTCTCATTTGTTTTATGAGAGGAATAGTATCTTTATTTCCATAGATGGCTAGGTAAACCGGGATTGACAAAAGAGCTTCACATGCTCCCACGGTTTGGTCCAAAGTTCTCGCGACATGATGTGGATTATTAGAGGGGTATATTGCGGTGGCCAATGTACAATCGGGAATCATTTAGTTTTGTTTATAAAATGATTGTAGTATATTTATTTCATTTTCAAAGATGAAATAAAATTTATGTCATTATATAAATGAAGTATTCAAAATCGTTTAGGAAATGGATTTTACCTATGGTTGTTTTAATATTTTTAGTGGGTATGATATGTTATATATTTTTTATAAAAAATAGAGTGAAAGAAGGTCAAAACGACATGGACGATTTTCATAGTAAAATATCTTATGCCAGATTTGAAACTCTATCGGAATCGCAGAAAAAAAAGTTTGGACCCCCATTTGGTGCATTAAAAAATTTTATTAAAACAAATTTTGGAAACACACTATCCATCGCTGATAGATCGGGATCGGATATATATCAAGTATCCTATAATAATGAATATTTAAAATGGACATTAAAAAACGGAGTAGAATATTTTTTTAAAATAACAAACAAAACATTAACACCAATAAGCAAAAATCGATCTAATGTTTCATCAAAAAAAATAGATGACTGTATGTTAATATTAACTAAAAAAGATTTTGACTATGCTTACGAAAACGATGTTTTTGAAGGAATTGATGATGCAATACTTAAATCATATTATGATAGAGTTTTAGATATAGACCAAAAAGACGAAAATGAACAAATCTCCAATCCGATTCTTAGAGGTCTATATAATAATGAATCTTTTAGGTTGTATATATCATGTAATGACATTAACGTTAAATATGGTTTCAATGATTCTCCATTCCATAAAAATGGTTCATATTCTAGCTTAAACGATGATCATGGTGATATGGACAAAGAAAAAGCAAATAGAGACAACTTTACTACACTAAACAACTATTTGTTAAATAAAAAATTAATAACAACTGACATAAAAGATCCCTATTTTTATTTTGAAATAGTTCATGATAATTTAAATATATTATATGAAACCATTAATGCTATAATAAATATTGAAAGCACACAAAAACAATTTTCAATATGGGTAGGAACGGAAAAGATGAGGGCTATTGAATTAGGGGGACCCTCAGTCTCCAGAATCAGCGAAGCTGATTCCGTTCCCTAAAATAAATTCAGAAAACCTCATAATTATTCTGTGTTCCCGGTGGATACTGCTGAATTAATTTCAGCCATAAATTCCTCTACTTCTTTTCCGGATAAAGTCGTGTTTTCCTGTAACTTATCTATAAGACTTGATACTTTCTCGCGTTTCGATAACAATAAATTCAATGCTTCCAAATAAGCATCATCTACTAAACTCAACGCTTCCTTATCCATCTTTTCCATAGTATAGTCCGCATACCCCGAAGATGACGCCAAACTACGACCCAAAAACGGTGTCTGTCCTCCGTCCATATTCTCATTATAAAACACCTCAAGTTCATTGCCCATTCCATAATTTCCCACCATTCTACGTGCGATCGAATTCGCCTGTTTCAAATCCTGTACCGCACCCAGAGAGACCTGTTCTCGCCCATAGAACACTTGTTCCGCCGCCTTTCCTCCCAAAGCAACGACCAGCTTCTTTTTCAACAAATCCTTCGTATAAAGCCCCGACTCTACAATATCTGGATACTCATTAAACAGTGTATATCCGCCCGCTCCATTATACGTCGATTGTATGGTGACTTTTTTCAGTTGAAAATATTCACGGAAATATACCGCCAAATAAGCATGTCCAATTTCATGAATCGCTACCCTTCGTCTCGCATCTTCCGATCGCGTATCGATCTTCTTTACTATACCCACCACCAACTTTTCCAATGCGTTTTCTAGGTTTTCTTGTGTGATCATGGTTTTTCCTGCCCTCGCCGCCAAAATCGCGGCCTCGTTCAATAAATTCTTCAATTCCGCACCTGAAAATCCCGCCGTAATTTCCGCCAAGAACGAAACATCGATATCTTCGGCGACTTTCTTTGTACCCATATACTTGAGCAAAATCTCCCGTCTTGATTCACGATCGGGAAGCGGCACATTCACAATACGATCGAATCGACCAGGTCTGAGTAATGCCGCATCCAAGACATCACGACGATTCGTCGCCGCGATCACAATAATCCCATCATTCTGAGCAAAACCATCCATTTCCGCGAGAAGCTGATTCAATGTCTGTTCACGCTCATCATTCCCCATATTGATACCCGTTCCACGCTGTCGTCCAATCGAATCAATCTCGTCAATGAAAATAATCGCGGGTTTATTCTCACGTGCCGTCTTGAAAACATTTCGGATCTTCTGAGCACCGAGACCCACAAAAAGCTCGATGAATTCACTCGCCGAAACCGCCAAAAACCACGCATCGGTTTCACCGGCAATGGCCTTTGCTATCAAGGTTTTTCCTGTTCCCGGGGGGCCTTCTAATAAAATTCCTTTCGGAATCTCCGCACCGGCTTCTTGGAAAACAGTAGCATTTTTCAAGAACGAAACGATTTCCGTACATTCTTGGAATACCTCCGGACTTCCCTTCCAAGAATCCAATGTAATATTCGCCTTTTGCATATTCGCCTTATCTTCACTTTCACCTCTTCGTAAAGTATTCGAAAAGGGCATCCCCGGCCCGCCCGGTCCCCTTAGTCCTTGCTGAAATGTAAAAAATGATCTCACAATGAGAAAGAGTAAAAACGGAGGAAACAGAAAATTCAGACCATCACCTATGGCTTTTACCGTATCCACCACCGGATTTGGAGGGTTTTGTAAAAATATCGGGTGAATGTTTTGTTTTTCGGCCGTTTCAATGATTCGATCCGTCATCAAGGGATTCGAAACCGCCATACGATATGCGGGAATTTCTTCACCATCTTCATCCTTGATTTCTTGGAAATAAACATATTTTAGGTCCTCGGAAAAATAAACGGTATCGACGTTATTTTTATCGAAATTTTCATACAGATTTACGAGGGTTGCCGGCTTTGCCCGAGTTAATCCGAATTTCATTGAATTTACAAAAAGAGGAAGAACTAATAAAATGTATCTAAACATTTTTTACATACATTTATTGAGATATCTTTATTTGAATATTATCGAAAATATAAAATGGTTCACTTAGTAAGTAGAAACGTTTCATTTTTTGTTTTTTTCTGTACAAAATGTTTTCCCGTTATTCCACATTGTAAATCCTGCTTCCTTACAATATCAGCATATTGATAATTGATCTCACCAGTCACCAAATTCTTTTCGCCATATTTCATACATTTATCTTGATCACCGGATTTAAAAGGATCAAGTTTTTCTTGATTTGGCCGATAATAAACACAATCCTTACATGTAGGGAGGCTAAAATTTTTGATATATACATTTTTATCCGACTTGAACTGTAAATTTCTTTGTAATATTGATTTTGATGAGCCAAAAAAACGTTTTCCAAACATTGTTGTAAATATAATATATTTGGAACAAAATCTTTATGTCATATACAAATAAAAATTGAATATGACAATACATTTCATGTTCATTGTAACTTATATACTATGGAGTCTCGTAATTCAGACGTGAGTAAACTCAAAGAAATCGTTCAGCTCCTACATTCGGAACTAAAACTTATGCAAACCGAGATTATAGATCTAAAAAAACAATTAGGTCAACATGTTGATGAGGTATATAACGAAATAGATACTTTGGCCGAAAAGTTGACTACGGACATTCAAACCGTTCAAACTACTATTGATGGAAAGCTAGAATATGTATGTGGGCTCATTGATCAAGCAAATGATAGATAAAAATACAATTAATTTACAATATGTTTCTACCTTTTATTTTTTACAATGCATGTCCAATCAGTTGCTCTAAAACCTTATACCTCTCATTCTCCAGCTGCTTCATCATCATTTTATAAGGCGTTAACTCTCTCAATGCCTGAATTCCCAGTTCACAAAACATGTTCAACACCGTCGGATCGAATCCACTCATCATCGAACAATTCGCCTCTGTCGAAAGTGCGGGGAATCCCTCGGTCTTTCTCAGATTCCAAAATAGGATATGTGGAGGATTTAGAGGCTGACCATAGAGTCGCATGCCTGTCTCCGCGTACTTCTGCTTGATCTGTTCGAACATGGTCGCCCACTTGCATCTAGCTTCCGCCTTTTCTTTATCAGTTGGATTGTAAGAGCCATTGTTCATGTAACTAAGGTTATCATCGATCTGCATATCCGAAAAGATTGCCAGAATCATATTCTCGACGTCCACCGGTGGAATAAGGCGTTCCTCAATCACCGTCAAGATCATGTCAAGGGCTTTATAGAAGTCAGTATTGAACCCAGCGGTATTGCTCTTCTTCATAATGGCTGCAACCTTATCCGTGAAAGTTTCATTACCATCTAGATTAATCCATTGTGGCTGGGCAGAGAACGTCATAACCCGCGAACCAAGGATAGACTTCTCTGCGACACGACAACCTAGTGCGATAGCAGCACAAAGTGCATCACCCGACATGGAACCAGATGTATCCACCATAGCGATCATGGGACCGAGTCCATTCGCGTTCTTTTTGTTCCCATTATCTCGCCACTGCGAGTTGAGGATATCCGCCTGCTCCGGATTACAAACCTTACCATTCGTGTAATCTAGAAGACCAAGAGCTTGTGCACCGAACATCTCGAGCCCGACATTCTTGCCCTTGACTTCCTTTCCCTCTCTCTTCAAACTCGTCAGATAGGACCTCAAATTCTCAGCACATACCATACGATCTTGATCATCCGATCTAGGCTCGGATCCCTTCTTCTGCTGATTCAGGAACGCCTTACGCTGCTTTGCCATCGTGATTGACGTGGTCTTCGAATGATCGATCGCGGACCACTTCTTTGCCGTTTGCTTGATCTGTACTGTATCCAGATATTGGTTCAGCTTAGTACATAAAGTCCTGTACTGTGCCTTACACTTCTTTACTGCACGACGCTTGGAATCCTCCGTCTTTGCAGACCGAATATAGTCATCAAAGTAATTCGTCGCGAGTGATTCAAATAGCCAACCGAACTTATCCGAACTCTCCCTCGGAACCCACTTCCCGGCAAGCGAGATTTGTTGTCCATTCTGTAACGCCTCATCGTCCAAATTGAGTTGGAAATTGATAAGGAGAATACACGACTTGATGAGATCGTGATCCGCGGTTGCACCCTGCTTCTTGGCATAATCACAAAAGTACTTGATATCCTTCCAAGATCCATACGGAATTTGATCATTCTGATCTACACGGCCAACGTCGGCGATGGAAAACATCAAGTACAAGTGATTCGAATTGAAGACGAAGAGGAAGAGAGCAAGAGCGGCCATTCTTGGGTAAAACTTGTACCAGGTCCAGATCATCATATAGGATAGGGTATACTCCCCCTTTCCACCCTCGATATCACGGGTCTTTCCGATCATCTTATACAGGGTAGTCAAAAGTTCCTTCCTCTTTTGTTCCTTCTCTGGACTTTGCTGCTTGACCGAAAGCTGAGTTAGTAGTCCATCGAGTGTTGTTGATAATGCGGCAATGCCTTGTTCATCGGTACGAACACACTGGAAATCGAACTGGACGATCCTCTCTTGAAGATCATTGGACCAGTCGAATTCCGTATGTCCATTCTCACCCTCCCTGACCGGGGTAAAAGTATCGAGTGCTGAGATCAATGCCGCCATGTTTGCTGATTTACTTTTTTTTGTAATCGGATTTCAGAATCAATTTTCTTTTAGGGGAAACCAAGGTTTTCCGCGAAGCTTACGCCCTAAGACCCCTTCCTTTTCTTTGTTTTATTCTTGAAATGGATTAGAATAAAACTATAGGTTATTGGATTTTAATTCTTATAAAACAAGAATTAAAATAAATATGATAACTGCAAGTTTTACAAAAAATCAAGAGTTAGAGGAAGGGGGTTAGGGGGAAACCTTAGGTTTCCCTCTATCTTGAAATTATAATTTCACGAATAAACAGTAAATGACAAACAACTATATTTTAACAACTTACATCACGCATCTTTCAAAAAAGTTCTGCTGTATGAAACCTTTTTATTAGTTCTGGTTTCTGATCTTACATTATATAATGGCAATTTCTTTATATTGATTCGGTTATCTTTCCTCTCTAACAAAATATCCTCTCACATACAACCTCCCCTCCTCTCCACATTTCGATTCACATCTCCTCGCATAGTCTGCATATTCATATTCCACTTCATCCGTCAAACTATTCTCGAATTTGAACTTCTTACATCGGCTATACGCATCAAACTCTTTTTATCATAATATATACACTCCGCACAATTCGGGAAAACCTTACGAAATGGTTGTCTTCCGTATTATCGGGTCGTCAACATTCTCCACATTCGAGATAGCATATATTATATAAATGACAATACTATATTTCCTTTATTTAATTATTATTTTTGCAAATAATATAGTAATGTATAATGTTATATAAAGATGTTCATAGTCAAATCCATAATAGAAACAATATTTTCTTTTTTTGACTACGTTTTCGACTATAATAAAAATAAGAAAAAAATAGATCTGTTAAAACAGATTCTACCCTATGGCTTCGATGATTCCTTCTTGGAAACTCGAAAAAAATATATCCGAAAAAACGGTTGTGTTTTATTTACCGACGTTGTTTCCTATTGTAAAATTGCGGATACCTATTCCGACATCATTATATACATGATATTAAATGATATGTATTGTCGATTCGATAAAATTATCCAAAAATATTCGGCACTATACAAAATCGAAACTATTGGTGATGCTTATATGGCCATTGGTGATATTGAAACAGATAATGATACGTCAAAAGTACAAATGATCCAGTTCGCCCTAGAATTATTGGACGAAATCAAAAATGTTCATACCCCGTCTCATACTCTACAAATCCGCATCGGACTTCATTTTGGATCCTATGTAGTTTGTTTACTCGGTAGTCTAAAACCGAGATTATGTATTGTCGGGAAGAATGTTAATTTGGCCGCAAGATTACAGACCACTGCCGAACCGAATACCATTCAAATCAGTGAATCGTTTTACCATTCCATTTCAAACTATGATTTTCGATCCGTCTTTGAAAAGAACGACCGTGTGTTTTTGAAAAACATTGGAAACGTAGATACTTATACTTTGCGTGAGAGAACGCATAAATATTTAACGAAAACTTATTCGTTTTCTTTGAAAGAAAATTTTTTGTTAGAATAAACATGTAGGGGGAACCCCCGGTCTTCAGAATCGGCTTCGCCGATTCCAGCCCCTATAACCCCCTCCCGTCTTTCGACCATTTTTATTCCTTACTATTTTACCTGACGTGATTCTTTAATGAAAAATACATGTATTTTTCCTGGGCTCCCGGTGGATAGTACTGTAAACATGATTAATATGTAAAACTAATCATTTTTACAATCCGTACAAATTTTATTGTTTTTAGTATTATAACAAAATCTACATATATGTTTCGTACAATTTTCTGAACTGCATTTTTTCGGTTTATTTTCAGAACTTAATAATACCGCTTCAAACTGCAATAATTCATCCCAAATATCGTCGTTTTTTTGTTCCAATTCTTTATCGGTCAAAGTATCAATCATCTTGGAAACTTGATCTTCAAAAGCCCGTTTTTTATTATAATAGTCGGTTAGATCGAAGCTTTTTATAAACGCTTTTTTACAAACGCCACATACCATGTTTTATAAATATATTTACAAATAATAAATTTATTTTTATATATTTTGGGGTATATTTTTAATCAACTCACCGGATATTCTCCGACTTTGATAATATCCTGATATAGATTCTTATATTCATCACTCGATCTTTCCATTTTCGAAAGAGCCATCATTTTCTCCAAGACGGTCCCTTTATAATAAATATCCTGATTCAAGATTTCATTCAATTCTTCACTATTAAGTATATGTTTGTATAATCCATTTTTGTCTTCCAATTTCGCATATTCAATGCTATTTTTCAATGGATATAAAAACGGTTTCAAAATGGGAATCGGATAATTTGATATGAGCAAATTCATTTTATACTCCGCTTCCTGTATCAAATATTTAATACATTCATCTCTCAAAATATTATTTTGTTGGGGATAATGATGATGATACCATACCAAACTATATCCCAAATAAATATTGGATAAAATGTCGGCCATATTTCCCGATATCATTTGTTTTTGTTTTATCTTTCCACCCAATACTGCAATAAAATTAGAAAGAATACTGAATTTTGTTGTAAGTGTCTCCAACCTCGCATTTGATCCATCTCGATTCCCTACATAATTCATCGGATTCGCCAAACTTACATAATTTCCAAGAATGTTTTTCAATAAACCATTGAAATTCCGCTTGAATTCACCCACATTATTATCTTGGATCGTTTGGAAAATGGGGAAAATATAAGGATGACTTTTGTTTAGTCCCTGACCAAATATAATGAGTCCCCTCGTTAATGTATTTGATCCCTCCACCGTAATGCCCACAGGTGAAGCATTATAAAATTTCGTAAAGAAATTATTCTCTCCCGTACAGATTCCACTTCCCGAATAAATATCCATTCCATGATTCAATATAGTTCTTGCACGTTCCGTGGTTTGCTGTTTCATGATTGCGGTAATCACTGATGGTGTTGACCCACTATCCAGAATGTGATTCGTCAATTTTACAGAAGTATGGATAATCCAAGTATTCAGATACATATCTACGAATTTTTCTCTCACCGCTTCCATGTCCCCAATATTCATATTAAATTGCCGTCTACTATTTATATAATATTTTATCGCCTGAGTAGTAAATTTCGAAGAACCGTTTGCGGTTGCGGGTAAACTCACACCTCTACCCACCGCCAAACACTCCATTAACATTTTCCAACCCTCACCTACTTTTTCTTTACCCCCTATCACCTGTTCGGGATCTATGCTCACCGTTCCTTTAATTGTTCCATTGGGGAATCCCGCATTATTCGGATTATGATATGTCTCTTGTTTCAGCCCCGGTTGAGAATTCTCGATTAAAGCAAGTGTAATTCCATGTTTTCCATTTCCAAGCAAATTATTTGGATCGTTCAATTTAAAAGCGATGCCAATTAAATTTGATACGGGAGCTAAAGTTATATAACGTTTATTCAACGTAATTTTTATTTTTATTTGGTCGTCGATTTTTTCTACGATGCCTTCGTCAATTTCACCCACCGCGTCACTACCATTATTCGGACCTGTAAGTCCGAAACAAGGAATAAAATCACCCGTGGATAATTTGGGTAAAAAATAGTTTTTTTGTGACTCCGTTCCATAGTGCTGTAATAATTCGGCGGGGCCCAGAGAATTCGGAACCATGGTCGCCACACCTAGCGAAGGATTATAAGATGAAAGCTTGGATAAAAGTTGGGATTGTAATTCGATGGGCATACGATTTCCTCCATATTTCGGATCTATAATCATACTTAAAAACCCGCGTGTTCCCAATTCTTTCATGATGCTATGAATGTTTTCGCCCGGGTAAATGTTTTTATCGCCTGTAAGTTGTAACATTGACACTAAATCTTCCTGTGTTTTCTTGGATAGAGATTGTTTTTTTATCGGTGAAAAAAGATGTTTGTAATTCATTTTTCCTTCGAATATGTATCGATCTATACTTGTCCCACCCGATTTCAATGCTATAATTTCCGTCTCCGAAATCTTGGGTATGATTTTCTTTACTCGATTAAATATGTGTTTATACATATCACGAACGATATATATAATCGTAGATTATGATTTTCCTTTAATTTATTTTAGGGGGATTTTTATTTTCAATAAGATTGATTTTCTGTTTTTCCAAAGCATATTGACCACATGGACCACAATGATCTTCGTTTGACAAATCTACCTTTTGACTTGTTTTTACATCACAATATTCATTACTCCATCGACCCACAGGTTTTATCGGTTGTTTTGGGAGGAATTTTTTTATAATAGATAACAAACGTCTCATTGCAATACAATATGAGATATTTTTAAATGGTATTTAATCAATTTTATAGGGGGAACCAGATGTTCCCATCTTAGGATAATTCTATAAAAAGGGAGGGATCTTAAGGGAACCGTAGGTTCCCTTAACTAAGAGCGGAATATATATTTAAATACCGATGTCTTGAACCCATTAAAATTACTCGATGAAGCAATCGTATAACTCCCAAAATTCTCCACATAACACCATTCACCCACCGCCAATTCGGGTAACATAATTTCATCCGCAATCAAATCAATACTATCACATGTAGGACCAAAGAGTCGGCTCTTCAATAACTTACCATCACGTTCATTAAACGGTAAAATCGTAGGATTATTATGGTCAAAATAAATACATCCGAATGACCCATATACTCCATCATTCAAATAATAGACAATCGTCTCTTCGCCAGATATGTCATCAGTGATTTTCTTTTTCCCGATTACATTCAAAACTAATGTATGGGTAGACTCGGCGAAATATCGACCCGGTTCCGCGATAAATCGGATTTTTCCTGACTGTAAATCTTGTCCGAAAAACTCCTGAATGCCATCATTCACTCTCTTCGCGATGTCCTCAAATTTGACGGTGCGATCTATCCCCGGAAATCCGCCCCCAATATCGATCAATTCTATCGGAATACCGATTTTGGTTGCTGTATCCGTAGCAGTTCGACAGTCTTTGATGGCTTCATAAAAATTTTCCGCAGAACTACAACCACTCCCCACATGAAAACTGAATCCCGTTACTGCGAGCTTTAATGTGCGTGCAATCGTTAGAAGCTCCTCTACTTGACTCAATTTACATCCGAATTTCTTATTGAATTTACACAACGATTTACTATCATCTACCGCAAGACGTAAAACTAATTTTGCATAAGGGTGATACAACTTGATTTTATAAAGCTCTTCCTCACAATCAAAGGTCATTAAGTCCACGTCGTTTGCTCTCGCATAACGTATCTGGGAAGACATTTTACAAGGATTTGCGAAAACAATTCGTGTAGGATCTTTCGTGATTTCGATGATCGTTTTTATCTCGTTTTCTGATGCACAATCGAAATTCGCACCTAGAGCAGCAAGAGCCTCTAAAATGACCGGATTCGGATTACATTTCACTGCATAATAGGGATGTACGTCGGGCAAAAGCCGCATCCATGTCGAAAAAGAATTGGTCAATGCTCCCAGATCGATAATATAGAAAGCACGTTCACTTTGATTATCTTCCAAGAAGTCGTTGATGATATCATAGGTGTCGCGATCCGATCCATAGAGTTTCACTTCGTACTTTTGTAGAAGAGAATTGTCTAAAACCTTGAATTCAGGAGCTTCCATCTTGGAATATAGTATGAAAAATGTTTATATGTTGTTTCATTAGAAAATTGATTTGATTATTGTGTTATTATAACCCAATAATCAAAAACTTTTAAAAATGGCCCCAAAATATCTAAATTGCCGATCCGAATTTGGATTAGGAGACCGAGTTCAGGTTTCATATATGTCTAACAATGAATCGGTTTGGGGAACGGTTTCCTATATCGAATATGCCTTGTTGAATCGCGGCATTCCGTCTGGTCCATATACCGATCATATTTACATTTCGATGGATGATCCACAAGTATATCGAAAATGGCTTTCACGTGGTTCCCCGATTATTGTAAAACACGGTTCACAAAAATGTTTTATTCGTGAAATTTATTATGACGATGAATATCGGATTAAACAACTCAAGGTCGCAGTTGACGATGGAAAATATACTCTTTATCCGGTGGAATTTGTTATTGGACCGGATGAGATTCATTCGATGTTGATTTGGAGAGCGGGATACACCATTGCGGGGGAAACCTAGGTTCTTCCGCGAAGCTTACGCCTTCGGGTAAGATCCCTCCTTTCAAATGAAAGGGTAGAACTGTTATAGTATAGCATTAAGGGAACATTAGAGAAACAAACTGTTCTCTTTCTTAAAAAAAATATTAAGTAAGGGAGGGATCTAAAGGGAACCGTAGGTTCCCTTTAAGGTAATATGTCGTCAAAACCACCGTCATTATCAAATCCGCACCCACTTCGATCAACATCATATCGATCTGTGTTAACAAAATATTCATATACATAAAAAAATCGAACCATACATAGGCCGAATAAATACATGAAATTTCATAAGCAGCGAATGTCGAAACTTCAATAGGTTTTGATATGTCCTGAACCTGATTCGTTATCCAAGGTTGCATAATCACATGGTTTAATGTTCTTACACCACTATTCAAACAACAGAAGATCGCAATAGCACTATATTTTTCCACTGTATCAATACAAAATCCAAGAATATATAGATCTTCATTCGGACCAAACCGATAAATATGAGTTCCTATTAGTCCTTGGTTTTTTAACATGATTCCAAGGCAAACTGTTACAGAAACCATCCATAGGGCGATTCCTCGAGATGTTAAATGAGGAGCTGGAACCGGCATAAAAATATGAAGACTATATTTTTATACGATTTACAAAAACTCATATCAGGGGGGGACGCCTATTTGATAAAGAGACATTTGACTACCATTCCGTTTAAATCCTTGTTTTTGATAAAAATCACATAATTCATCTTTACAATCCAAAATGACCTTATAACAATTTTTATCAAACGATTGTTTTATCAAACTATCAATAATAGTTTTTGCGATTCCAAGAGATCGATACTTGTTATGAACAACTATATCTTCAATATGCCCCACACATTTACAAGAATGTATTATTTTCGGTTCATAAATTACCGTTCCTGATCCAATTATTTTCATATTATTTTCATCATCCGTATGATAACAAACAATAATATCCCCCATTTTATGTATTTCTTCTATTTTTCTCAAAAAAAGTTCTGTTGATATGTTCGCTGCCGTCGTTAATTGTGATAATAGTTCAATATAAGAAGTTTTTAGCTCATCATATCTATCTGAATGAAGGTTGATCAAATCTTTCAAACAACTCTTTTCAAAATGTATCATAATACTATTTTATACGCTCGTTTTTTATATATTTTTAAAATATTTAAACTCTATATATGTCGCACGGTTTAGTAATTACTATTATGGCGGCGGGTGAGGGAAAACGCATGAATTCAACATTACCCAAGGTTTTGCACATGTTCAAAGAAAAACCTATGTTGGTTCGTATTATTGAAACATCATTGTCATTAAATCCGGAAAAAATTATAGTGATCACCGGAAAACATGACATCCTAATTAAAAAAACACTAGAGCTTTACCTAAATACAAGCAAGTTAATTTTTGTGAACCAGACTGATCCAAAAGGGACGGGTGATGCAATCAAATGCTGTCTTCCTTTTTACGAACCCGGCAACAAGGTATTGATATTAAATGGAGATATGCCTCTTATTAATGAAAATTTATTAAAAAGATTTATTTCGAATGATAGTAAAGCTTCCATATTAGTCGCAAAATTCGAAAACTCAAAGGGGTATGGCCGGATTGTTTATAATGAAGTGGGTGATTTCGCAGAAATCATAGAAGAAAAAGATTGTTCCGATGAACAACGCAATATTAAAATAATTAATTCCGGAGTTTATTTTATCGATGGCGATTTATTACAACTTTTTATTCCTATGATTAAAAACAACAATTTTCAAAACGAATACTATTTAACCGATATTGTAAAACTCATAAAACAAAACACGGAGTTTTCAGTGAAAACTCATTTATTAGAAGAATCGGAAAATAAATACATCAGTGGTGTAAATACGGCTGAAGAATTGGTCCATCTTGAAAAGATTGCTTAGATGATACGGAAATTTTAATTACCTTATCATCCTTCTTGTCACATTAACTAAAAAACAGTTACAACTTTTGCCAAGTTTTTCGGAAAATCGGGATTGTGTCCTAATTCCAATGCAATATAGTAACTCAGTAATTGAATATGTACATTTGCCAAAATTCCACCAAACATGTTATTCTTTTCGATTACCAAATCTGAAGTTTCATCAAATCCGATTCGAATCACATCCGCGTTTCTAGCAAATACTTCTTGATATGTATTTTGATTTTTCAAATGATGCTCTTCATCAATATCAAAAATTACAATTGGTAGACCAGGTGTAATTAACGCAAATGTTCCATGTTTTAAAGCGGATGAACTATACCCTTCTGAGTGAATATAGGCTACTTCTTTTAATTTTAATGCACCTTCCATAGCTATTGCAGAAGTTCTCCCTTTTCCAAGTAAAAAAATACTCGAGGTCGTTTTTAATTTTGAAGCCAATGCTTTTATTTTTTGTATATTTTCTTCTTCGAATAAATTGCCAATTTGAATAGGAATTTTGCGTAAATCTAATAACATTTGTCTTCTTTTTTCCACATGATTTCCTTTATTTTGTGAAAACCATACTGCTACCATTGATAATGCTATACATTGGTTTGTAAATGATTTTGTAGAAGCCACCGAAACTTCTCTTCCAGCATTCAAATAAACCCCGCATTCAACTTCTCTTGCAATAAGTGAATCTATAACATTAACTATTCCCAAAGAAACCATATCATAATCTTTTATAATCTGAATACAATGATGCAAATCTTTTGTTTCACCCGATTGAGATAATAAAATAGCCAGAGTTTTTCCTTTTTTTGGAATATCACGGATGGTAAATTCAGCCCCATCGTATACAGAAACGGTATCAAATATATCCAATTGTTTGAATATATCCAATGACCATAAACCCGAATGATAAGATGTTCCACATCCCAATATTAATAGATGATTCGTATCTGTTAATCGACTTTTATTTTCATCTAATCCACCTAATTTTACTGTAACATTGGTATTGATTCTACCACCGTTGTTCAATACACGGGTTACAGCCGATGGCTGTTCCATAATTTCTTTAATTAACCAATGATCGTAATTCGTCGGCGAAAGTTCAATAATTTGCTTTGGTTTTTCTTTTATGGAATAACGTTGAATATTTTTATTATATTCGATCGATGTATTTGTTTTTGTAATTTCAATCAAATCATGGTTATCTATATCGATATATGATTTACAATAATTTCCAAAAGCAATATGTTCAGACGCGATCATAATAAATTCATCGTCTAGTCCTAATAACAAAGGTGATCCATTTCTAGTAATCCATAATTTATTCGGAAAATCTTTGTTAATAATAACCAATGCCCAGGTTCCCGATAATTCTTCTATTGTTTTTTTTATAGAATTTTCCATAGTTTCACCATTGTCTAAATATTTTCCTATCAATACAGCAATAACCTCCGTGTCCGTTTGAGAACGGAAAACAAAACCGTCTTTTAATAAAGATTGTTTGAGTTCACTATAATTCTCTATAATTCCATTATGCACTAAAGCTATGCGATCTTTATTATCATGATGTGGATGAGCATTTATATCTGTTTTTCCTCCATGTGTTGCCCATCTTGTATGTCCGATTGCTGTATTAATTAAATTTTCGTGCGTATGTTTTTCCACCTCGACTTCCAATATTTTTAATGCATCATTTTTATCAGTTGAGGCATATTTTATCGTGTTTAACTCTCCATTATTAATACTAGAAATTCCAACGGAATCATATCCTCTATTTTGTAATAATTTTAATCCGGATAATATATATTTTTTATAGTCGTCTATACCTAGATATCCAACGATCCCACACATAATATATATATTATCTATTTTTATTTTACATAATTATTTTTATAAATCGTAAACCATCTTCAATGTTAGACAAAACGAATAATTCACTCCATTCATCGGTAAAATTCTCCCATATGCATCATATAATCGAATGCGTAAACGTTGAATATCTACCGGGCCAAAATATTTTCTAGCTTCCGTCACTACTCGAATATCACCATTTATAGCAATATCACTTATATTTCCCGTTGTGGAAATTCTCGCCAAAGTATCGGGTGTCAAAATCGATTCATCGAAAATCGTTGTGAAATAGTTATTCGCAGTTTTTTGAAAATCGTCCACCGCTAAATAAACATATCGAAATGTATTCAAATCCATCACCGTATCCGCGGTATATTTTGCTTGTCCCGTATATTTACATTTTGTAAATCCTAGGTTCCATCCTATTTTTATTGATGTTACCGTTAAATCTTCATTTCCATCAATGTCTTTGGTGAAATCCATGGCCAATGATTTAATATTTGCGGCATAAGGACCTGTGGGTTCCAAGGTGAGTTTCCTAGATCCCGAACCATTCGAATTCACATCCAAGGTAAACTGAATATAAGAAAAAATATCATTCGGATAAAGAACATTTCCACTCGCATCTACCGGACAAATCAAATTATTCAATGTTGTCACTAAATCATCATTCGTATAATTTCCATCGGGAACAATGAAAATCTCATAAGTACTTGTATTCAATGACGGATTCACAATATCTTGGTAATTCACTCCTAAATAAAAAAAATTATTTCCATATTTTGCAGATATCGCATAAAACTCTACAGGAAATTCCAAGGCGGATAAATGCATCGAGACTACTTTATTGAATTTCGTAGGCATTTGGATCGTAAAATCCGAGCTCTGATTTTTATCCGGATTTTCACGGAATCGTGTATCAATATTCACACATTTCGTCAAAATCCTCGTTGAAAGTGGATTCATATTCCCTTGGAAAAACTCACTCGGTTGGCTATATACGAATTGTGCGTCGGGGTGAGCTTTCAACTCATCCGTCCTCGGTGGAACTTTTGCGGAAACGGGGAAGTCATATGGGTCGAGTTTTTGGTTTTTGGGTATTGTTGTTGCCGGTTTTATAGGAACAGTTAGAGCTTTTATAAGAAGCCGTTTTGCATTCGTTAAAAAAGTGATCAGGTCACTTTTGAATCGACGATCCACTTGACCACTTTGTAATAATAGCTCGCGAATCTCATATTCTTTGGTTTCGATATCACCCACCGTGAACTGTTTTTTTTTACCGAGTTGAAAAAAAGTTTTTAAATCATCCACCGAATAATTTTCAATATTTAAATCCAAATTTTCCATTTGTTCTATTCACACATAATATCTTCGTATTCTGGACACACTTCCGATATGTTCAAAGTGATGTTACTCAATGATTCGTTAGCGGGCTGGCTTAATTGAATTGTCAAATCATCATAATCAATCGCTATAATCCATGTATTCTCTGGAATACCTTGACCCTCGATCATTTTCTCAATCTCGATTCCATTTATGGATGAAACCTTCACCATATCCGAATCTTTTGTTACCGATGCACGAACTAGAGAGGTGAATCGCGATGCATTAAATCTTTCTCTTTCTTCGTCGGTGGGTGGGTAATCGAAAAGGTCTCCAATCTCATACAGTCTTCCATTTACCGACTTTCCTCCCTCCAACACAATGTATCCGTCATAGTAAATCACATAACTGTTATCCATTTTCAAGGGGAAATAATATGTTCCTGGTTCCACTGTGAGATTCTTTTCTATAATAGACTGGTTTACGGAACCCTTGTTTTCATATTCGAAAGACTGAATCGTTATTTCTAATGGGACATCAAGTATGGAACCCTGAATATCCGTAAAATACATCACTGCATTCTCATAATCCAATGGGCGAATATTAACGAGGCAATCGTCGGTCCATACCATATAAGGCGTAACTCCCGACATGAATTCGGGTGTGTTTATTAAATTGGACATTTTCCGTTTGGATCTCTTCTTTGTTTTTACGTAATTGTTTGTAAAGAAAGCAAAGATCAATTTTCTTTATGAAACTTTTTCAAAAATTAAAAACATTCGTCTTTGATTAAAAAAAAACAATAAATTACAATATTTACAAATCATGTTTATTTTTTTTATTGGTTTAGAAGATTAGCTTGGTTGGGACAATGTTTCCCTTCTTTGTAGTCTTACTCACCATATCCACTGTCTTATGTGTAACACAAAACCTCACGCCCTTGGCACCCGGATCATTGAATGATGCAGTCTTTATACATCCATCATGCTGACAGCACCTCGATGCGGGTGGCACCATTTCCTCAGTGCGGTGCTTCGAGCACTTAGTTGGACGATCACCTGGTAAACAATAGCTCGCGAACTTTTTGACACCGTTAGCATGACATGTGGTACAATGTTGTCTCGGACAAACGGGTTCTTGCTTCTCCAAAAGAACAGGTTTCTCGGGTGTCTTGAAGATCATTTCTTGATTCTCAGACATAATAAACAGCATGATGGCTGAGAGCTTATTGGGGTTACATATAATCGTCGCCTTAATCTGATCACCACCATTGATGAAGGAGGTCTCTGATAAATACATCTTGGAAAACGACATGTTTTATAAGTCAAAAGTTTCCAGACAATCCAATCCAAAAAAGCGGATCAATTTTTTAGGGACGTAAAAAAGGATTTAAAATCCTTTTCATAGATAAAGAATATGTTTGATTACATTTTGGAAACGTCGAATCACATTCTTCAAATTTTCACCGCATCCAGTTTCACCGCGTTCTTAATATGTAAAGCCTTGGGTCAGCCTTTTTTCAACCCTAAATTTTATGAGATCACCAAAATAAAAGAGGCTCTATTCAATTATTCCATTATTTATACACAGGCCGTAGCCGTGGCTTCCATCGCATATCCTTATTTAGATCAAAACAAACATTCTTTTTTTAGATCCGCGTCAAATCTCGCGGAATATTCGATATGGATAGAACTCTTGTATTATATCTATCATCGCACTCAGCATAACACATGGATATATAAATGGGTTCATGCAAAACATCATGAAAATATAACTGTTTATCCGGTAGATACGGTGCATCTTGGAATTATCGATTCCATGGGTCTCATGTTTTCTCTTGTCGCACCCATGTGGTTTGTCCAAGTCGACTTTTGTGAATATTCGACAATTGTTTACGTTTATTTAACCGGTGCATTTCTTTCACATTCGGATATAATATGGAATCACCATTCTATTCATCATAAAGAATTCAAGGTGAATTATTGTTTTTTATTCCCCATTTTTGACATGGTTTACGGAACCTATAAATGAAAAATAAAATTGACACTATACATTATGGATGACTTTATTTCATCAAAAATGAATCAATCCATTATCATATTCTATCGATATAAATGGCATATCCCATATTATTTACCAAAACCAACAAACTTATCCACCAATGCACAAACTTTTATTTATACAAATCCATACGTCAAAATTATGAAAACCCCGCCCGATATAAAAAAGAATTATAAACGACTCAGAGAAACACGAAAATCTTATGAAAAATTCGATTTCACGGACAAGGAAAATATCCCCCCTCCTCCTCCGATTATGCTAAGGAGATCATATAGTAGTAGACGATTAGCCACACTGCGGTTATGGTAATCGGCGTAAAAACCGCCGAAAGTGTTGCCTGTGCATTATTTTTCGGGATCCCCAATGATTTTTCCAAGGATCCATTTGCCATTTTTTTATAAAAGTACATAAAAAAGTGGCAAAAATCGTGAAAAAAGGTAAAATACTGAGTTTCAGCCTTGGAAAAATGAAAACAAAAGACCCCGTGAAAAAAAAAATTTGGACATTTATAAATGTCCAAAAATAAAAAGTAGGCCAAAGAATTTTCTAAAAACACACTGATTTTTAGAATGACAGCATAATGCTTTAGTTTTATATCATGTTCTAAAAAACGCCACTGCACCGATTTTTTTCGTTTGATCCTGGGCGTTTTTTTCTGTTTCCATTTTAGGAAACCATATGGAAACATTTAGGGAACAAAAAAACGCCGGAAAATTTTCTTGCGAAGTATGCAGTTTCACTTGTAACAAACAATGTGATTGGAATCGACATGCAGCCACTAAAAAACATTTAGAGCGTTTGGAAACGGGTGGTCAGCCGGTGGCAAAGCATTATCAGTGTAAAATCTGTGACAGAGTTTATCAAAACCGGACCGGTCTATGGAAACATGCACAGAAATGCGTAGAGCCCGTTGTTGTCACTAAGTCTATTGTGACAACAGATGACAATTCCAAGGTATCACCAGAGATGATTTCACGGATTGTTGTGGAAATTCATAAACAATTGGGTATCACCGATCTCTTGAAAAATAGTGAGGAAATGATGAAAAATAGTCAGGAATTAGTGAAACTGGCCAAAGAGACACCCACTACGATACATAATACTACGAATAATAATACGACGAATGCACAATTCAATGTGAACTTTTTCTTGAATGAGAAATGTAAGGATGCGATCAATTTCACCGATTTTGTGAATTCGATCACATTGAATCAAGAAGACCTAAGAAAAGTGGTTAAAAACGGATATGTAGATGGGAATAGTAAAATCATCGCGGATATGTTGGAAAAACTGGGAGTATATCGCCGACCTATCCATTGTATGGATGTGAAACGTGAAACTGTATATATCAGAGAAAATGATGAATGGGAAAAAGAACAGGCGGAACTTCCAAGAATTAAACAGTTGGCCAATGTGGTATCACATAAAGTGATACAACAGACGGGTGTATGGCATGAAGAGAATCCTGATTTTATGCAGGATCAAGAGAAAAAGGAGGAAAGTCTGAAAATCATGACACAAGTATTTGGTTCAGAATTGGCCGGAGAAGGTCAGATTCAGAAAAAGGTGATGAAGAATATTTTGCTGAATACAGAGGTGGATAAAAATCCGGAGCGTATTGTAAAAAGCAAGGGTTAATCTTTAAATGTATGATTTGTCGAATCGTAATTTTTATATCTATCGTTAAACAATTTTACGTCATTATAAATAACATAATCCTCATAATAATTACCTTCAACAGCTTGAATTTGTTCTAATATTTGGACCTTTTTTCTATATTTGATATCGATATATGTTCCCTGTTTTTTATCATATCCACCTAGATTCAACGTATCATTGAATGCTTGAACGATCGACCAGTCCCAATATTCATATTTATCTCCGTTGTTGAATTTATTAATATACCAGTCAATACAATTCTGAAGTATGGGATTTTCTTTCGTTGATATTAAAAAATTGGGGTTATAATTATATTTATCTTCATATGTACTACATATAACTAAATCGACATTTGGTTCTAAAAAACTTTCAATTCCTATAAACGGCTCAATGTCGGCATCCGCATAAACGCCTCCATTTTTATTCAAAATACAAATTCGCCAGAAATCAGCTTTAATGGGACCATCTTGTAAGTAATCAAAAATTTTAACATGAAGGTTCGAATAATTATCTTCCAAAAACTGTTTGCACAAAGAATTATCGTAAAGTTTTACATCATAATCTTTGTTTAGTTTTTTCCAGTTTTCCGAATATTTTTCGATGAATTTTAATTCTTTGTGACACATGTATAACGTTTTCGGTATTTTTGATTCAGTTTCAAAATTCTCATTCGTTTTACATAAAAAATAAAAGCAATATATAGCGACTAAAAATAATAGACAGCAAACCAATGATTTTATATTAAAATATCGAGTCAATTTCATTTATATATAACATATATATGAAAATAAATAACAAGAAAAATTATAGGTCTATCTATTGTTATTATATCAATTCTCGTTGTTATTTTTTATCAACATACTATAGATGAAACGTCTTGGAAATAGATATTGGATTATCGCTGGATTAGTATTATTTTTCATAGTGACTATTTTTATAAATGTATGGATAAGAAAAGAAGGATTTACCCAACAAGAAAAAAACTATATGGATGGTGTGGATGTGATATATTGGATCAATTTAGATCGTTCACCCGAACGTAGAGAAAATACAGAGAAGGTTTTGGCGGATCCAGTTTTCCAAGACATTCCGAAAATAAGAATTTCGGCTACAGATGGAAAAAAGCCCGATGAAATGTATAAAAAACTAGGCGACTATAATAAACAAGAGAAAATAACGGATTATGAATATGGTTGTTTGTTATCTCATTTAGACTCGATCAAAGAGTTTTCGAAATCTAGGTTCGAGACAGCGATTATTTTTGAGGATGATGTTACCCTGGAGTTCCAACCTTTTTGGAGGAAATCTATGAGAGAGGTCGCCAATGAAGCACCGAAAGACTGGGAAATCATTATGCTTTGGTATAATGTAGACACGAATGGGTTTAATAATGAGGATTATGTAAAATTCAATGGTCAGTTTTATACTTTGGCCTATTTGATCAATAAACGCGGGGCAAAACGACTCATGGAAATGTCCAATGGTCAAGGAAAATATAAACTGGTAGACGATTATCATCATAAAGCGGATTATTATTTATATAGTGTGTTGAATACATATGTCTATAAATACCCCTATTTCATTTATAAAACAGATAATGATTCGGAAATACATAAAGATCATGTCGCCATTTTCCATAATAAAAACAAAAAAAACGCGGAGACATTTTATGAGCGTGAAAAAAATATAGAACCTATGACTGGTAACACGAAGAATTCTTCAAACGTTATAGGATATATACACGTTTGTCAGAAGGAAGGATGGAAACGATCGTTTGATATATTGATGTCTGCTATTAAACAACACAGATTATATGAAAATACAAAAGAAATAAGAATCGGTGTAGTGAATGATAATGGAAAGCTTATAGATGATGAACGATTTTTAGACGATAAAATAAAAATAATACATGTAGGACCCAGCGAAGAATATGAAAGACCCACATTGTTGCACATAAAAAACTCGTCGGAAACCGATCCGAAAGAAACGGTATATTATTATTTACACACTAAAGGCCTGAAGCATTTCAACACGGACAATGAACCAGCGGTGTTAAATTGGATAAATTCAATGTTAAAATGCAATGTTGAAAAATGGGAAAATGCTATATTAAAATTAAATGATCACGAAACTTACGGTTGTAATTATAATACAAAACATTATTCTGGTAATTTTTGGTGGGCGACAAAGGATCACATAAAAAAATTGCCCGATAATATTCCCGATTATTACACTGCTCCAGAGGATTGGGTATTATCGAACAAAGAAAACGCATATTGTGAATATAATTGTCCGGACGATTATAAAGCTATGTATACTGATACAATGTATTAGATGTATGAAAAATATATGTATAATGTAAATTAATGAAAAAGAAACCTTCTTTTGCAATAATGATAATTGTTATAGTAATATCAATTATAGTTATAACATCATGTAGTTTATTTCTATCTATTAAAGAAAAAGAACCATTTGATAATTCTTTTGTAACGTTTGAATCGTGGTGGGGAGATGATAAAGATTCATCAAAATTTTACGATATGTTATTCGACATTCCTGAAATTAAAAATAAATACGACCACATTAAAATGTTTTCTGTATTTGGAGATGGTCCTTCCGTTAAAGATCCAAAAAAATTGTATGTTCAGTTTTCAGGCGAGTCTTATTTTAATGACCCGTACATATTCGATTTAAATTTTATACCCGTTAATGAAAAAAAAGGTTATACTAATACTGTAATATTCACAGCGGCAAGTCATTATTTATTAGCTTCGGGCACGGACTTGTCTGTATTCGAAAAACAAAGACCGGTTGTAAATAATAAACATTTTTGCATTTTTGCGGTAAGTAACGGATCATGTAAAGAGAGAAATGATTTTTTTACTTCATTGTCGAAATATAAAAAAGTAGACTCTTGTGGAAAGCATATGAACAACATGGGATCAAGTTGTCCCAGTCATTTAGGATCAAGTGAATATTGTAATTTTTTAAGCCAATATAAATTCATGATATGCTTCGAGAATACGTCTCAAGATAATTATTTTACCGAAAAATTAATTAACGCATATAAATGTAATACCATACCTATTTATTGGGGATGTTCAAATCTCGATGAATATATTAATATGGATGCAATATTTTATTTAAAACCAAATTTTACCGAAATTGATGTCATTTCTTTAATAGATGATATTAAAAGACACGATGAAGATGATGAGTTATATTTAAAAAAATATAACCAACCTTTATTTAAAAATGGAATTTTGCCCGAAATATTTGATATTGATAAAATACGTGAAAAAATAAAAGCTATTATTGTTTAGGTGGCTGTACATCTGTATTCCATTCTCCGACCTGGAAAACCACAGGGTTTTCAATTCCATATATCTTGACTTTGTCTTCTCTTGCGAGAATGCAAAGTTGTCCATCGATCTGATGTATAAACGGGGGTTTCATCAAATCCACCAATTTCTGTGCACTTCGTTTACTTAACATATAACAATGTAAGCCCCAGAATTCTTGCATTTTATAATAATGATCGAATTTTTCGTATTTATGGTATTTGGGGAAACGAATATCGTATCCAAATAAAATGATATCCCAGTCTTCCGGAATTTCTTTAAATACATTTTTGATATGTTTTTCATATATTTCGGGGTCCATTTTTGCATCGTCTTCTAGAACAATGCCATATGGTTTATCTCCTTCGGCGATTTTTTTATAAGCCGAGAGATGGCTCAAAAAACAACCGACCATACCCGCGGTAAAAGGGATTTCTATCGTTGGTGTGGGAGAAATATATTCTTTATATGCTTCAGGATCACCATTTATCATCTTTCCATTGATAGCATCAATTCTTACAAAAGGTTTGGTCGAAAGATCGGATTCATCATAATATTTTGAGAAATCACGAAGTCTTTCTGGGTTTTTTTCTAAATTGATAAGATAGCAATCGAAATCATCTCGGTTAATCATGTTTTCAAAACCTTCTTTGCTGCGTGAAATGTAATTAAAAAAGAATATTGCAATTATCAATAATACAACAATGATTATTGACCAAAGATTAAATTTTGTTTTTTTCATTTATGTATATGGAGAAAAACGTAAAAACATTAATGTAACCGTTTGTATATTTAAGATTCCCTTATAGGAAACCAGTAGGAACCCAGAATAATTATATGGTTTTTCTGAATTTATTTTTGTTACGGAAACTGGTAAGGAACTAAAAGGCGGGAAGGGGTTTAGGGGCTTGAATCAGCGAAGCTGATTCTGAAGACCGTGGGTTCCACCTAAAGGAAACATCAATTTCAACCAATAGTTTCCGTGTTTATTTATAATAAATGTACGATTCGCCTGTCTTGGAATTTCCATACTATCCAGATAAACGTGGAGTCGAATGTTTTCTTCAAAATAAGAACTTCCGGCATGAATAAGATCCGGTCGAAATAGTAAAACATCCCCCGGTTGTAAACATAGACGATTTAAAAACATATCGGGATATAAAATGTCTTTCATAATGTGTTCTGGTAATGTGATTAGACGCGTGGAATTTTCCCAAACATTTAAATATGTATTTGGTTCCAAGGCAATCAAACATAATAGGGGGATTTTATTCTGATTTTCCGGATTATCCAATTTGACCATTTTTTTGGTGAATTGTTCGGTAGGAACATAATCGGTATGTGGTTGCTGTGATTTACATCCTGGAAGACTTTGTAAAACATTCCAGTCACGAAAGTTTAAATGTTGTACTGGATGAATAGAACAAATGGTTTCTTCGATTTCTTGGATCCATTTTCTAAGGACAGGATTTCTGGTATTCAATTTGTTTTGTCTACGACGGTTATCATTTGTTTTTACATTATTAAAAATAGGCCCGGATGTTTCATTCATATAGTCTCTCAATAATTCTAATATCTCTGGATTATTGGCTTCCGTGATCGCATTTCGGTAAATAACATATCCATGTAGATGTAAAATTTTGGACATACTACGTGTAGTTGTAGGCATTATAATAACTGTCATAGTTATTATAATTTTATTTAAATCCTTTTAATGGAACCGTTTGCTTCGCTAAGGTTCCCTTCGGGTAAGATCCTTCCCACCATTGAAATTCTCCTATGCAAATTGTAGTTTTCACCGGAAGAACCTAGGTTCGATTAAGTTCTATAAGATTTTGACCTCGCATTCCTCACCGTTCCTGCTCCACCGGGTGACAGAGATGCCGGTTTATAAACCACAATGGCATTATTCGAAAAAAGAGGAATTTTCATAAAACGAGATGTAGTAGGAACCGTGGTGGAATTCAAAAATCCTTGAGGATTCGTAAAATAAATATTGTAGCCGATCGTCATATAGAATTACATCAGAAAATTAAGTTCCTTGCTAATATAAAATTGAAAACAATTTAAATCCATCTCTAAGAAATATAATATTCGAAATGTGGTCCTATCTGAAAACAGTAGAAGATACTATTAATTTTGCTTATTACATTTTGCGAGCCAATGCAATAACGGCAGTGTTTTGGTCAAAAACTAAGATGAATGAATTCTTGAAGAGTCCCGCGGTACAAACGATCGCTCTTTACTCAATCATCTTTATTGGACGCATTCAAGCAAAGGCATATCTATTTGTGAAGCATCTTTATGACCAGAATGAAATAATTCGTGTTCCAACGGATTTTATCCTTTGGTCATATGAGACGATCGAGATGATGAATATTCGACATAGACAAGAGCCGACATCTTCGCGTTGGCTAAATGTTTGTTCATCAACTCGATTGAATCGCGGTGCCCATATTGGAAAGACCCCCTATAACTTTTCGGAGTCTTACAATAATATGAATGACCTTATTGATAAGGATGATATGATTCGAACATTTGAAATAGCACTCGAAACTAACGCAGAAGTAAACACAGAAAATAAGGCATATATGGATGATGACACGATAGTTATCATGAAGTGGGATGGACTGTATAAGATTGTTAGGGCCACGAACCCATTGAAGCCACAGACATATGATTTAGAGAAATCTAAAGTTCGATTCTTAAGCGTGGAGTATACAATTCCGCAGTCGACTTCCGTAGTCTCTCTCAAGATCCCTGTCGAGATGTGTATGCAAGGAAATGAGCTGTTTTCGCACGCGTTTGTGCGTAGACTCTTGGAATATCAATCAGAATCTTTCGAATTTGATTTCAATTATAGATTAAGCATAATGGATGGTGAGGTGAATGAATTTGAATTGAACAATAAACAATATATCATTTTAAGTGAAACCGGTTACGAAGTGAAGGAAATTTAGAGAATCAGCAGTATCCACCGGAAACCTAGGAAAAATTACATGTATTTTTCATTAAAGAATCATGTCAGGTAAAATGGTAAGGAATAAAATGATCACATGACGGGAGGGGGGTTTAGGGTATGGAATCAGCGAAGCTGATTCTGAAGACCGTCGGTTCCCCCTAATCTGAATCCTAAAAAATAAACCCGTATAATATATATGTCAGGATTACCTTTATTTTTACCGAAAACCATTCGACGCAAGGTCGGAAAAGTGGCAGTCAATATAACACGTCGATCTCTGAGTAAAGGAAAAGAACTTCTAAGCGATATAAAAAAATATGGTATATATCGCACAAGTAAAAATGAAATGAAAAAAATAGAAGAATCCTTTAATAAAGTGTTTTTAGAGATTAAAAAAAAGTATGATAAGGTTTATCATAATTTGATTGGGAGAGAATTCGAAGAGGTGAACAAAGATAAAAATTTAACTGAAATCAAAGATTATATTGAAAACGACGAAGAATTACAAAAAATGTTAGAAGATTTCCATAAAGAAATGTTTAACAAATTAAACGCGAATCCATTGACATTTACTTTTCTTTTAAGAATGGCAATTCAACATGAACGTACGATTTTGGAATTATTCAAAATGAATTTTAAACATTTAGATCGAGATAAACCAAGAGAAGATGGTCCCAACGACCTGGACGATTTCAATAAATCCATGAGATACAAAAACAATAGAACGTTAACCACGATGCGATTCGTATTAGATATATTATGTGATAATTACCCCTCATTCCAGGAATATAGTAGCTACGAAACAAATTATTCTATACATGATGTAGAAAATGGTAAACCAGGGTCTGAACACTATAAAACGGCATTGGATTCATTTCATAACGTGATAAGTCATGGTTTCAATATTCACTATGCGGCGGTTGATAGAGAATTTAGAAACCTACCCCCATTTCCCGAACCGAAAGATGTGAAAAGAAAACGTGGCATTACAGAAGAATTACCAAAAGTGGATGAAGAGGCGTCAACTAAATTGAAAGAAGCATCTAAAAAACGAAGGGAAGGAATTAAAAGTTATTTCGAGAAACATGCACCTCAATATTATGAACAAATGAAAAGTGAAAATATGAGCGTTGATAATCAACAAGACGAAACGCGATCCAGATCAAATTCATTGCCGAAACCCACAAAAAAACGACCGACGAAAAAAAAAACGGCACCACGTAAAGAACCTTCTCCTGAAAGGAATCCTCCAAGAGTAACTCGTCATTCTGCATTACTTCATCAATATTCAACTATGAACAGAGAACCTGGAGAAGTAAGAAGCCCTTCCACGGGTCAAAATGAATTTGGTAGAGAGGGAGATTGAAAGGTGTAAGAAAAGATATATAAAGATTTTTTCTTATTTTAATATACGGGTGCAATGGCGGCAGTTCCTTGCTCAGATTCCCCACAACGCGAACTGCTTGGTAAATGGAATTTATATTACCATTTACCACACGATAAGAATTGGGATCTTTCCAGTTATAAAATCATCATGGATAATATTAATACAGTGGAACAGTTGATCGAGATTAATGAAGGATTACCGGAAAACATTGTCAAGCACTGTATGCTTTTTGTTATGCGAAAGGGGATCACCCCAATGTGGGAGGATCCGAAGAATCGCACCGGCGGATGTTTTTCCTTCAAGGTCGCGAATAAACAAGTTCCCGCGGTATGGAAAACCCTATTTTATGCGTTGTGTGGTGAGACTTTATGTGTGGATACCAAGTTTAGTAAACTGATGAATGGTATCACAATTTCACCCAAAAAGAATTTTTGTATTGTTAAAATTTGGCTGGAGAATTGCTCACAACAAGATCCGGCGATTTTGATACAGATTCCGAATTTATCGAAACAGGGGTGTTTATTTAAGAAACACGAGCCTGAATTTTAAAGGGAACCAAGGTTCCCTTTAGATCCCTCCTTTAACATTAGGGGAACCAAGGTTCCCTTTAGATCCCTCCTTTAACATTAGGGGAACCAAGGTTCCCCTAAGACTCCTCCTTTTATGAAAGAACTCCTTATATTTTTTAATTATAACAAATATAAAGAAATGTACAATAATAGTTATATGGGAGGATTCCCATTGCACCGGATTTAGCTCAGTCGGTAGAGCATCTGACTGTAGTAGTCAAAGGGAACCAAGGTTCCCTTTAGAACCCTCCTCAAAAAGGGTTTCATGGATATCAGATTGTCACTGGTTCGATTCCAGTAATCCGGATTAAGGGAACCTAGGGTTTTCCGCGAAGCTTACGCCTTAAAATCCCTTCCTTTGAATCTAGGAATTCAAATGAAGAATCAATTAAAACAAAAAAAAAGAAAGGGAGGGATCATAAGGGAACCGTAGGTTCCCTTATTTTTTTATACATACAATATATAATGAGTTCAAGAAGTAGTGGATCAAGATCCAGTGGATCAAGATCGAGATCTAGTGGAAAAAGAAGGGGAAATGTAGGAGCGGCAAAAAGCCGCCGTAGAAAAGCCCCCGTTTCTGAAGAGGAAAGTTTCAGAAAACTAAGACAAACATGGTTGAATCGTTATTTCAAGGAGCCGGTGGATTCATTTGCCCAGTACGGTGATGCATTATTAAGCCACCATAAAATAAACGGAAAATTCGTAGAATCACATGCACGTGTTTTAAATATAGAAGAGTTAACACCAGAATGTATCAATAAAAAATACATTTTTGAGACCTGGGATTTAAGAGGAAAAAATGCAAGCCGTGTATTTGGAAGAGTATTTAGTAATTATGTTATTTTAAAGAAAATGACTTTCACACAATCACCAAGGGGAACCGAAGCTTATTTATATTTCGCAATGGATACTCCTTCAAATTTGGGAAGAGAATTGGATAATATTCCTGCAGGAGAAAAAATCATGAGAGGATTTGTTTTCCCGATTAGCCCTCTTGGATATGGTACTATGTTGTATAATGTTTAAGGGAACCTAAGGTTCTCCCTTCGGGTAAGATCCCTCCCTTTTATGAAGTTATTTTTAAGGGGAAACCAAGGTCTTCAGAATTTGCTAAGCAAATTCAAGCCCCTTAGACCCCTTCCTTTTATGAAGTTATTTTTAGGGGTAACCCCCCGGTCTTCAGAATCAGCTTCGCTGATTCCAGCCCCTATAACCCCTTCCCGCCCTCCGGACATAACAGTTCCTCACCAGTTTCCGTAACAACAAATAAATTCAGAAAAACGCATAATTATTCTGGGTTCCCGGTGGATACTGCTGGTTATTTTAAGTAAAATAATAAGGCTTACTTAAAGTTAAATTTTAAAGGTACCTTTTTCTTCGCTAAGGTTCCCTTAAGATGATTTTACTATGTGTTTCCGATCCTTTTCGAAACCGATATGTAATTTGATCCAGACTAAAATCAGAACCATAATTCGTATATTCGATCTCATATATCCCATTTAATTGAACAGATGACCGAAAATAAGTGGAACTACCATTCGTATTCGAAACGACTATAATACTCGGTTTCACCATTAATGCCGCGATGGCCTTGGAATATTTGTTAACATCTAATTTTTTCACAGTAAATCTTCGATCATAAGACAAAATATGTCTTACAATTTCAATAGGCAAATTCGATAACATTAAACAATATATTTTATTAATATAAGTAGGTAAATAAAATATGTCATCTGACCCAGAAGTAATCGGTGAAGGATCTTACGGTTGCGTACATAAACCAAGTTTAGAATGTAGTAATAAACCGAAAATGGATTATTCAAATAACGTTTCGAAAGTCTTGCATACGTACGATGCCAATAAGGAAATACGGGAATACAAAGGGATATCAAAAGCAGATAAGAACGAAGAATTTTATTTAGGAAAACCCGTATTATGTGACATCCAAGATATTCCCAGAAATACGGAAGCCATTGAAAAATGTAAGATAAGTGATTCTGTTCTACAAAATTTGGCCAATTATAAACTGATTATCATGAAAGATGGCGGTGAAAATTTGGAAACATATTCCGCAAAAGTAAGAACATGGCCCTTAAGTCCAGAAAGCACGAAAAAATGCGAACAATTTTTACTAGAAACTGTGCGTTTATTTCATGGTCTCCAAATATTCAAAGAGCATGATTTAATTCATCATGATCTCAAACCACAAAATATTGTATATAATGAAAAGGAGAATCGTATGAATTTCATTGATTTTGGAATCATGCAGTCCAAAAAAAAAGTCACGAATTTATTATTAAAAGGTCGAAGTTATGAATATTCGATTTTCCATTGGTCATTTCCTTGGGATACCTATTTTTTAAATAGGAAATCGTTTGATCAAATGCATACGTATAGTAAACAATGGCTCACATACTACTATAACAGACAGGTGGGTTATTATTCACATATAAATAACTTTTTCTATTATTCTTTGGATCCGTATTTGTCACAGTCAAATTATTCATACCAGGTAAATCATGTATTCAATGATTATGATGAGTTTATTAAGAATGAATCTTACGAATATCCACAATTTGTAGATAAATGCCTGGACTCGGTGGATACCTATGGACTAGGTATGGCTTTATTGTTTTGGCTACATCGTGCGAAACAACATTTGGACAAACCTCTTGTCATTGGATTTCAAATCATTTTGGGGAAGATGGTATCCGCAAAAGTATCGAATCGTTTATCCGCAGAGGATGCATTGGATTGGGTGGAACGATTATTTGAAACTACGGGGCTTTTACGAAGACATAAAAAAGTGATTTTGGAACACGAGGTTTTAAATGAAGGCGAACAGCCCAAACAGAAAAATCAGGTAATTGTGAAAAAGAAGGCAAAAGTGGATCGATATTTGGCGGATGCGGAGCCGGGGTCTTGTCCAGAGGGAAAAGAACGCAATCCGGAGACGGGAAGGTGTGTAAAAGCATGTCTGGAAGGAAAGAAACGCAATGCTGAATTCAAATGTGTGAAAGATAAGACGGCACCACTAACCGAATCCGCGTGTCCTGCTGGAAAAGAAAGGAATCCGAAAACGAGGCGATGTGTAGCTATATGCCCTAGGGGGAAGAAACGTGATGCCGATTTTAAATGTGTGAAAGACAAAACAGAACCAAAAACGGATTCGGCTTGCCCTACCGGAAAAGAACGGAATCCGAAGACAAGGCGATGTGTGAATAAATGTAAGAGTGGGTATGAACGAAACACGGAATTTAAATGTGCAAAAACAAGACGTAATAAAGGTAATTAGGTTCAAAAAATATGGGGAACCATAGTTTCCCATATTTTTTCTAGTTTAACTGTATACAATTATGGAAACACTCATTAAAGACATGCGAGACATTGATAAAAGAAAAATGAAAGCCTATGATGATTGGGTAAAATGTCAAAATAATAGGGATAGAGAGGGTTATCATATTGATTGTAAAAAACTCTATGATAAATTTTCCGCATTAATGCAAGAACAACAGAGTTTCGTCGAAAAATTGTACCATATAAGAAAGGACATAAGAACCGATTTCCAAGCATTTCAACAAAGAATACGTGATACACCTCAAAAAGGTCTTGCAAAACGGCCACCAAAATTCCCAAAAACCGTTATTTTAGCAGTAAACGTTCATGGATCTTATAGAATGAATAAAGAACAAGACGATTTTGTGGTTTTTGAATTACCAAAAGGAATGACATTACGTACAATTACAGCAGCCCCCCCAGGAGTTTCTTTCATGACTTGTGAAAAAGTAGACAGAGATCTAATTCAATCTGTTATAGATACAAAAGACACGTTAAATACATATGTAACCAGTTTGACCAATAATCCCGAGCAATTACAAAAAGATTTGACACGTACGGCACTATTAATTGCCGAAACATTTCGTACTCAAGACAAAACGCGAATCGAGGCTTTGGCTACTGAATATAAAAGTGATAATAAAAACAAAAAACGAAAACAAGAAGTTAGTGCGGGATTAGAACAAACTATCAAGGATTTTGCAATAAACCATTCTGATAAAACATATCAAGTACATGTTTATAAGGGTAAGGACAAAGTTCCGAAAAAAGGGTATCAGATCAAATACAAAGACATTTTACAACGCACTCATGAAAATGGGTCGGAAATAAAAATTTTAAATATGACCCATACGCCAAATTTATCGGATGAAACCTGGTTCGATATAGATAAACATATATGGGAACATCCCGAAGCGGGCGTTTTGGCGGATATTAAAATGGAAGATATCATCAAATATTTGAATAAATATGGATGTGAAAATTTAATATTATTGGATTTCAGTTGTTCCAATTTAGATCGTGAAATGGGATCAAGAGGTACCCGTGTAATACGCAAACGGCTTATGAGCACAGCAGTTAGAAATTCAGGAAAACGCACGAGGCGATCTAGGTAAGACTAGACATCTTTTTTGGTTTGATGTGATTGTTGAAATAATATGTCAATAATCCTTGTAACAATGCAAATACACACATTACTACCGCTATTTTTATCCAATCTTTTTTAGTAGGCATCTCGATCTTCGTTTCTCTATCACTAAATCTACCAATGTTATAGTGAATTAGATTCTCGAAAAGGTTGACAAATAAATAGACTAAAAATGATACAATAATAAGATGGATACTTGCACCGGAAATGATATACATTATATATTAAGCAGGGGAACAAAGTCTTCAGAATTAGTGGGAACTTCAGGTTTTCCGTGAAGCTTACGCCCCTAAACTCCCTATCCCGTCTGTTGGAGTGTTTAGTCCCTTATTAGTTTTCGTTACAAAAATTAATTAAATAGGAGGGATCATAAGGGAACCTTGGTTCCCTTATAGAGGTTCCCTTAACTAAGAAGGAGGAAGCGGAGCCAAGCATAGCTTAATCTCACCTAAAGATGCCACATCATACTTCACAATGAGCGGTAAATCATTTCCCAAATACATCTCCAAATGGCTACACAAAGGAGTACACTTAATAAAATGTGCTAGAGATTTCAACGAAAACTCACCCTGAATCACGGTCGCCGCATCCGGCTTATGAATAAACTCCATATAGCCATCCGACTCCGAACGATAAATTCGCGAACTCGCAAAAGTGCCTTCACATGAAAAGATTAAATCATTTCCTACCGATTTTATCTCAATACGATCCGAAATACCATTCAAATCACGAATGATCTTCTGAAAGTCCGCCGTGGGTAAATTGATCACTGTAGAATACTCCACATCGGGAACCACGAGCTCTTCCGTATCGGGCTCAATGAGTCGCAGCTTCTGGCTATAACATTGCTTAATATCCCCATTATCGTATTGGAGTCCCAAATGAGATACTACACCGTCATGATAATCCGAATTCTCAATATACATCGAAAGCGTATCATCATTCGACATGGTGGAAATGACCTTAAATAAGTGCAATGTATTCGCACAAACAATGATCTTATCGGGGTGACAAACATACTGTTCAAACTTATGGGCGTTCAAAATAACATTGACTAAAATAGTATGTGTCTTATCGAAATTGATGATCTTGAGGCCGTCCTTGGTATAAGTGATAGTGGCATCCGTCAAGATATCCTTGATCGCGGTAATCATATTACGAATCGGCTGAATCTGTACGGTTTTTATCGTGAGAACATTATTTTGTTCGTTCATGTGAACGGATTTTATAAAATATAAACGCAGTAGTTTTTTATATTTTATTTTATGTTTATGTTTTTGACCTTTTGTTCTTGAGGGTTTTCCTATTTCGAATAGATTTCTTATGTGTTTTACCACCCTTTTTCTCTTCACCATATAACAAAATATAATACAACATTGCTATATTTGCCCTATATTTATACCAAAAACTCGGGTCCTGCATCGTGCTTTTGTTTTCCGAGTCACGTAAGATTTTATTTTTTATATGTTCGTCGCTATAATCTATTATAATTTCACGAAGTGTTTTGAATAATTGAATTCCCGGTTTTTGATGAATATGTTTTTTTATTTTCTCCGAAAGATGCAAAATCGTGTTTCTACTTGAAAATGCGAATTTTGAGCTAAAGATTATTTCTTTCTCTTTTTCTAAATTATCGGAACCGAACCAAGAAAAAACAGAACGGCTTTTCCTTGACATATTTACCTACCTATACTATAGTCATATTTTTTGTCATTGTTTCTGTTTTCTAGTTTTCCTACCATATTTACAGTGCTGTTTTTGTGAAAATCCTTTGGGTCGCTTACAGTCAATACTACGCTTATATTTTGCGGACCATTTTCCACCTCTTTTTAAAATTGGGTTCTCCGTCGTATTTAAAAATAAACCTATATAATGAGAAATCGCCTTCATGTGTTTTATTTTAACCTCATATTCCTCGATAACTTCCGGATCAAAATAAGTCTCTTTTTTTCCGAGAGCCACAAGAACACTTTGATACGCTTTTTCATGAACTTGAACGATTCGTAATACATTAGTAAGTACGTCCTTTTGTGTTTTATTATCACTATCATTTAAATTACACATTTCAAGTAAAACAGATCTAAAATTTTGCATTGTCAATGGTTCTAATGTATCCATTTTTTTAACTAATTCTTTTACCAATAGTGGATATGTGTTTTTATCTTTGAAGTTTGTCTTGCAAATACGTATTGCTAAGTTATCTTCTACTTTTTTTTGGTTTTCCGTTTGGCGTTTCATCATTTCTTGTGTTATTTTATGAATAGTGGAAGGGGATCTGGTACCTGATCTATATTGGTTATATGATTTCCTGGATGACATGTCTTTTTATAATATAGGTATAAATTTTGCAATACCTTCCAAATAAACTAAAGCGAAACCCATGGGTAAAACCACTTTTTTTCCATATTCATTTATAAAGTCCCTACTATATTCATAGTAACGAATATCACGTAGCCAATTCAATGCCGGACTACATAAAATAATAAATCCAAGTCCTATAAAAAAACCGAAATTCCGCAATAAATCCAACGCATTTATCAAAATATTCATGTACATTGAAAAATAAGCTAAATCCCATGCGAAATCTTTTCCGTAAACAATAGGTAAGGTCCGTAAGCCATTGATTTTATCCCCGGGTTCATCGGCTATATCTAGTAAAATCTCACTGGTAAACGATCCCAAAAAAATCATATTTGTTGCAATAAGTAATAATTTTAGTCGTGGTCCGAATACAACACTAGTTGAAGTGACGAAACCACTGAATAAAATGGAAGAAGCAACTAAGGCTGCACATGCGGCGTTTTTTAGAACAAGAGCACGTTTGAAAATCGGAGTATATAAAACGGCGAAAAGACTCGATAATCGTGAGATATATTGTAGACCTTGTGGAATGAATCGAATATTTAAAGCCTCGCCGAAAAATAACAAACCTAGAACCAGGCGTTTTGCATTTATGACCGAGACTTCACCCGTGACAAGAGGTCTTTCCGGATTATTGATTCGATCAATCGGTAGATCATGGATATCATTGAGAACCATACAAGAAGCCATGACAGATTGGGTGATTAATACAGAGGAAACGAATGCGGGATTTTTGATAAGATTAAGACAAGATGGATTCATGATATAGCCACCGGCTATGTTGAGAGCGATCGTTGGAGTAATGTTTTGCGAACGGATGAGTTTATTTACACTGTTCATTTTTGAAATGAATGAATCTGGTCTGGGTAAAAAAAGTCTTTCTTGGAACAAATGGTAACCACTTAATGCAGAAACCGATTGAATTAGCGTGAATATGATAAATGAGATTCGCATATATCATAGTATTTGACCTAGTTTTTATTAGGATATGCAAAATAACTTTTAAGGGAACAATTATTTAAGGGAGGTATCTTACACCATTTTGCATTGAAAACGCTCAAATGGCAACGTTACCTTCACTCATTTACGCCCACGAAGTGGGCGTTTTAAATGAGAAAAGGTGTAAAACGGTAGGTTACTGGATTTTAATTCTTATAAAAAACAAGAATTAAAATAAATATGGTAACTGCAAGTAAGCAAATTGAAGTTTTTGCAAGAAATCAAAAAATGAAAGGAAGGGGGTTAGGGGGAAACCTACGGTTTCCCCCTATGACATCCCTCCTCTAAAATATTATGATCGACTTTTGCAGCAGGACCGCCGGTTAACGCACTTGCTAAACGTGCGACGGCCCAAGATTCGGCTGTTTGATTCGGTCGAGAACCACTCGAAAAATAAGCCCCGCGACCTTTATTCAAAATCTTTTCCAAGGCTTTTTTGGTACATCCGGATTTTCTGGCGAGTTCCGCAGTAGCACCTATTTTGTCTACACCGAATTTACGTTTTGCACGTTCTACATGACCGGAAGGTTTCGATTTGAAAGATTTTACTTTGGGTCGGGCAAAATAGATGCCGCGTTTATAGAGCCGGCGAGATTTACGTAAATAGGCTCGTTGTTTTTTGGTATCCGTTTTGGATAAAACTCTTGGAATATAACGTTTAGGGACGTGAAGAGGATCCATATTTTATTAGATATAACATATGGATATTTTTTAGGGGGAACCACCGGTCTTCAGAATCGGCGAAGCCGATTCCAGCCCCTAAAACCCCCTCCCACACTTCGTGGAGTTCAGTTCTTTACCAGTTTCCGTAATAACAAATAAATTCAGAAAAACCATATAATTATTCTGGGTTCCCGGTGGATACTGCTGATATTTTTTATGAAAGGAGGGATCTTAAGGCGTAAGCTTCGCGGAAAACCTTGGTTCCCTTAATACGTATTTCTTCCCTTCTTTCACCAAAGTGCCCAGACGTTTGATACCCTCTATTCCCTTCGCTTTCTTGAATTCCGCCAAATCATATAATTCTTTGGTCTCCTTATTGATCGCATATTTCGTCCCTTCAAATGTAACCGTCCCCATTTTCACCACTTTCTGTGCAACTTCTTTGACATCTTTTTCGGCAACATCTTTTATTAGATCGGGGTAAGATCCGAAAGCATTCGTTGACACCTTCCCGAAATCCGAGAAGCATTTGAAGTTCTCTTCCTTATGCCCCTCACTATAAAGATCACAGTCCATTGCGGTCTCTTTAACCGCAGTCAAAATTTGATAAGACACACGATCTTTACGTAATGCGTTCTCAAAAAGCATTTGATCGGTGGTAATAATGGCACCGGCTTTCAATAAAGTCCGAGTATAGCGATCATATACTGTACGGTCCTCAGAAACAGGACCCTTATTCGGAACCAATTTACTGGAATCCGCTTTTATAGCCGCACCCGTCTTTTCACCCGTGATCTGTTCCTCAGATAAAACGGACATATATAAAAACACTTCGATCGTACGAAGTTCTTCGGGTAAATCTTGATGTGAGCAAATGCGACGAGCACGACCAATAACTTGTTCAATACGGACCATATGCCAATAAGGTTCGACAATATGGACATATCGTGTATTTTTCAAGTTAATACCTTCCGCTCCCGATGCCGTAATCATGAAGATTTTGATGACTTCACCCATGAAATTATTTTCTGTTCCACCATATTCTCGGATCTGATTTAATAGACTCTCGGGAACATTCTTCCATGAACTATTATAGACATTACGGATGACCTCTTTTTCTTCCGGGGTTTCGGTTCCGGTATATAATACGAACCGGGGTTTTCTTCTATTCTCCTCATCTAGATCGACCATTTTCCATTGGCCCGTGGATCCATGTTTCTCAAGTTTGAATTCTGCGAATCCGTTGGCTTCTAATACAAGCTTCAAAATTCCGATACCTTCCAAGGTTCTAAACTGACTGTATATCAAATGAAGGCCTTTATGCTCTGGATCTTGTAGATTTTCCAAGATTCTTAAAAATTTGGGGCTATAAATTTGGAGACCGGTGGGAGATAAGACCTCGGATTGGCGTTTTTTGAGTTCTATGAGGGCATTACGTATGCGTGTTGCGAAAGTGCCTTCATCTATTGCATCAGATTCTTGTTCAGAGTCCGATGATTCACCTTCTTTGTCTTCTTCCTCTTCTTCGGGTTCTTTGTCTTCCTCTTCTTTTTGTTCAGGTTCTTTCTCTTCTTCAAGTTCTTTTTCTTCTTTGTCTTCGGGCTCTTCTTTTTCTTCTTCTACTGGTGGTTGATTTTTCTTTGTTTTGCGTATTTTAATGATAGGTTTCATGCTTGAGGCAGTCGCTTCGCTTTCGTTTACGGTCGCTTCGCTTTCGTTTACGGTCGCTTCGCTTGTCGGTTCCTTCTTTTTCGTTTTACGTATCGCAACAATTTTAACTGGCTTCTTTTCTTTTTCATCATCGGTGCCCGTTCCACCTTTCTTCAAGATCTTCTTCTTTTTCTTTTGATCGGGTTCCTCTCCAACTTCCTCCAAGTCCACCACATCTTCCTCGCCTCCATAATCCCCCGCACCCTTGGTAGGACGTCCGGGTGGTTCAGGAAAAGCAAAATTACAGCATGTTCTCGATCCAATACGATATGTCGTTGCGATCTTAAACAAATCCTCGTTCGCACCTTGTTTTTCCAGTTTCGCCTTTTTCAACTTATTGCTACGTTCTCTCTTGGATTCCTCCGCACGGATTTTCTCATAAAGACCAAATTGGTAAGCACTCATCTCGGATCGAACGATATGATAAACAGGATCATCTTCGGATGGAACAAAATTGGGTAACAATCCAGGACTGACACTATTGAAATAAGATGTGAGACCCAAGATACGACGTTGGAATACCTTTTTATTTTTCATATCTTTGGCATCCACTTCTACAAAAAGTTCCAAGAAAGATTTCGCGTCATCAGGAAGTGCCTTATTATTCGTGAGTTCAATACCAGAATCGATAACATCTAGCCCATTTTTTTCCATGATTCGTTTGACGGTTTTCACAAAATCAGAGTCCGTCATATTTCCAGTATCATCGAGTTTGACACCTTTATAGTCTTCGAATACACCACCCCCTGTGCGTAAAGCGAAAGGTCCATTGGGACCCATTCGATTACGAGCTTCTTCCGATTCTTCAGAATCTTCCGGTAAATCCTCGATTTCCAAATGTTCTATATCAACTAGTCCTGTGGCTTTTCTTGTTGTCCGGTGTTTTTTCGAGGTTTCTTTTATTTTTATATCTTTTTTTTTTGTGTTTTTTTTATAAGAGACAAATGTCTCGCCCGATTTATTGATTGACGATCCACCCCTTTTCTCCGGTTTATCGTTTTTATCTGTATTTATAAAGCCAAACGGATTTCGCGTAATGATCAAATGATCACCACTGAATTCGACATAATCATAGGTTTTTAGTCCGTCGCGTTTGAACCAGGTCATAATATTATCCCGACTCGGTCTCTCTTTCGTACCTTCGCGTAGCCGAACGGGAAATGTCCATGTTTTAATATACCCACGTAACATATTGAACAAAATACCGATCTCATTCGGGTAGTTAATAATCGGAGTACCAGATAAGAATACGATGCGGCAATCCTCCGCCTCCATCAAATATTCATATAATCGATAAGATATCGATTTTTTATCCTTGATTTTATTCACAATACGACTTACAAAATTATGTGCCTCGTCAATAATAACGACGGAATGATTGAACGGATTTTTCTTTCCACTACCGGTTAGTTCATCCAATTTTGCACGATTCAAGCCGTTATAGTTAATGTCGGTGTATTTGGATCGAATCATCATATCGATTTGTGCGTCCAATGCCTTTTGATCTGACTCGGATAAATCATTGAAATTCGGCTCCTTTGTGGCATCGGTTAACCAGGCCCCACCCAGTCTCTTTATATGGTCAGCACCGATTGACAATGCTTTTGCTAAAATGGGGATCTTATCGGGTTCTCCCTCTACGGAGACGAACTCCCAGAATTGATTTTTCTTATAAAGGGGATCACCGGCTTCCTTCATCTGGGTGAAAAAGTTCATTTTCAAAGATGCCAATGTCATCACAAAAATGCGTTTTTCCGATTTCAAGCCTTCCGCGATAGCAATCGAACTAATGGTCTTACCGGTTCCAAGACCATGATATAAAAGAAGACCACGGTAAGGTGAATAAAGATTCAAATAATCACGTACAACTTTTTGATGTACCAATAGTTTGACTTCTGAACTGGTTTTTTGACTTGAACAAGAGGATACTTTTTCTTCGGTGGTGAGTTCGCGTTTATATTCTTGGAATAATGGTCCGAGTTTTTCGATGAAGAGTTTACGATTATTCATGTAGTAAGGTGACGCCTTAAGGGAACCGACGGTTCCCTTAAGATCCCTCCCTTCAATCAAGGTGTCAATAATACTTCCTTTTGTTTTTTTTTCAGGGGGGTTTTTTTCCTCGCTCGGTTTCTTTTCCTCGGCCGGTTTTTCTTCCTTGGTTTTTTTAACCTTCTTTTCTTTTTTTATTTCACCTTTCTTTAAAACCGGTGCTTCTTTTTCTTCCGTGTCTTCTTTTCCTTCGGTTTCCTCTTCTTTTCCTTCTTCTTCTTCACCCTCTTTTTCTTTTTCTTCGGTATCTTCCTTTTCTTTCTCCTCTTTCACAGGTTCCAAAGCAGTTTCTACCAAATCTTCGGCCACTTGAGACACAGGAATCGGTTTTTTCACCGAAAAAACGTTTTTACTCTGTAAGCGTTTAAAAATGGAAGCACGATCAAAATTTTTATCTATTTTTTCGACGATTTTGACCTCATGTTTTGTTATGGTTTCCGATTCATTAATTTCTAGCGTCTCTCCAGAAGCATTTTCAGGTTCATTAATAACAACCTCTGTCGATTTTTCTAATATAATTTCTATACCCGTTTTTTGCTTCTTATTTGGCATGGGTTTTAACATTAATTCATCTAAAGATAACCTTTTTGCCATGATTCCTAGTATATAATTATACATTATATTCATTATCAAATGGATCTAACCTAGTTTACACCCTTGAAGATTTAAAATGGGACACCCAAAGGGCGTTCCACTAGGTTTTCAAATGCAACGTTACCGATAAATCAATTAAAAGGCAAACCGCCTGTGGCGGTTTGTCCCATTTTAAATGTTCATCGGTGTAAAACGATAGATTACTAGATTTTAATTCCTGTAAAAAACACGAATTAAAAGTAAATATTTTAATTGCAACCAAGCAAATGGAAGTTTTTACAAAAAGTAAAGGATGGGAAAGGAGGGGTCGCAGGGTCTGGAATCAGCTTCAATGATTCTGATGACCTACGGTTCCCTGCTAATCTATTAACATCATTCCCGATAATTCTTTCAAAAAACGTTTACTGCAAGTCTCTACCAAAAGACCATTTGCATAAATGCCGTAATTCATATAGTAATCTACATTATCTAATGCTATATGCCAAATATTAAAAACCCCTTCTTTTTCATAAGGTTCGGATCGTTCATCAATATAGGCCATTAATCTATATTTACCATCAGTTACCATTAATCGTCCGAGTGCATCCAATGTTTTATCACGTTGTTCATCGGTAATAGAATCCGATAATATTGAATGACAACCGGTAATTATTAATTCCTCCGTCAATTCCTTATATTTATCAGGTTTACAACTATATAATCGATTTTGACATCTCAAATTATTTCCTGGATTATATATTTTACTCCTTCCTATCATATTTACTGGAACATAACCATTCCTTGTTGTTTTTATTAAATCCCCTTTACGAATATCCTGTATATTTATATATATTTCCCGTTCGTTTTTATAGCATAATATTTTACTGTCGTCATTGAAACAAGGTACACTCACGGGATCTCCTGGAATTGGACCTGGTGGAAAAAGATTCGTTACGGAATAAGTTTGTACTGCATTGTTGATAGAAACCATAACGTTATTTCCATTATTATATGATGAAGAAGCCCTAACTAAACTTCCATTGAATGCTGGAAGAACCGATTTTACCGCATGTGTTTCGTAAAATATATTCAGATCTCCGTTACTACCAGCTGCAAAAATGAAATCACCTGCGTAATTTGAAGAAACCGAAGCGAAAGGGCCGGCGACATTGCCCTGTGTACTTATTTGACTCCATGAAACCCCAAGATTGCTGCTTTTGTAAATATTATTATCTGTGTTATTGAATGCAGAATATAATATACTACCGTCTACATTACTAGAAAGAACAATGGGACTTTGTGGATTATTTGGTGCATTTGGTATATTATATACATCTGTCCATGTTGCACCTCCGTCGGTTGACCTATAAATGACTTTCGCCAAATTTGTTGTCATTATTAATTTGTTTCCAGTCCCATCACATGCAATCTGATATATGTTATATGTTGTATATCCAAATGCGGATTCTATTCCGGGCAATGCCGCTCCTGGTGAAGTTGTATAATTCCAGGTTGCACCGGAATCAATAGATTTTAATAATCCTTGGCCCAGTTGTGCTCCATATACAATAGTCCCGTCTTTGCTACATGCGACTGATGTAACACCATTTACATTTGCGACTGACCAATTCACACCTGAATCTATAGATTTCATAATTCCATATCCACCATTGTCAACGCCCGCATACATTATTGATCCATTACTATTAGCCGCCAATCCTCTTATTTTTGTAAAATCAGTGCTATCAAATACGCTAAAATTTGCACTATTGATTAGTGTTATTGATGCCGACATTATAATATATACATTTATGCATTTATTATATTTTTCTTAAATTTACAACATTTCGGATTGAGATACTTATCAAAAATTCTGCAACGCTCTTAACGCTTCCTCACAAGCCGTCTGTTCCGCCTTCTTCTTAATCTTATGTACTCCCTCCCCCAAATGAATAAATACTTTCCCGTGGATCGACATATATTGATGTATATCCGAAAAGTTCTGAAACTGTTTCAAAGGTACGGAAGAAGCGGGTGAAACCATATGAATTGGTTGACCCAAGCATAAATAAACACCCATATGATATCCCGTATCCATATTATGCTCCTTCACTTCCAAATAATCCGGTGTAACCTTGAATTCCTTCTGAATACGAACCTGTAGAATATTCTTATAATTATCGTCATTCTTGATAAGACTGATCCAATCAACATGCTTCTCAAACACCGACTCTACAAAAATCTGGGCCATTTGGAACCCCGGACCACATACAAACAAGTTATCAAACCAACCGGCATCATCATGCACCGAAATCTTATTGAAATCCAGAAATAAAGCTCCCAAAAATGCCTCAAAAAGGCAGCCCAACTTCTTCAAATTCGTTCGAGTCTGCTTTTGTTCGGCATGTTTTGAAAGAACAACCCATTTATGCAGTCCCATTTCCAACGCCATCTTACCGATTGACTCGTTTTTCACTAGAGCAATTTTCTTTTCTGTCATAAATCCCTCGGCTTCTTTGGGAAACCGGCGATACAAGTAATATTTAGTAATACATTCCAAAACCCCGTCGCCCACAAATTCGAGACGCTCATTTGATTTGGTATAAAGAGGCAGACAATCATCGGGTTTAGGAACAATGATAACATTATTTTGTGTGTTCTCTAGATCTGGGCGACGTAAATAAGAACGGTTAATAAATGCACGTTTGTATAATTCGTAATTATGGATGGGTGCCTTGATACCATACTTTTCCAAAATGCCACGAATGTCACTTTCGGAAATTAACTTATTTAGGGGATTATAGGGATCGAATACATAAGTTTCGATACCTTGGGCATTCTTCTCAACACGGATATCATCATCGATCATAGATTTGTTTACGGAGTCGTTCATTTTATTTAGCAAATAAAATGAAGAACCAATGTGGATACATTATATCATCTAAGGTTTTTAAGTTTATTTTATTTATTATTTACTGCATCCAAAAAAATATTCAGTTAATGTATAATGCCTCAAGGTAATCCGTTCAAATCGACGAACCGTAATCAAATGGGTAGCAATTATTTGACTGATGGAAATCAGGGTGGCGGAGACAAAAAGGCTGGTTTAGCATGCCCTCGTGTTGGAATTACCGAGTGGGGAAAACGTTCACTTCGCTGCACAAAGGTTGCTATGGGTTATTGCTGCGGAACACAGGCGATGGCGATCACATTGAATCCTAATGTGCGTCAGTCGAGACCTATTGGTACGGTTGTTCCTGTTCCTTATTGGGATAAGAATAATACCAAATAAGGGGAACCTACGGTTCCCCTTAAACTCCTTCCTATTTAAAGCTTGATTTGTGTTCTGCCGCGATATCCTTTCTTTTAAAGGAGGGATCCAAAGGGAACCTTGGTTCCCTTTGAGGGAAACCGTAGGTTCCCTTAATAAAATTGATTCTGATATATGTTGTGTAAAACATGACAACATTTATCGTTAAATATGGATATTGAAAAGATGGATACCACTATGCAATGGGTTTTCGGAAATATTGCTCTCATTTGGATGTGTAATGCGTGTATCTTATTTTACACAGCTTATACGGAACCTATTTTAAAAATCCAGAATGAAAGAATTCAACGGCTAGAAGTACAGAATAGATCTATCTGCCAGGCCTTAGAGAAGTTGAATAATCTACTTGCGAGACCGGTTCGACGAGATGAAATTCTTGACCTCAGATATGAGATCGCTTCACTTAAGGCCGAACTTAAGAAAAATAAATCCAAGAATTTGAATAGAAGAAGAATTATTGAATCCGATGATGAAGATAGGGGGGATCATCGGTCTTCAGAATCAGCGTAGCTGATTCCAGCCCCTATGACCCCTCCCGCCCTTCGGGTATAACAGTTCCTTACCAGTTTCCTTAATAACAAATAAATTCATAAAACCCACATAATTATTCTGGGTTCCCGGTGGATACTGCTGGATGAAGACCAATAAATTGTCGTGGGTTCCCCCTATTCAGAGTTTACCATAAAAGCAAACGTACTGTGTTCTTTTATTATCCTTATCAAGAGTAGTAATCATGATGGTGCCCTCATAATAATCCAGTGTATAAGTTAGTATTGGAATCTCGGTGTGATGCCATTTGGTTTCATCAATACGAATATTCATTCCAGTCTTTTCATTCCATTCTTTCAACGGAACATGTAATAGTTCTTCATTGAACGGTAAGTCCAGTAACGTTTCTTCGCTAAAACACTTGAACGTTTTCAAGTAATCTACAATTCTATATACTGGACCAAAGTCTGGACTATAGTCTGGATATTCTTGTTCCAAAATCGAATCTTCTTCCATAATCTCAAGCATCTTTTTATACAGTTGATTATTTTGGTCTGGATGGCACCGAATAGGATATACTATATCCTTATTCTCTTCTTCTACTATTTTATTCTTTGACATTTTCTTGTAGTGTTTTCTCAGGTTAACTTTAAGTTAAAGAATATAAATTAATCAATTTTATTTACACCTTAGGGGACCGGGGGGGTTCCCCCTAGAAAGGTGTAAATCTTCAAGGAATTTAAAGGTAACTTGAGTTCCCCTTATAAACCATGTTTGGTATATTTTGTTTATCCAAAACAAGTGTAAAAATAAGAGATTCTCAAGAATTAAAGAATGATTCCAAACCCAAAACTACGTGTGGTGTATGTGGAGCAGGAAAAAGTATTATATTGCTGGAATGTAAACATAATTGTTGTATGAGATGTTTCTACAAATCAAAACTTTGTTCTCAATGTGAAAAGGAATAACTAGGCATTGATTTCAGCATTATCCACCGGGAACCCAGGAAAAATAAATGTATTTTTCATTGAAGAACCATGTCGGGCAAAATGGTAAGGAATTAAAATAATCACTTGACAGGAGGGGGTTATAGGGGCTTGAATCCAACTTTGCTGGATTCTGAAGACCACCGGTTCCCCCTAATTGATTTTACAACGTTAAGAATTTTCAATGAGAAAGGTGTAGAATCCCTCAGGATCTTCCTTATTCGAAACATAGGCATTAATAATCTGAGCGGGTGAAAAATGCCGTTCTTTGATCTTTTTCAACTTTGATTCGTTGATTTTTTTTCCATAATGAAACACGAACATTTCACGTATCGTGTTATATGAAGCTTTTTCCATTTTCAAAGTAATATCGATCCGACCAGGGCGTACTAACGCAGGATCCAATTTATCATAATGATTACTACTAATTCCCAAAATTCGACCCGGCGTTTCATTGAGTCCATCCCATAAATTCAGAATATCATCCAATGTGACCTTATCGTCATCCTCCATTTGTTTCGCCATTTTCTCGTTGGTCGTTTCATTATATTCAATGATTTGTTCTACGGGTGTCTTCTTTTTTTTAGACTCTCGTTTAGACTTACGATTCTCGATCAAAGAGCGGTCCAAGACGACATCACCCATACAGTCAATATCTTCGATAACAATGATCTTTTTGTCAAATCCGATATCATGTGCCTTATTATTTTCATTATATCGATCCTCCATAAAAAATTTATCCAAATCTGTCTTTGTCTTAATAATTTTGAACGATAAAACAATTAGATGTCGACCCGTCATATTCGCCAAACATTTGAAAAATGAGGTCTTTCCTGTGCCCGGTTCACCGGATAACCCAATTCCCAATGTGTAAGGAATACCATTTTTATAATACCAGTCCTTGTTTTCCAAGAAAAACCGGATTTTTTCTACGACCGCGGCTTTTCCGTCAAAAAAGATATTTTCGAAACGTTTGGCGGATTCAAATGGATATTCTTTCCAACAATCATATCTTGAATCTTCTGAGGTAGAATTGCAAAGACTATATATGAATTTTTTATTTTGACGCATAGCCTCGATATGCTTCAAATATTTCTGTTTTTTTTCTTCTACGAGATCTTTGATTCCTTGAACATTCGTCTTATAGGAATAAAGTGTGATGGTAATTGTATCCGTTTTCATAGACCCCGATTTTTTATCACCCTCCGATTCTTCTATATAAGAATCCAAAATGGCATATATTTCCAAGGGCTCATTATATAAAAATCTTGATCGCTGTGAAATGATATACATATCCTCTAATTTATCCGAGAACTTCTTGGATGTAATATATTCTTTGATCTCATAGATAGAACAGTTACAATCAACGCCTTCTATGATATCGAATAGCAAGGCTTTAAATGCGTCAGAAAAACATACGGAAACGACCGGACAAATTTCGTATTTTGCCACTATACAATTGTGTTTTCCTTCGAAAGTAATGGAATGTTTTCGATATATCCAAGATGCAATGAAATCGGGAATGTCATAAATAGAGAGTTTTCTGAAACGAAAAATAAAAATGTACTCATATAAATAGGTCCCTAGACCTATAAATAGTGTTGATAAAAGAGCATCGACTATCGGATTTTCGGTTCTGAAATAAGAAAATATAGACATCCTGAGAATATCTTGGAATAAATGGTGCATTTAAAGTAAATGTGACGAAAAGTTTATATTGATTTACAAAACTTCTTACACCGGTGGTTCCCCTAAATTTTATGTTTTTATAAAACAATATAACATGATCAATACATCATACCAAAATGAAGTTAATTTTGGATGAACGTGAGACCATGTTATATGAAAGATGTTTATCTGTGTCAAATCCTGCGATAATCTTGGAAAAAATTGTTCTACCCATGGGTGATGCAATCATAAAAACAAATGATGATAAAGAACTTATTATCGTGGAACGCAAATCGCTACAAGATCTTTTATCATCCATAAAAGATGGTAGATATAAAGAACAATCCTATCGGTTACAGAATTGTTGTGGGGGAATGCCACATAATGTGATGTATATCATTGAAGGAGCTTTTTCACAATTGCGAAATCCAGCCTTGGAAAAACGTATTATTTATTCGGCGATGACAAGTCTGAGTGCATTTAAGGGGTTTTCTGTGATAAGGACATCGAGTGTTCAAGAAACTGCGGATTGGTTGATAGCGTACACAGATAAAATGGGTAAAGAACTCGAAAAGGGCGAAAAGTTGTGTTTTTATAAGAGGGATAAAGATGTTTCAGTAGAAAATACTGTGATAACTGATTCATTAGTAGATCCTCAGAAATATTGTGAGGTGGTTAAACGTACAAAAAAGGAAAACCTCACCCCGGAAAATATGGGTGAGGTTATCCTATGTCAGATTCCTGGAATCAGTTCGGTTTCCGCCATTACAATCATGAAAGAATTCAAGACGATTGCAAATTTGATTACGGCCGTAGAAAAGGATCCGACATGTATGGATAAATTGGTTTGTGAATCTGGAGGCAAATCTAGAAAAATTAGTAAGGCGGTGGTACAGAACGTGAAGACATTTTTATTGCAACGTTAAATGCGTAAATATCAAATATTCAAGGGAGGGATTTAAAGGGAACCGAGGATTATCAGAACATTAGATTCAAACCAAAAGGATGGGGTTTAAAGGGAACCGAGGATTATCAGAACAATAGATTCGAACCAAAAGGGAGGGATTTAAAGGGAACCGTAGGTTCCCTTTATGCGGACTCCGGTGCGGATCTCAATGACCTCGTCCTCATATCTTTCTTCTCAGAACAATTCGTGTTCTGATCCATCACATAGTTCGGAGGTTGGTCAGGCATTAAAGAAGGAATGCTCATCACATTGGGTGCTCCACCATAAATGGGTTTTAGAACCTGGTTATCATTATATTTACCAGACATTACTTTCTGTCTTGTATATAAAACTCCACCCCAGTTAGGATCCATAGGATTATCACTCAATGAACCTTCTTTCATTGTAGAATCATGAATTCTGTCCAATTCGGTATATACCCCTTGATCTTGTCCATTTGGATCAAACCCTGGATATTGTCCTTGATTATAGGGTCCATTATCACGAGACGAATCAACGATGGGTGCCACATTAGAAACATCAACTACAGGCGACCGGTTTTCCACCGTTGTTCCAATATAAGGACCCAAGGATCCATTATAATATTGGGTCTGTAAAGGCATTTGATAAACAGGAGATGTAGATGGAGGTGTCATTGGTGGTAGAGTAGGAACTGCGAGAAGTGGGGGTAATGACGTTATGGTTTGTACGGAACTTGTTATAGGAACATTTTCGGTTGTAGTAGTCATCGTCTCTTTATATAGTATACTGGGTGGAGGAGTGGTATAGTTATAATTTTGGTAAACGGGTATCTGATTTGTTTCATTAGTTGGTGTGATGGGTAAATTCATAGCATTTTCGGTGGAAATGTTTTCTACACGAGTTAATTTACTGTTATTAGAGATAGGAGGTGTATTTGGAGGAGGTGGTATGGCCACCGCTTTTTTCAAGTATTTTTGTCCAGTTGTCGTAATATCTTCCTGTACATTTTTATTCAAACGGTCTTTGTTAAATGGACCCGGTGTATTTTTTTGTATGGTTTCATCCACATATGTACTTTCTGATCCAGGCGTTTGACTAAAAAAATCATGAACACCCTTAATTTCATCAATGGATAATTCGGGGGATGGTGTTCCGCCCCGTTGATCAAATGGTCCGGGACGTACGCGAAATACATTTTGCCCCTGTGCATTTGATTCTTCTTGTAAAAACAAGACGGGACAATAATTATCATTTGTTTCGCGTTGTACTTTTACATAATGAATATAATCGTCTAAATGGTTAAATATAACCGGATTCGTTCCCTCCTCGGGAGGCCTATGTGTATTAATTAATAGTAATAAATTTCCTTTACGAATTAAGACGTTCGGACAGTTTGATATAGATTCTTCTACGAGTTCATATTTTGTTTCAGACGATTCCGATTCAAATTTGATTAAAGGACTTGGTGTAGTAACCTCTCCTGTCACTATTTTGGAATCATATTTACCAAAAAGTGTTGTAAGTATTGATTCGGATCCATACGTACTTACTACATATATTCCTGCCAAAATGACGAGTCCAATAAATGCATATAATACGTAAAAATAAATACCGTTATCGAGTTTTGCCATTTTCTAATACAATTACTATATTATAGTATGGGAAGAAATTAAGGGAACCAAGGTTCCCTTAAGATCCCTCCTTTTTTACATTATTTACTAGACAATAAGGATTGAAGGAGGGATCTAAAGGGAACCTTGGTTCCCTTTTTTTTTCTCCGCGTAATATATATTCCATGCAACAATTACCCGAAGAGATTCTCAATACGACAGTCTCGTCGACTTTAGGTGGTGCTAAAAAAAAATCCCAAAAAAATGTATTACACGTTGGCAAAATCTATGCGGACTGGTGTGGACATTGCCAAAGTTTACAACCCGAATGGGCGAGAATGAAAAATGATATGAAATTGGCGATGGGGCGTTCATTAAAAAACGTACATGTCGAATTCGTTGAAATCGGCGATACACCGAAAAACAAGGCAAAAGGTTTAACTGTCGAAGGAATGATTACTAAATATAACGGAAAGCATTTACCCAGCTCCTTGGAAAAATTAAAGGGTGATGGATATCCCACTCTATTTAAACTTTTGAATGGTAAATTAGAATATTATACTGGAAATAGGGATGCAAAATCCATGTATACATGGTATATGAATGGTGTTACTAATCCCAAATATATTCAAACCGAAAAAATGACCGGCGGTAAACGTAGATCCAAGACTTCAAAACACTTTTTTACTCAATTTGCCGAAATGATTGTTGCTCAACCGTTACGTCTTACAAAAAATAGATTTATAACAAAAAATAAGACACGCAAACATCGTGGTTAGACGTTTTGTATAGTCTGTAGCGAAAATGCGTTATTTATGCGATCCATGATAAAAAGAAACGGTGATTTAACATTTGTATACACTTGTTCTACGAAATCAATATGGTCATTCATTTTTTTTATGTCCGTTTCCAAGATTTCCAAAATACGATCCATCTTTCGGTCGAGCTCTTTTATGTCTTTTTCTAAGATTTCCAATCGTTCGACTATATCCATTGTTATAGATATACGGTTGGTAAAATTTAAACAATATTGAACTATATAAAAATCAAAAGTAGGAAAGGGAGGGGTTGTAGGGGAACCGTAGGTTCCCTACAAGTTTTATCAAAAAATAACTCGCACTAACTGATACTATAAATGCGGCGGATCCCCAGAATCCAGCACCTAAACTTTTATAATATTGGTCCAAATCTGAACCAAATACTTTAGCTTTATAAATATACCAATCCGCCAAATAACCGATGATAGCCGTGAGAATAATAAATATTATAAATTGATACATTTGAAGGGGCACTAAAAAACCAAACACTATAGATGATAAAACCATGGTTATGAATAATGCAATGACAATAGTAAGTCCGGCGTAAATTGCCGACCCGATAATCGTTTTATTTTTGAAATAAGGTTTTAAAGATGGAACTAAATTCGTAAGGTTTAACACAATATCCGAAAAGAATCCGATCAGAAAATTTATAATTACAAACGCGAAAATAATGTGAATGCTGTTCATATATATAATCATTTGGATATTATAATCCAATTGTAACAGTGTGGCAAATCATATAAAATATAGTTCTTACCCTATTTTATATAATGTTTTTATTAAAAGTGATATTTTATGGGGTTTTTATAATGCCCCTTTATTCTTGGAAACCTTTTCATAATAAAATAAAAATAAATCCCGATAAACAAATTGTATTGGATACGTCGTGTTTACCTTTAGATAAGCAAGCGGAGTTAAACCAGGTAACCGGGTTTTTCGGTATGCTGGGACCCGATATCAAAACAACAAAGGTGAAAACTTTAATCGATATGTTTACTGGAGACGGGATAATAAACGGTGTTTTTTTTGATAAAGGAAATTTGACATATGTGAAACATTTATTAAAAACCGAAAAAATACAACACGAGATTAAATACGGCGTTTTTTCCAAGAATCCCATCCTAATGCTTATACGTATGTTGTTACATAAACATGGTTTAACCCCGAATCCTATGGGTGTTGCAAATACCGCATTCATGAAAACATCGAACCGTATCTTTGCTCTTTTTGAGCGTGACTTACCGTATGAACTCTATGTGGATTATGATAAAAATCTGGTGAGCACACTCAAAAAAATAAAGACTCCGTCAATTCAACATTTTTCGGGACATAGTCGGTTCCAAAATGATCGAGTAAAAACTCTGGCCTATAAAGTCATGGAAAAAAGAGTAGAATATAGAGAATTTGATGATGATTTTATTTTGAAGAGAGCCCTGAATTTTGAAACGGAATATATACCTATAGTTCATGATTTTATCACTACAGAATCAAATGCCTTAGTGTTTACAGACGCACCGTTTAAATTTTCTAGGTCTATGAAGAATCCGGTGATATTCGATACGAACCATACCACGATTTTTCATATTGAAAAACGTAATGTAAGATATAAAATTAAGACAAATGAAAGCTTCTTTATTTTTCACTATGGATCAGTTAAAGAAAATGTCACGACTCTTGAATTTTATGCGGCGGCGTATGAGTATATTGATTTCTCCAAGATCGATATTTCCGGTAAATATCGCCGATTCAATATATGTATAAGAACCGGAACCGTGGGAATTGATCGTAACGAAGAACTCGAACAATATAATTTGGATTTTCCAGTAAATTACGGAAAATATACCATTTTACGTAGTTTAGATATGAAAAATCGGAGAATTAATGGGTTTTTCATTTGCGATGGCTTGGAAATATGTGATCGATTTTTATTTGAAGATATGGGTTTTTGGGGAGAACCCACATTAGTAGTGACGAATTTGGGGAAAACATATTTAACGGCATTTGCTTATCACAATAAAAAAAGCTTTTTAACCATGATTCCGGTATTAGAGAACGGCACATTTGATAGAGATATTATAGAAATTCCGATTGATGCAAAGATAGGAATCGGATTTCATTCTACATTTTTACAAGAGTAAAATAGGGGGTTCCCTCTACCCTAAAATTAACTTTAAATGCAATTAATTCGATTCGCAAGTTCTTTCCAGAAATAGAGTGGAGCAAACATCTTATACCGCCCAATCACCCAATCTTCGGCTTGGGATGATACCCAGCGGTTTCCATGTTGACCAATATTCTCATGGGAGTTTGTACTCGTAATGAGTGTTACACAACCCGTATTTTTATTGATGAGAGCGGCCTTTAGCCAGATCTCCTTTTCACCGTTATTCTTGATTGTCTTCTTCTTCATGATAAGGAGTGGTGACCATGTTCCAGCCCTACCCGTTTCTGTTTCGGGAATGAGACGACTCAGATTCTTCGGACTATGATCGGCCAATTTGTATCCTTTCTTATAATCCGCGGACTCAGGAAAGTCGACGAGTCCTTGACGAAGCTCATCGATCGTGATTTCGTATTGGATTACACCGAGGTGTCCGCCGAAAGAGAACTCGTTTTCCTCGGAGGAAGCAGGCTTCAAAACAGACGTCATTTTCAAAATAAAGATGGTTATAGTTGATTTTTGTTTTTATAGAAGACAAACATCAATTTTATTTTGTGGATATAACATAACCCTGCATTTTCAATTATGTAATAATTTTATCCGTATAGTATAACTTTAATATTAAATGGGATTATTTGGATCAGGATCGGGAGATCAATTTATGGTGGATGACGATAAATTAAAACCCGGAGAAACACCGAAAGACGATATGGTTTTTCATTCCTTTACTTACATTCCTGATAAAAAAAGTATCGAAGCAAAAAAAGGTCCGGCGTGGGTGGGAACGGGTCATGAAAAACCGTTAAATAAAGGTGATAAATTCAAGGCAAAAATTACAAACATTATAGATCCTAAAAATCCGGTAATCGTTGATTTACCAACATGCGAATTTGTTCATGTAAGGTTTTATAATGCGGAAACGGGAGCCCCCGATAAAACTCATAAAGACATAGCAATTACGTTTGACATCATAGATCCACCCAATTTTTTAGCAGAGAATACTCCGTCGAAATTTTTATATAGTTCATTTGGGCTTGTTAACGGCGGAATGTTATCAAAATCGTTAAAGATTTCAGCAGTTCCTGGTAGTTTAGATGAAGAAGATGATGGAAAAACACGTGTTACCGATTTAGTAATATCTAGTGATAAAAGCATGTTTGGAGGCAAAATAGAACCTGATGTAAATTTTTTGAATTCTTTATTAGAACATCACATTGATCAAGCAGAAAAAAATAGACAAGAAAAAATAGCGAAAGGTGAAATTACAGGGGATGATGTAAACGCTTCTGGAAAAAGAGTCGCCAATGCAACTGAAAGATTGGGTGAGGAATTAGTGAAAACTGCGGATGCTTTAACTCCTAAAAAAGGCGGAAAAAAACGCAAAACCTTCCGAAAAACAACACGTAAAAAAAATAAGAGGAAAAACAAAAGACGTTATTCTAGAAGACGTTGATGTTTATATTTTATTGAATAGAATATAAACGAAATTATGATAATCTTTTTTAGGGGCTTGAATCCCCTCCCGCCCTTAGGGTAGTTTAGTTCCTTACCAGTTTCCGTAATAACAAATAAATTCAGAAAACCAACATAATTATTCTGGGTTCCCGGTGGATACTGCTTATCTTTTTGATGATGCACGTAGATAAGCATCCATAGCGTTTCGCTCTTGTTCTAAAGGTGTTTTAAACGGTTTGGGTGGTGGTCGATCTACACTGAGTCCCGCGAAAGGGTTTACGTTTTGTTGTGGTTGATTATTGGAAAGAATTTGGTTTAATGGCAAAGATCGAGGTATTGTAGATCTTAGTTGGGCACGCATTGCATTTAAGCGTTGTAATTGTGTATCATAACTAGAAGAACCCATTGGTCTCGGGTTTTGTAGTGGAACCGGGTTTTGCCTAACAAATGTATTTTGTGAAGGAGGCGGTCTTATTTTTATAGTACGCCGCGATGGTAAAGGAGTTGGCAATGGTCCTGCGGTTAAAGGTATTGCGTATCTAGTATTTGTTGGAATATTATATTTTTCAATATTTTCATTCATTGTACCGTCAGCGTTCTTGTCGAGATTCACTAGTGTGCTATACCTGTAGTTTAGATAAAGACGGTCGTTTAATTCTTTAAAAGTTGTAGTAAAACTAACATGAACATAGGGAATAAGATTGTACCAAAATTCTTGATTTTTCTTTGAAATATCAAATAAAGACACATCCTTATTCAGGTTCGGATTCTTTATGGTTTCATACTTTGCATCAACAGGAAGATCGTTATACACTTCGTTAATGCTTCCACCCTTTAAATTATTTAGACTATAATACCCTAAAACCTTAATTTTCCAGGAACTGCCATATGCCGTCGCAGCATTAAAATCAGTAAATGCAAAAACTATATATGCATACAGACCATTATAGTTTGTTCCATAAAACGTACCAGAAGCTGTGTCCTTCAATTTTAATGTTCCACCAATGACATCAATATAACAAGCCGTAGAACATAAAATGCGATTTTCCTTAAAAATATCTAATAGCCCTCTTTCTATAAAGCTATATGTAGGCTGAGGCGTGTAACATTCAGAACGACCAAAATCATTTCGTAAATCGGATTTTGTACTAGACCTTAACATATTAGTAGCTGAAGCGACAGCGAGATAGGGTACAGTAGCAGCAGCACTATATAACGCCACGTTCGCCAAACTTTTTATTGCCTTATTTGTTTGTGTTTCTGTTCCCTCTATTCCCACAGCTCTACTCAGTGCCAATTTACCCTGTGATACTGCGTAAAATGTAACGAAAGGATCAGACTTATTATCGGTTTTATTACCAGGCTTATATTCACTATTGAATCTTTTTATTCCAGTATTATAAATTTGCAAACGTCTTAACTTTTTGTTATACAATCTTACAGTACTACTGGTAGTCTTTTTAGCTTCAGTCATGCCATCGTTTATTTTTATTTTGACGTGTCCTGTATTCGGGATATCCACATTATCAAAAATAAAACCACCATTTATCATTTTTTTCCTAGAATTCCGGAGATTCTGTTTACTTCCTCTTTTTTTATTTCTTATTGTTTTTGGCATATATTATAACACGAGAAACAAAATTGATACAAAAGGGATAAACGTTTCAAGCGAATAACCAATATACACCCAAATAAAAGATGGAACAAGAAAAAAACCTTGTAAAACCCATCACCAAAAAAATAAAACGCGTCGTAAATGGGAAGTCCTTCCGTCTAATAGATTTCAACACCTATGATATGTCCGATTCGTTCTCCAAAGAAACCTCTGAATCAGGATCGAACGACGATGATAGTGTTCAACGTAGTAAATGGAAGCCTAAGGAAGCCCCTAAATTCATTATTCAGATGTTCGGCCTGAACGAAAAGGGTGAAACTTGTTGTATCTATGTCGATGATTTCAGTCCTTTCTTCTTCATTCGTGTTCCTACGTCTTGGGTAAAAAAAGACGCAACCGAATTCTTACGATTCCTCAAAGAAAAAGTCGGTAAGTTCCATGCAACATCGATCATGTCGATCGATATCCTCGATGCAAACAAACTATACGGATTCACCGCTGGAAAAACCGACAAGTTTATAAAACTCACTTTCAAGAATACATCGGCATTCAATAAGGTCAAAAATCTATGGTTTGTTTCCGAAGATGGTGATTATAAAAACCGGAAACTTGTTCCACTCGTCTATAAAGACCAGACTCTCGATCTGTATGAGAGTTTCTTACCACCACTTCTCCGTTATTTCCATCTCAACGATGTGAGTCCATCCGGATGGGTTTTTGTGAAGACGGAGTTAGCAAGGAAACCCGAAAAGAATACGACCACATGTAACTACGAATATATCTGTAAAGCCTCGGATATCAAATCGCAGCCGGAAAAGATGACTCGAGTTCCGTATAAGATCTGTAGTTTTGATATTGAGGCCAGTAGTAGTCACGGTGATTTTCCTCTTCCCAAAAAGACATACAAACGTTTGGCAACTCAACTCGTCGATGTTTTCATCAATATGTGTAGTCCACCGAATCCACCCATGGATAAAACAAGGTCCAACCTTCTTTTGAAAAAGGTGATTCTAACTGCATTCGGTCTAGATAAACTCGAGGATATCGATCTGGTCTATCCGAAGCGGATGCCCGATAAAGACAAGATTTTGAAACTCATCGATATCTTACAAAAGACACAACTCAAAAATGTCAAAATGATGAATGAGGAAGAGGATAATACACATCTCTTGGAAATCGATCGTGCATTCGAGAAGATCAAAGAGTCGGTGAACGCGGAAGGAGCCGAAGGCGAGGAACCACCATCCGAATTCGCCGTAACAGAAGAATCAAAGACGTTCGATTTCTGGAATAAGCCGAAAGCATTGACCAAATCCGATCTTTCGAATACACTGGTCGATATCCTAATCAATGAAAAAATCACTCGTGACATCAAGATTGATACGGCGAATGATTCACTCACTATGCTTTTCCCCAGATTGGAGGGTGATAAAGTGACATTCATCGGATCGACTTTCTTGCGATATGGTGAACCAGAACCTTATTTGAATCACTGTGTAGTATTGGGAACATGTGATCCGGTGGAAAATGCGGAAATCGTTTCTGTAAGTTCTGAACTCGACCTCTTATTACAATGGAAGGAACTAATTCAACGAGAGAATCCCGATATTATGATCGGTTATAACATTTTCGGATTTGATTATGAGTTCCTGTTTCGACGTGCGGAAGAGAATAATTGTGAGCGTGAGTTCCTGAAACTCTCAAGAAAGGAGGGAGAGGTCTGTGCAAAACCGGTCAAACAAGAGGGAATGTTTATGGCGGATGAAAACGAAGAAGCAGAATTAAATATCGAAAATCCCGCACCGATCAAACTCGCCACAGGTGAATATCACTTGAAATTTGTCAAGATGACCGGTCGACTCCAAATCGATATGTTTGTCTATTTCCGAAGGACGTTCAATTTGCCGTCTTATAAGCTGGATGATGTCGCCGGACAAAACATTAGTGATGATATTAAGCGAATAGAACACATTTTACGCAGGGGAACCCAGGTCATCAGAAATCCGAAGGATTTCCAGACCCCTGCGACCCCCTCCTGCCCTTCGGGTATAAAAACTCAAAATTCTAATATTGATTCTGATATGATCCCCGTCACTGAGCTCTTCACTTCCAATATCAAGGGCTTACACATCGGCGATTTCATCCATATTGAGATCAGTGGATTCACTTCCGATTATTATAAGAATGGCCATAAGTTCAAGGTCCTAGATATCGATCGTGGGCGTGACCAAATTGAAATGATTAAAGGTGAACAAAAGACCGTAAAATACAATGTTATCACCATCTCAGGACATGAGCAAATCGATATGACAAAACATATCAAATGGGGTATGGCAAAAGATGATGTGTCTCCAGCGGACATTTTCCGCCTGGCGAATGGTTCGTCGGCCGATCGTGCAATTGTTGCAAAATACTGTATTCAGGATTGTAACCTAGTTCATCATCTCATGAATAAGATCGATTTGGTAACGGGTTATATCGAGATGTCGACGATTTGTAGTGTACCTATCAATTATCTAGTTTTCCGCGGACAAAGTATCAAGCTGACGAGTTTCTTGGCGAAAAAATGCAGGGAAAAGAATACATTGATGCCTGATTTACAAAAGTCATTAGATAAGGAGGGGTATGAAGGTGCGATCGTACTTCCACCGAAATGTTCGATGTATATGGATAATCCGGTAGCATGTGTCGATTATTCATCACTATATCCTTCTTCGATGATTAGTCAGAACTTCTCACACGACAGTAAAGTGTGGGTCAAAGAATATGATTTGGCGGGAGACTTGGTAAAGGAGACTGGTGAAAAAGATGCGACGGGAAAGTTCAAATATGATAATTTACCGGGATACAAATATATCGATATTGAATTTGATAACTTCAAATGGCTCAGGGATCCGGCAAAACCGAGATCCAAAGAGGTAAAGACAAAAGTCGGAAAGTTCATCGTAAGGTGGGCACAATTACCGGAAGGCGAGAAGTCGATTCTTCCAGCAATTTTGGAACAGTTGTTAGGTGCGAGAGCGGCGACTCGAAAGAAAATCAAGACAGAGCCCGATCCTTTCATGCAAAATATTCTGGAGAAGCGTCAGATCGGTTATAAGGAAACGGCGAACTCACTTTATGGTGCTTGTGGTGCATCAGTTTCACCGTTTTATGAGAAGGATGTTGCAGCATGTACGACTGCGACTGGACGTATGATGATCATGTATGCAAAACGTATTATTGAGGAAGTTTATGGAGATTTGGAATACGACACGGAAATTCATGGACCGGTGAAATGTAAGGCAGAATATGTATACGGGGATAGTGTTGCATCTTATACTCCAGTTTATATTCGGACCAATGACCTATTCGAGATTGTAACAATCGAACAATTGGCCGAAAAACACGGTCAAAACAAGTGGGTAAAGTGTGTAGAAGAAGGAAAACAAGAGAAGGAATTTTGTGAACTCACTAATGTGGAATCATGGACTGAACAAGGTTGGACGAAGTTACATCGTGTTATTCGACATGATCTATCTTCAAATAAGAAGATGGTTCGCATTTTGACACATACTGGATTGGTGGATGTAACCGATGATCATTCACTCTTGCTACCTGATGGACAAGAAATTTCACCGAAAGAGGTTTCGATCGGCACTGAATTGTTACATCATTCGTTGCCAACTGTCACCGTTTCGTCGAATATCTATACGGTTGAACAAGCAAGAATTATGGGATTCTTCTTCGGTGATGGAAGCTGTGGTTCTTATAACTGTGCTTCCGGAAAGAAACATTCTTGGGCATTAAATAATGCATCTCTCTTACTCATCGAACAATATGTTGATCTATGCAAAAAGGCTTATCCCGAGCTTGAATGGCGTTACATGGATACATTGGAAAGTTCAGGTGTGTATAAGATTTCACCAAAATGCGAAACCTATGGTTCAATCGCAAAATTTGTAGATATGTATCGTGAAATGATGTATCAAGATAAAGCGAAGATTATCCCCTATGGAATTTTGAATGGATCTCAGGAAGTTAGGAAAGCATTTTGGGACGGAATGTATGATGCGGATGGTGATAAAGATAAAAATGGATATGTTCGAATTGATCAAAAGAATCAGATTAGTGCGTCACATATTGCTTGGTTGGCATCGAGTTTGGGTTGGAAAACGTCGATCAATACGCGATCGGATAAACTTGATATTTATCGAATTGCGATGACGACAAAAAAACAACGAAAAAATCCGAATGCTATTAAAAAAATGCATGATATCGATTACCAAGGATTTGTATATGATTTGACAACTGAAAATCATCATTTTGCAGCCGGGATTGGAAACATGATCGTCCATAACACGGACAGTGTATTCTTCACTTTTAACCTAGAAAACGCGGAAACAAAAGAAAAAATCATCGGAAAAAAGGCTTTGGAAATGACGATAGAAATCGCTCAAGATGCAGCACAACTCTGTTCAAAATATCTGAAGCCACCCATGGAACTTTCGTATGAGAAGACACTCATGCCTTTTATTCTTCTTTCGAAAAAGCGTTATGTCGGAATGCTTTATGAAACGGATGCAAATAAGGGTAAAATGAAGTTCATGGGTCTGGCGATCAAACGTAGAGATTCATGTGATTATTTGAAGGATGTGTATGGTGGGATACTGAATATCCTGATGGGAATAAATCAGAAAACACACCTCGAGGTATCCAACCGGGTTCAAGCTGCGATCGATTATCTGAATCATGCATTAGAAACCTTGATCTCGGGAAAAGTCTCGATGGATAAGTTGACGATGACTCGACAATTGAAAAGTGAATATAAGAACCCCGATCAAATTGCCCATAATGTGTTGGCGAACCGAATCGCGAAAAGAGACCCCGGAAATAAACCGAAATCGGGTGATCGTATGAAATATTTGGTTGTATGTCAAGGCGATGCCAAAGATAAACTCGGTGAACGCATTGAAACACCGGAATATACGATAGAAAAGAAGATTCCGATCGATTATCTTTATTATATTGAGAACCAACTGATGGAACCTTTGAAACAGTTATTCGGTCTTGCATTAGAACGCATCTGGGAACTACAGGGAAAAAACTCCGCTTTAAAGACATTTAAGAAAGACATCGCCGCGTTAGAAGAAGAGTTCCCGGATTTAGAAACATTTATGAAAAAGAGAGAGAAACACTGTTCCAAGAAGATCGAGGAACTTTTGTTTAAGAAATTCTTGACGAAAATTGATAATGAGAAGAAAAAGTTACAAACGATAAATACTTTCTTTGTCAAGAAATAGAGACAAAAAATATATCAATAATAATATATAATGGACGTGGGTGTGAATAATTACAAACAAGACCTCAAGACTTCCGATAAGTGGAGATTTACACTTTACACTGTTATTGTAGCCTTACTTATTTTTAATCCTTGGACATATAAACTAGTGAGTTCTTTATTGTCCGGGTTTGTTGGAACAATTGCATCCAAGGAAGGATGTCCTACATGGTTGGGACTCGGTGTTCATGCGGTTGTTTTTACATTGATCATACGATATTTGATGGATTTAAGTATTTAGATTGTAAATGCAAATAGTATAAAAAATTTATTACCATTGATGATAACGAATGGTAATAGAAATTGTGGCGAGCCCTATACATGAAGAAACCGAAATAGTGAATGCTGAAAACGTTCAAGTTATTCCGGTTTCAAATAGTGGTTTATTCAATTTATTATCAATTATTGCCGGATTTCTTATTTTTATTGCGGCATTGGGGACCTTTATGTTTTATTTGTTGATATAAAGGGAACCTACGGTTCCCTTTAAATCCCTCCCTTAATTGCTTATATTGTTAGGTATTAAAAAAGGAGGGGGTTTTAGGGGCTGGAATTAGCTTCGCTGATTCTGAAGACCTTCGGTTCCCCCTAATTAGTAGCTCCGATCCATCCAATATTTAATATATTTACGCCTTTCATCTACCGTATTATAAGCATTGAAATGCTCATCTTTTAATAATTCTTTTATGAAGGATCTGGGAACTTTGTATTGAGATTTGAATTCTGTATATAGATCAAAATATTCTTTATTTTCCGTTAAATTATCCGGGAACGTGGTTATTTCTTTCCCAAGAATCCCCGATAAAATTTTACCCCATTCATTAATGTCACAAAATCTTAATTTTATGAAAACCATGTTTTCATGTTGATACAACCCGTATTTTTTATCAAAATCGAACGCTGTGAACGTTTCAGAAATATTAAAATGACGAAATAATTCATCGATAGAATGGTAATACTCATTTTGATTTAAAAAATTTTTTTTATATGATACAATTCCCAATGATTCTTTGTTTTTATCAAATAGGCTGCATAAAATATTCAAATTATCATTACCTATATTATTTAATTTTATGTAATTTTCATGGAATTCATCGATTTTTATATTTTCTGATAATTTTTGAATCAAATAACGGATATTATCAACATTTCCCTTTTCAAAATGTATAATTATATTAAATTCAATTTCAATATATTCTTTATTAAATTTTTTAAATAAATCACTCATTGGTAAAGAATAATATTCATTATTCAACAAGCTAAAAAAACATGAAATTTTTCTTTCAATAGGGTTTCGATAAGTGTCAATAAAATATATTTTTTCATTCGTTTTTTTTCTCTGGCTTATAATGTCGTATATAGAGGCTTTTTTATTTGACATATATTCTTCATTGCTATGAAGCTTAGAGCATTTAAAATACTGTTTTATTAACGTTGAATATAATGTAGTTGATCCGCATTTTCCTCCGCAATATATAAAATGATCGGCTTTATTATCTTCGTAATATATTCTATGTTCATGAACACCATACTCTAAATAATGTTGGACCGCGTCTTTTTCATTATTAATTCCCGCTAAAATCAAATCCACATTTTTAATTAAATATATTTTCCAATCGAAATCCTCCGGTAGTTTTGTAGTTTCATCTAAATGATTTGTCATGGTTTCGTTTTCCATAAATCCTATGATTTATATTTTTCATATAAAAATAAATCATATATCCAACGAAATCGTATTACGATCCGATTTCTGCTTTCTACGATTCGACTTTTTTGGTAAATTGGGATTCTGCATGTCTTTCAATGACGAAATGCTAATCATCGAGTCGTTTTCTTCCGCTGCATTTAGTCTTGTAGGTGTCTGATTATGGATATTTACCTCGCGTGTTTTCAATCCTGATAAAAGACCATTCAGATCCATATTCTGAGGCCCACGCATCTCCTGTCTCTCAGGGGGGGGCATTTGGACATTATTTCTTTTATTCACCGACTCATAATTATTTCCAATGTCTACACCTTGTTCCTTAAACATCGTTCCACGGCCCATAGCAATGTCTGGTCGACTCATGGTGGGATTATTCGTGAAATTCATTGCCCCTGGTCTATTCGGAGGGGGCATAGATTTTGTTTCCATAGGAGCGGGAGGTGCACCGAATGACATATTGGCCTGCTCATCGGGATGCAAAATGTTATTCACAAACCCGAAACCGGGACTATTCTGATTCATACTTTGAACCGTGGCATTCGTGAACATCTTCATTAACTCGGGGCTCTGTCTTATCACATCATTGAAACCGGGAGTTGCAGTGGAAAGAGCTTTATTCGTAAAATTCACAACTGCGGCACTGAAACCCAAACGTAATAAGAGTGAAAGCTCCGGAGATAACTTTCCACCCTTATACTTCTCATGAAGCTCCAAGAAGATCTCTTCATAGCTATCGATATCCTCACTGATCTGCTCACCCCAACCATCGAGATTAAGATCGAACGGATTGAATGCGGCATTGGCGTATTCGATCGAGTTAACAAAGGTCATAAACCACCACCCCTGTAACTTGATACTATCTTTCTTCCTCTTCTCTTCCATAACGGTCTCATATTCATCCTCAATCTCTTCATAAGGGGAGTCCATGTTGAAACTGGTTGAGCTCTTTACGAGACCCTTGGCATACCATTCCTCTAACTTCTTGAGCATAGCACGCTTTTTCCTACGACGATCACGCTCAGATAACTTCGGTGCGGAAGACATGGGAACTTCATTCATCTTGGAGAATCCATCCCAAGTACTTGTGTTTCCAATACTCTCGACGGTGGCGGATCCAAGCTTGGAATCATTTTGTTCAACCGGAGCTGTCGCATTAGGCTTCGATCCGCCAAAATTGAATAAATTCGCAGCAAATCCGCTTAGAGTTCTAGTCTCACTCGAAGCTTTGGCACCAGAATCTGAGAGTTCGTTAAGTTCGGATTCCAATTTATCCAATTCTCCTAAATCTACACTTGTGCTAAAAGATCCACTTTTCTTTTTATCATTCATCAATAATTCAATTCCAGGTCCGAAATTGACACCTCCACCATTATTCGACGTAGATTCAACGGGTTCTTCATTAAACTGAAAATTTACGGGCTCTAAATCATTGAGACCAATGTCGATAACTTCCATTCTTATTTAAACCGTCGTTTTTTTATATAATTTTCTAACGTATTGTAGGGGAAACCTAGGTTTCCCCTACGACCCCTTCCTAGTCTTCCCTTTTATTACGTTGCATTCTTTCTAATGAAAAAGAGACCCTGTAAAAAACAATCCGCCAAATCATCCTTCTTTTTTGATTCCTCGAATTCATTTTTCCAAGGTGTTAACAATGGATTTTCATCCAAAAATTTCATACATATCGCAATCCCATCCGCTTTTCTTTCCTTATATTTGTCTTTGTCTGTTTTCTCATTATCGTCTTTTTTTAAGCTAGACGCTTTGCAACTGTCGCTAGACGCTTTAGAAAACGCTTTAAGTTTATTGAAAGACGAGATAAATTCTATATTCTCGATACCTTTCATAATATAATATTGTGTAAGCATACCTTGTATGGTCTTCATTCTCGTAGCAATCGTAGAAATTTGATTCTCTATAATCACGTCTGTTATTCCTTGATGATCCAATTCTTCTAATTTTTTCGTCATATTTCGACCAACTGTTATGAGATCGGTCTCGGATGCGGTTTTCGACTTTGGTTTTATGAGAGGTTTCATAGTCCTCGATTCTATCTTTTCCAAGATTCGGTCCAAGATATCTTTTTTTAAGCTAGGGAATTCAGTGATTCCTATCTTTTTCCCAAAAGTGATCAAATCATCTAATTTGAGTTTTTTAATGGAAGCCGGGTTCTTCTCCTTGGATGGCATCCAATAGTCCTCCGATTTTTTGGCATGTGGTTCACATAGAAATCTATGTCCTGTTGGGCTAGAGTATTTCGCTTTTTTCCCACAGGTTTTAACTACTGTGTTTTCTGGAGTTTTGTTATTTTTATTCTTCTTGGAACTTTTCGTTACACTAATACAATCACACACTCGATTTTCTTGTATAACTTCATCCATGAGATTCAAAGTATTCCAATCCAGGATTTCGAATTTTTCACCGGAAACCGAAAGAAAGCAGTATGCCATATTTTTGATACCAATATCAAAACTGATGACTTTCATTATTATTTTGTATATCAATACAAAACAATACCTTTATTTCGTGAAATATTTTATTGATATTTCAAAAAATCACTTCAACCATAAGTTTCCTCTTTTTATTAATTCTTCCTGTGTAATAGATGGTGCCTCTCTACGGGCGTTCAACTGTTCTCGTGTAAGATACAAATCTTTCAAATCACTATTTGAATAGCCAACGGGTTGGGACCCATCTAAATAAGAAGGGTAAATAAAAGGAACATTACTTATTTTTGTTTGGTTTTCGCGTTCGTTTGGTGTAAATCTTTGTGTATAACCTACATCATTACAGGCTTCTTTGAAATTTTGTTCGGCTATCTCTTGCGAATTATCGGTTAAATATTTTCTATATTGCCAATTCGATTTAATTCCGGATGATTCCAAGAGTTCACGGTTTCTTATTGCTTCGGGTTGATAAGAAGCAGTAATGGATCGACCATCGTCCATTACTGGAGGAAATCCTACATAAACATTATTGGATGCATATCCTAAACTTGATCTCGGTATGGTTTCATGAATTGTTGGATATGCACATTTGACATTTTCACTTTGAGCTAGTGGGTCGAAAAACATGGATATATGACTATTATATATTCATGACATTTTATTAGGGGAAACCAAGGTTTCCCCTATGACCCCATCCTTTTACCTAACTAATCAACAAGGGATAGTTTTCCTTAAATTCATTCCTTTACCTATTTGATTGGCAAGGGAGGGTTTTAAAGGGAACCGTAGGTTCCCTTTAGAGGTTCTCCTCTAAAATTTGAAGAAGTTGAGGCTTTTTCATCTTTGCTACGTCCGTAGCATATCCCTTAGAGATAATAAGTGCTTTTAATGCAGCTGGTGCAAGTTTCTTATATTCCTCCATAGGATCTTCAACAGACTCTTCAGATAAAACTTCAACGTCTTCGGGCTCTAATTTATTAACAACAATGGGTTGCTCTTCTAAAACCTCTTCGGCTTCTTGTATCACTTTTACGTCTTCAGTTTCTTCCTCTTCTATGGTTTCTTCCTCTTCTACAGTTTCTTCCTCTTCTTCTGGTTCTAGATATTGTTCTACTTCGTCTTCCTCTGGTTCTTCTTCGTCGTCGGATACAACAACTTTTTCATTTTCTTCATCTTCATCATCCGAGTCATCTTCTTCTTCGTCATCAGAGTCATACTCTTCGGGTTCGGCTAAATGAATTTCCTGAACATCCGAGACATCCTTCTCATTAATATTCACTTCATTTACTTCAATATTATTCATGCTCATTTTACTAAATGTATCATTTAATGGACGCTGATTATCCATGAATGCCGAAAGAGGATGTTGTTGTGCCACAGGTCTAGATGAAGCTAGAACCTTAATAACGCCCATCTCTTTCACGACATTATTCACAATATCTAACATCGTATCACTTTTTTGCTCTAAATTGGAAAGGCGTTGCTTGAAGTGGTAAACTAAAAGTAAGATCAGGATAAATGTGATGCCTAAACTTATGAAGAAGAATGTTTCCATGAAATTAAAAACACTCATTTATTATAGAAAAATAAATTAAGGTATAGGATCAAACGAAGGGGAACCCAGGTTATAAGGGAACCAAGGTTCCCTTAAGATCCCTCCTTTCCAGTTAAGACTTAAACGAAAACCATCAAGGGAGGGATCTTAAGGGAACCGTAGGTTCCCTTAATAATATATCTTGGTTATACAAATGAATAACCCTGATACAACTGTTCAACCAAAGTTAAATAACCCTGCTACAAATTCGGTGGCTCAAACCTTATCCACATCGAACAATATTTCAGAGTATTATAAAACGCTAACAGCTTATATCGCTGATAAAAATTTTTTGATAATAACCTTGGTGATATTACTCGTTTTGTCTATTTTAGGAATAAATTTATTAACATTATTGGGAGAAGCAATACAATATATTGTAAATTGGATTGGACCCTATATTAAAAGTTTCTTTTTCAACGTATCAGATACCACGGGTGCGGTTATTAATAAATCCGCCGATGTTATATCCGATAGTGCAAAAGTAGGTGTTGATATTGCAGAAGGATCGGTTCATTCTATTGGCAATATATTAAGAAACACCAATAACATAAATCCGAACGTTGGATCTAATGTGGTGTTAGACAATGTTGTAAATTTGGGTGTTCCACCATTGAATCCAAATGCCGGACAACCAATTAATATTCAAACGATTGCCGTTCCTACACCTGTTGCAGTTCCGACACCTGTACCGGTTCCCACACCTGTTCCAATTTCCGCATCTGTTCAAATATCATCACCAGATTCTTTATTTTCTTCCACACCTGGTCCAGATTTAGATGAAGTATTGAATAAAGCATCGCAAAATAACTCTTCTCCTTTACCGGACAATACAACAAATCCTATACAAAAGCCAATTACTTCAAATAAAAATGGGTGGTGTTTTGTGGGAGAATATGAGGGAAAACGTGGCTGTATAAGTGTTGGTGACAAAGATAGATGTATATCGGGTCAGGTTTATCCGAATGAGAAACAGTGTCTCGTTAGGGGTTAAGGGAACCTACGGTTCCCTTAAGATCCCTCCCTTTTATAAATGTTATATCAAAGAAAATAAAAAGGAAGGGGATACGGGGTCTGGAAATCCGTAGGATTTCTGAAGAACCTTGGTTTCCCCCGTAAAGGGTTTAAATAAATATTCATCTATTTATTTATACGTTTAAATGTCTCATAATTTGGACGCTATTTTTTATATTAATTTGGATAAACGAACGGATCGAAAAGAAGAGATCGAAAGGGAATTGGAAAAGATGCAATTGACCGCGGAACGGTTTTCGGCGATTGAACACCCACCACCAAATGGAATTGTAGGATGTGGAAAAAGTCATCTAGCTGTGATTAAAATTGCAAAAGAACGAGGTTATAAAAACGTTTTAATCTTGGAAGACGATTTTGTTTTTATTGTGGATAAACCGGAATTTGAAAAGGCTCTAACCGAACTATTTGACTCAAAGACAGAATTTGATGTGTGTTTCATATCCTATAATTTATTGGAAGAGCAACCATCAGAGATTCCTTTTTTGAAACGGGCCAAATTTTCGAATACCGCTTCGGGTTATATTGTAAATTCTCATTATTATGATGCAATTATTAATTTATATGAATGGTCGGTTCCTTTATTGGAGTCCACGTGTCAGCATTGGATATATGCAAATGATCAAGTGTGGCGTGATTTACAAGAAAAGGACAAATGGTATTGTATGATTTCAAGATTGGGTGTTCAAAGCGATGGATTTAGTGATAATTCGCAAAAGTTTATTGCCAGAGGAGTATAATTTATGTTTTTTGTGTTAAAAAACATAAACAAAAGTATTTCTTTATTATAAAAAATGGTCAAAAAAGGACATAACAAAATAGATAAGGCAAAGAAAGACTCTACAGCAAAAACTCTGGAAAATGAAGATCATGTCAATGCAGAAAAGGTTAATGAAGAAAACGTCATCGAAGAAAAAATCACCGAAGATCGGGCAACTGAAGAGAATGTAACAGAAAATCAGATCACTGAAGAAAAAGTCACTCAAGAGAATGTAACTGAAGATCCGGTTAATGAAGAGAAGGTTACAGAAGAGAATGTAACTGAAGATCAGGTTAATGAAGAGAAGGTTATAGAAGAGAAGGTTAAAGAAGACCAGATTAATGAAGAGAATGAAACAGAAGAGAAGGAAACAGAAGAGAAGGAAACAGAAGAGAAGGAAACAGAAGAGAAGGTTAAAGAAGAGAAGGTTACAGAAGACCAGATTAATGAAGAGAATGAAACAGAAGAGAAGATTAAAGAAGATCAGGTTACAGAAGACCAGATTAATGAAGAGAATGAAACAGAAGAGAAGATTAAAGAAGATCAGGTTACAGAAGAGAATGAAACAGAAGATCAGGTTACAGAAGAGAAGGTTAAAGAAGATCAGGTTAAAGAAGATCAGATAACAGAAGAGAATGTAACAGAAGAGAAGGTAACAGAAGAGACTGTAACAGAAGACCAGGTCAATGAAGAGAATGAAAGAGAAGAGAAGATTAAAGAAGATCAGGTTACAGAAGAGAATGAAACAGAAGATCAGGTTACAGAAGAGAAGGTTAAAGAAGATCAGGTTAAAGAAGATCAGATAACAGAAGAGAATGTAACAGAAGAGAAGGTCAATGAAGAGAATGAAAGAGAAGAGAAGATTAAAGAAGAAACTTTAACAGAAGATCAGGTGAATGAAGAAACTGTAACAGAAGATCAGGTGAATGAAGAAAATGTAACAGAAGACCAGGCGAATGAAGAAACTGTAACAGAAGACCAAGATAATGAAGAAAAGGTAACTGAAGAGAAGGTTAACGAAGAAAAGATAACTGAAGAGAAGGTTAACGAAGAAAAGATAACTGAAGAGAAGGTTACAGCAGAAACGAGCAATATAGATCAGGTTGCTGAAGAGAAGGTAACCGAAGATGAAGAATCCGAAGACGAAGAATCCGAAGACGAAGAATCCGAAGACGAAGAATCCGAAGACGAAGAATCCGAAGACGAAGAATCCGAAGAATCCAATAATCAAGTCACCGAACCCGAAGATCCGATAGAATCGGATACTTACACCTTCAAATTTTTGACTCAGATCCAAGACATCTTATTAAAAGTTCAATCGAATGTCGTTCCACAACCCAAAAAATATGCGTTATATTTTATAGCATTAGAAGATGACAATATGTTTTTACATCTGAGTTATAAAAAATCAAATGAACAAATATTATATCAATGTGAACAACTCTATGAATATACCAAATTATTCAAACCGTTAAGAGTTGTTTATGTTATGGAGGATTGTGATTTAACGGATGCCGATAAATATGTAAAAATGTTTATGAAAATGTTTGGTGAAGATTCAACCCGTGGCGGTAGTTATACTGATATTATTTTACCGGAGTGGCAAAAAAAGATATTAGATTTCGAGTCTGAAACAGCATCTATTGAAAAATTAGATGAAATAGAGGCTATGTTTTAAGATTCCCCCTAATTTTGAAGACTACCATAAGCTATATAAACATCACCATTTGGAGGATTGGATTCTACATTGAAATTAATAAATGTTGGAACATAAGGATCGACAAATTCACAATTAAAGATGTTATTATAATAAACTCCATCTTTAGTTATATTCGTAAGAACTTCATCTAAAATAATTGTCGTATCACTTTGTGTATTAATTATATTACCATCCATATCATATAGCTTAATTACTATTTCAAAGGATAAATTTATTGAATATACATATTGATACTCGGTATACAGCGTTATATTATTGGCAATTAAATTTCCTATGTATTTTGTTGCCAAAAAATCACCTCCTTCGGCCGGAAGAACCACTTTAAAATTAAATGTGGGCATTTGAATATTGATAGTACTTAGAAGTTTAACTGGAGATACTCCATAAAAAACAACACAATTAACGTTTATAAGTTTTACTTCGATTTCATGTGCCGACATGTAAAGGGGACCCGAATGAATATCCTTTGTTCCTTGTAAATTAATAGATAATGGTGTTTGGAATGAATATGTGGTTCTTCCTGTTTTTGTACTATTATATAAAATATCAAAACAGGTTTCTAACGTTTTCGATGAAAATTCTGCATCGATAAAAATATAAGTATCCCAAATGTTTAATGCATTTGTACTAGAATAATCTGCGATCTGATCTCTATTGCTTATGTAATTATAAAGTGGAACCGTTGGATCATAAAATAAAACCATTGGTGGACCTGGAACATCACATTGAGTAGTAAGCGTCTCACCGTACGGATTATCTTTACAAACTTTTGTATGTGATGTCTGACCCGTCAAAAACGACCAATTTTGGCTTTTTGTAGTATTATTCGTTTTACTATTCATTTGATTATTTTGGTATCTCAATATCTCCACTTTCCGTCGCATATCTAACTGTTCTTTTGTGAAAACTAAATTCGGGTCTGTATCTGAAATTTGTACATAGGGAGAAATAATATCATATCTTGGTAATGGTGGAGATTCTTCTTTGTATCTTTTGTATTGTCTACATAAATTGAGTAGTGTTAATGTGTTACCTGTTGTATTATTGTTGTTAACTGACATATATATATTATTCAGATCTAATATATATATTAAATTATAAATTATGAATTTGTAAACGTGGACGGAGACATCATCTTAGGTAATTGTTGAAGGGTTCCCCCCCCCCCCCCCCCCTAGTTTGATGAATACCATAAATTTGATAGGTAATAAGGAAATCCCGTTGCATCGGATGCACCACCTCCTCCCGAAGCATTCGCCACACTTTTATTACGACCCCATACTACAATATTGTTTATTTCAAATACACTTAATGCTCGATTAAAATAATGTAGATCGGCCAAGTTTCCATTAAACCCTCCATTACTGCATACATTTACATCATAATAATTCTGTTTTGGCACTTCATCTAAAACAAGACGTTGTGTGACGGTTCCATTGATATATACATCAATAATTTTATTTTTCAATCGAATACAACAGTTAAACCATTTTTGCATAGGAATATCAGCAACATCAATATATTGTGAAACGTTATTGGACCATATATTTGAAGTATTCAAAGAAGCATCTCCATATTTCGATAAATCGGCGACTACATCCATAATGACACGAAGTTTTGTTTGATTTGAACTGGGATCGAAATATAAATATACACCAGGTGCATTATTTATAGATGCTATACCCGTAGGATCATTCGCCGTCACCGGTTTACTGCCTTTATTGAATATATGTTTGAATTTTGTTTTATCATTTTGTGTATCTATGGGTAAAAAATATAACCATACCGACCATGTGAATTCTATACCTGTTTTCTCATTTGAAGATCTTAGAATTTGTACAGCATCTTTGTTTTTTGGATCCTGCTTTATGACTAATTCCGAAGAACCATTGGCTGTTCCGGAAATCAAATAAGGTGATGTGGCCGGGGAGGTGAAATATCCGATCAACATTATCCCTAAATTGCATAAAAATAGGAAAACGATTAATACTAAAATTACAAAGGCAAATTTGGCGATAATTGTATTTGAATCTAAAAACTCGGAACTACCATCCACAAAGGTCTTGGAAGAAAATTCGTTCAATGACGATTTCACTGATCCGGCAACTTCAGATGTGCGTTCGGCAACAGTATTATATGCGGATGTTAAAGACCGTTTACTAGAATCAATAGCACTCGTTACCGATTCTGGTAGTTTTACATTTTGGAAAAGATTGCTCATTTTTTTATACTATATTATGTAGACACTTTATTAAGGGAGCAGGGGAACCAATGGTTCCCCCTGCGACCCCCTCCTTCCCTTCTGAAAACACATTAAATGATATTCTAGGAAATATCATTTAATTAAAAAAATAAGGGAAGGATCTTAAGGGAAACTTACAGAAGCTTACATATTTAAGGAAGGGGTTTAAGGGGAAACCTTGGTTTCCCCTTAGAAGAGCCTATACTTATTCTGCTCCACATTATCTTTCGATACCGCAACATCCACATTATACGATGAAAAGAAACGTGATATAGCCGAACTGCCATTTCCACTCATATAATTATTCCATACCTCCTGTGGTCCCATAGGAGACCCCCAGCTTGTAAATCCCGATACATATGCATTGAATCCGGTACCTAATTTCATCGGATTTGACGACGGTGTTCCAGGCGTTTTTGGTGATTTTGAAAGTTGTGTGGAATTCACCAATTTTCCATCTAAATATGCATCGACAATTGTATTATCGCAGCTTAACGTAATATATACCCATTTTTGAACCGGAAAATTGTCCGTTATTTTTACTGTCTGTGTTCCGGAGGGATCGAGACCAATGTCACAAAACAAAGTGGGCGTGGTTGTGTCTAAATATAATTTAATATTATCGGTGCGGTTGAAAATAGTTTTAATACCATTGGAATTCCATTGTTGAACATAGAGCCAAATAGAATATGTATATCTAGTGGATTGACCACTCGCAAGTGTAGTCATATCCGGATTCGAATCATTTAAAGACGCGGTTTTTACCAAAGTTGTAGACTTTTTGATATAGAAAACATACAACAGGTAAAGTAAAATGATCACAATAATTCCTAAAATAATTGTTGTAAAACTCATAATATATATACAGTGCGACAAAATAAGAGGGGAAACCAAGGTTTCCCCTCTGACCCCTTCCTTTAATAATTACTTCGGTTAAGGAGGGTTCTTAAGGGAACCATCGGTTCCCTTATACGGGTCCACCACATTCTTATTTATCGGTGGATTAAAATTCATAAACAAGTTATACGAATTCGCCACATCCTGTGCATTTAATGGATGATGATAATATACCACATTACAAACCGCACCATCTACTCCTATAGCATCACCAACCGTAATCGAATCTAGCACACTATACTCTGGCATTATAGATTCGTTCATTTTGAACGACCTTTCTAAATTTCCATTGATAAAAATATCGACAATGTTACGGTTATAGTTCATAACAATTTGGTTCCATTTTTGATGAGGGATTTCTATTTCGTAAAACGTCTTGGAATCTAAATCATATTGTTCCTGTCCTAATGGATAATTAAAACACGGATCGAATACATCTTCACTCGGTGGGTATTCGGAAAAATAAAAGATGAATTTATCGCGTTCTTCATGTATATCTTTTTTATCCGATCCACCACCACTATAATACCGGATCATTGGTTTTACCACTTGATATGGAACTTTTTTCACATTATTTGAAATTGGGAAACTATTTCCACTCGTATCGGTTAACACTACTTCTCCTGAAACCGTATCTTTCAAAACACTTTGAACTTTTTCCGGTTTCAAAATGTGAACTGTTTTTTCATCATTATTTTCCGTAACTTCTAATGTATATGACGTAAATCCATAATTAAATATTTCGGATTCTTTTGTATATGCTTCTTTGGTAGGACTTTGTGGATTGATATAAACCCACATCGATATAGCATAGTTTTGACGGAATGAATTCGATTGATTTGGTATCATTATTTTATCCGCGGTGGTCAGAGTCTGTTTACCCTTATTCAATAAAATGGGATTGTTTGCCAACAGTGTAGATTTTGTCGGATCAGTAACCGCTTTTGTTACTAAATAAGGTAAATAATAATAAACTAAAATCAATATTACTTCTATAGCAATTAAAAAATAAACTATATGGGGCGTTAATTTAAACTGATCTAATGTCCAATACAATGCATCATATAGCATACAGGGAATGTAAAAAATGAGTTGTGCAATGAACCCATACCACCCAGTCAATTTAGATAAATATTTCATAAAGAGACGATATCCGATTGTTAATAGAATGATTCCCATGAGAACATAAAGACCATAAGAAATATACAAATTCATACTGGGAATTTTATTACCAATAATTGATACTAAATACACTAAATATCCAACTATCATAAACCCAAATACTATTTTGAAAAAAAGTGTGGTGGATTCTGGGTCTTCTCCGATATTTAAAGTTACTGCGAAAATCATGATTAATACAAACATTACGATGAAAAAATATCTGGAGAAATTGGAATCGATTGTGGATTGATTCGTTAATGCATAAATAATCACAAAACAAACATATATAAAAGCGAAGGTCAATGCTCCATATTTTAAAACGGATGTTCCTGTATCATAATCATCGAAATCACCGCCTTTTTGTTTCATTGGAGGTTTTCTATTTTTAATTTTCATTTATATATTGCTCTTGTAATATACAAACATATTAAGGGTTAAGGGAACCAAGGTTCCCTTAAAATCCCTCCTTTTTTAAAGGAAATCATAGAAAAAGAAACGGGTTGCTTTGTTACAAATTTTCTATCGTGGTTTTCTTCCCATGACATTCCCTACACAACGCCAACAAATTATCCACATGATTACTTCCTCCATATTCCAACCTTGTCTTATGATCCACCTCGAACCATGCATTCAATTGTTCACCGCAGTCACCACACTTCCATCCCTGTCTCGATGCCACAAATTTCTTTTTTGTTTCGCTCACCGACCTCTTTGTCGCTTTCTTTCCCGAATGCATCATCTTATTCTCGGCTTGTGCCTGACGATTCGGCATTTCTAAAATAGGATGCGTAGGTGTAGCACCCCCGGCAAAACTATGTTTCGATGTAAAATCCAAGATCGGGCTTATAAATGCGGATGTCCCCTTATCCACCGGTAAATATTTTATATATTCATTCGATGAGGCGATAATATTTTGGGCATGCATCGGATTTTTTTTGAGAACCCACCATAGAAAAATCGCACCCAATGCGATTCCCGCCATCTGATAATATTTTTTCCATGTTAAAGCCAATTTCAGGTATTTCCCATCGGTATAAATATTGGCGATCCATAGAGCTGCGATTATAAAAAGGATAATTTCAATTCGCATGTTTATAAAATTAATAGTTATATACTGACTACATTTTAAGGGAACCTACGATTCCCTTAATAAAACATATATGCCAAAATGATCCCAATCAAAGCAAACACCAAATATACATAATGTTTATGAATTCGAAACCGATCCACTTGAATCATGGATTTATGTAGGTACTGTTTCCTATAATTGTCCAAGGCTTCAAAAAGAGAAATCTCATCTTTTCCTAGAGACACATTAATCTTATTATGTGCAAAATGAACCCATCTTATAAATGAGTCACGACTATCTAAATAAGGCGAGACGGGGAACTTATCCAAGAGTTGACTAAATTTATCACCAATCTCGGGATTGGGTATAAATAACGGTAAATTGGAAATGAAATCATAATATTTACGTTTTGTCACTGCATTCGGTGTAGGTGGGTAAGTATGTGACAATGTTTCCAAAAAAAACCAATAGTGTGGTCCCCATACTTCAGGATCAAATTTCTCAGCCTTTAATGGAACAAAATCAGTTGGAAGTTCCACCCGTTTTCTATGTAATTCATGTTGATCATAAATCGTCATATCTATTTATTCGGAATACAAAAATTTTACTGGTCAAATGTATTAGGATGTTTATTTATGATAAATATCCTAATCTGATTTTGCGAGACTACACCCAGATATAGCACCTCTGCTTTTTAAATTTTCAACCTTGTCTTTAGAGTATGACTTATGAAATCCATTGTTTATCATTTTTTTATATTCAAGCTGTTGTTGTTTGTCCTTGACAATATTATCGCAATTCTCATTGCAATAGAATTTCTTACATTGAACATATTCTAATTGTTTTGCTTCTTTTGACGGCTTATGACCAGGAAAATATTTGTCCATGTAAATTTTATTTATTTTTGCTTTCTCTACCAAGTAATCATTTTTGCAAAATTTCTCACATGTTGCTAAAGTAGATTTATTTTTAATCGTCTTTCCTTTGGGTCGTTTTTTTGTACTTTTATTCCGTCTTTTCGATTTGTTCATATAATAATCTAAACATTTTTATTATACATTTAATTGTATTTTGACTGTATGTAAAACAACTTAAACTTTTCTTTTCATATCATCTTATCGATCCTATAGAAATGCAAGAGCCTACTTATTGTAATAACTGTGGAAAACCCGGACATGTTTTTCACCAATGTAAATTACCAATAACGAGTATAGGATTAATAGCGTTTCGAAAAATTGGGCGTCAACTACAATATCTCATGATTCGTCGTAAAGATACTCTTGGGTTCATCGATTTCATGCGTGGGAAATATGCAGTGAATAACAAATATTATATCATCAATATGTTGAAGCAAATGACACAAGAAGAAAAGGAGATTTTAAAACAAGGAGATTTCGATGTTGTATGGTTCAAATTATGGGGTGGAAATGTGATTTCAAATCAATATAAAAACGAAGAATCTATTTCCAGAGAAAAATATAACGCATTGGTACAAGGAATTTTAGTGAAAGAGGGATTCTATACACTCATCGATCTTATTGACGAAAGTGATAAAGATAAAATATGGACAGAAGCGGAATGGGGCTTTCCCAAAGGTAGACGTAATTTTCAAGAAACGGATTTTGATTGTGCTTTAAGAGAGTTCGAAGAAGAAACCGGATTTAAACGTAATACCTTATCATTGATAAATAATATTTTACCGTTCGAAGAAATATTCACTGGATCCAATTATAAATCCTATAAACACAAATATTTTTTAACATTTATGAATGAAAAGGATACTTTAGAAATGGATCACTTTGAACGTGCAGAAGTAAGCAAAATGGAATGGCTTTCTTTTAACGACTGCATAACAAAAATACGCGAATATAACGTAGAAAAAAAGACTCTGTTAAACAAGGTGAATGAATGTTTAACGAATTTTTCGATCGTTCACTGATAACGTTATGGATAAATAAATTAAAATATACATACATTTTAAGTTATATGGAATATCCTTTGGTTATAAAGAAAAAAAAAGATCCGAATAAACAAAATATTACAAAAAAGAGACATCCTGTAGAACTAAGTGTCCGACTTGAGTCTTTGCAACAGGATACCAAAGAAGAAGAAATAAAGGAAGAAGAGGTGAATCTAGAATCTGAAGACCCTATATTCGAACCTGTAAACGAAAAAATATCGACAAAACCTGAAAAATCGGGATTAAAAGAACAAACCAAGAAAAAAAGACCAAAATGTCCAAATGGTTCGCGTCGAAATAAAAAGACAGGAAAATGTGAGGAAACCTTGATAAAAGAAGTTACTCAAGAAGAATTAGATAAAGAAATCGTGAAACAACCCGAAGAAAATCTTTTTATAGAACCAAAACCAAAAACGGTGTCCACAATTCCAGATACGAGTTTAGATGATATCATTGAAACAGAGTTAAAAGACCCTATAAAATTCACACAACCCATTATAAAAGATACCGAAAATATTATAAAAAATGATCTTTTAAATAAAGTTCCAAGGGGAACAAATGATTACATGCGTCAAACGGAAAAAATAGAATACGAAGTTCATAAAAAACCCAACGCTAGTGCAACATTTTATGATTTTTTATATCCCGATCTAAATGACCCAGAATTCGCAGCAAAAATCGCAAAACGAAAAGAATTCAATGATTTCCAATATGATGGTGCAATTAAAGATATTGAGGCCACTGCTGATAAATTATGTAAATCTACTTTCGAACTGATGCCTCATCAAATCTTCGTGAAGAATTTTTTGTCATTTCAAACTCCCTATAATAGTTTATTATTATACCATGGATTAGGTAGTGGAAAAACATGTAGTTCTATTGGGATCGCTGAAGAAATGAGGAACTATATGAAACAGGTCGGAATCAAACAACGTATTATTGTAGTCGCTTCACCCAATGTACAGAACAATTTCCGATTACAGCTATTCGATGAGCGTGGACTAAAAGAAGAAAATGGTGTATGGAATTTACAATCATGTATTGGGAATACACTTATCAAAGAAATCAACCCTACGAGTTTGAAAGGTTTGTCAAAAGAAAGAGTGATTTCACAAATACGTACGATTGTCAATCAGAATTATGTTTTCATGGGATATACTCAGTTAGCACATTACATAAGTGATAAGACGGGTGTATCCAAAGATACACCTTTCCCGGCAGAAGAACAGATAAAAATGGAAATCCGTAATATTCGCCGGTTTTTTAATAATCGCCTGATCATTATCGATGAGGTACATAATATCCGAATCAGTGATGATAATAAGGATGAAAAAACCGCAACATGTCTTATGAAACTTGCGAAACATTGTGAAAATCTCCGGTTTGTATTATTATCCGCGACACCTATGTATAATTCTTATAAAGAGATTGTTTGGTTAACCAATTTAATGAACGCGAATGATAAGCGTGGAACCATTACAGAACAAGAAATTTTCGATAAAAATGGTGATTTTATAAAACAACGGGTAGATGAAACCGGAAGGGTTTTGATCGAAGGTGGTGCGGAATTATTACGGCGTAAATTGATCGGTTATATTTCTTATATTCGTGGTGAAAATCCGTATACCTTTCCCTATCGAATTTATCCAACGGATTTTTCTCCGGAAAACACTTTCATTCCTGCGGGAAATGGATCTCTTGTTACTCAAATATCGACTATTATAACACGTCCAGTAAATGCTTTGAAATATCCAAAAATTCAATTGAATACGAAGCCGATCGATGACCCTTTGAAACATGTTCCTGTCTATTTGACAAATATCGGTGATTATCAAGCACAAGCCTATAAACTTATCATAGCCGCGTTACGTAGAGAAATCGAAAACTCGAAAATGGAGGCATTATTTGAAAATATGGACAAATTTGGGTTTCGAAAGCTACAGTTACCCCTGGAAGCCCTGAATATTGTTTATCCGAGTGTAGAATTGGATAGCGGAATCGCGAAAGGAAAAATGGATGATCTCGGTAAAGATTATTTAGAGTCACTCGGAGAACTAGATGAAGAGCATGAATATATTGATGAATCAGATCCACTTGGAACAATTGTTGGAAAACGTGGTATGCGAAGTATCATGCAGTTTACAGATGATTCAAAAAAGAAAGTTCCCATGCGTTATAATTTCGAGTATAAACCGAAAGTCTTGGAATCCTATGGTCGTGTTTTCAGCCCGGAGATTTTACCAAAATATAGTGCGAAAATAGCGAAAATCTGTGATATAATAAAAAATAGTAACGGAATCGTTTTGATTTACTCACAATATATTGATGGAGGTGTAGTTCCATTGGCTCTCGCCTTGGAAGAAATCGGGTTTTCTAGATATGGATCCGCGGACTACACGAAGTCTCTTTTTAAAGATGCCCCGGTAGAACCGCTCGATTCTCTAACCATGAAACCTAAGTCTCAATTAGAACCTGGCGTCAACTTCAGACAAGCGAAATATGTAATGATCACAGGTGATAAATCATTTTCACCACAAAATATGGCGGATATTAAACAAGTGACTAGTCCGGATAATAAAAACGGTGAAATCGTGAAGGTGGTTTTGATCTCCAAGGCGGGATCTGAAGGATTGGATTTTAAGAATATACGCCAGGTTCATATCTTGGAACCTTGGTATAATATGAATCGTATAGAACAAATTATCGGACGTGGAGTTAGAAATATGAGTCACTGTGGACTACCTTTTGTTCAGAGAAATGTAGAGATTTATATGCATGGAACTTTGATGGAATCGGAGGAAGAAGCCGTGGATCTCTATGTCTATCGTTTGGCGGAACGAAAATCATTACAAATCGGTAGAGTCACGAGAATTATGAAAGAAGTTGCTGTAGATTGTTTACTGAATATAGGCCAGACGAATTTTACAGTGGAGAAATTGGTCGCCCTTGCAGCGAATCAAAATATCAATCTTACACTTTCCACGGGAAGAAAACAGTTACCTTATAGGATAGGCGATCGACCTTTTACTGAAATATGTGACTATATGGACTCTTGTGATTTCAAATGTTCTTCTACCGCTGATATATCACCGGCAAATGTTGTAAAAGATACATATAGTGTCGACTTTTTACAGACGAATAATCCAAGAATTATGGATCGCATACGTCAGCTATTTCGGGACCAGTTCTTCTATAAACGCATCCAGTTAATAAATGCAATTAATATTGTGAAACAATATCCGATTGAGCAAATTTATTCGGCATTGAGTATTTTTATTAACAACAAAAGTGAATATTTGATTGATCGATATGGTCGTCGTGGAAATTTGATCAATCGCGGCGATGTATATGCGTTTCAACCGGTTGAAATAAACGACGAATCGATTTCGGTATTCGAACGCTCAGTGCCAATCGACTATAAACGTGGACGTGTGAATTTAGAGTTACCGAAAGAATTTCCGAAGGACATCGCCGCACCCGTTCAACTTGCAGATATATTGGAAGAAGGTAAAAAAGAGGGTCCATCTATTGGACTCGACGAACAATATAATAAGATCTTGGGTGAAATCGATACGCAAATGAAAAATTCGGTAAGTAAGGTTAAAAAAGGTAGCACAGATCAAGATTGGTTCAAAGAGGCGGCTTTGGTCGTAGATCATTTACAAACAGTTCATCGTATTGGATTTAATGAATTGAAACGGCATTTTTTGAGGCATGCTGTGGATATGTTGATGCCTGCCGATAAGTTTATATTGATTAAGAAATTGTATTCCAAGATTCATGATATCAAAGATCCACAATCGACCGAACAAAAGGTGAAAGACTATTTGGATGAGAAAATGGTAAATGTGGGCACAAGAGTTGGATTTATGATAAGTGATAAAAACAAATGGAAGATTTATTTGGTGGAAACCGATTCCGATACGAATGAGGTCAAATGGAAAGAGGCGGATTCGGAAGATGTACGTCAGTTTGAAATGTCGGGTGCATTGGATAAATTCCGGGTAGATCCGAAAACATTTGCTTCTATGATAGGGTTCATTAACCTTTTTAAATCGGGTAAAGAGATGGTTTTTAAGACGAAGGAAATCGGACAGATGCAGAATAACACGGGTACACGTATTGATAGTCAAATTAAGGCGAATGTGGTGAAACGCGTGAATACAATTGTGGAAAAACAGTACTCTACCGAGGAAGCACGTCCTATTTCTTCGAAGGGTTTTTGTATTATTTTGGAAATATTGATGCGTCAGATGTCGGATGATAAAAAAGACGGAAAAGTATGGTATATGGATCCGGAAACGGCAGCGATTAATGGGATTGAGAAGTATCGGAATTAGGGGAAACCCATGGTTTCCCCTAAGACCCCTTCCTTTTAATGTTGACTTGCAGTTTGTATTAAATAATTACTGTAAAGGAAGGGGTCTTAGGGGAAACCTTGGTTTCCCCTAATAAAATTGAAACCCCTTGAAACAATATAAATGAATAGTACAATTATATTGTTAGTATATAAAATGGCAACAGTAGCAATCCGTAGACCCAAGCCAAGAACCGAAAATGGAGAAAATAAACATAACGATAAATCCGGCGAACGTAAGATTTACGGTGTCTATATGCGTTCCATTTTGAACATGAAAGTTATCCTTTCGATTACGGAAATCGGTAAGACACTGAAGCAAAATCTAGAGAGTAAGATCGTTTCGAAGATCGGTGGAAAGTGTATCTCGGATGGATACATTAAGCCGAATTCGATCAAGCTTATCAGTTATTCGAGTGGATCCATTGCTTCTGACGTGATCGAATTTCATGTTATATTTGAGTGTATGGTTTGTATGCCAGTTGAAGGAATGTTGATGGAATGTACATGTAAAACAGTAACTAAGGCGGGGATTCATGCAAACGTTATTGATGATGAAGGAAATAAGCCGGTCACTGTATTTATTGCGAGAGATCATCATCATATTGATGACCGATTTCAAAGTATTAAGGAAAATACGCGTTTGACTGTGAAAGTTATTGGAATCCGGTTCGAACTCAATGATTTAGGAATTTGTGTGATTGCGAAATTAACGGATGTGAATGAGTTAGATGAAAAGCCGAGGCTGCGTTTAAATAAGGGTGGTAATACCGAAATTTTAGAAGTGGATGATATATAAAATATATAGTTATTGTATAATGGCGTATAACGTTCGATTTACTACTTCAAGTGGACATAATGATTTTCTAAATGTAAATTTTTTACCCACAACAGGATATGCGAAATTCAGCACTCTCGATGATCCTAGTCCATCAATGGAGTTAGGTATTTTAAATATATATAGCAATGCAGATGATGACATTGAACAAGAACTACTTACTGATTTCCAATTAAGTGTTGGAACGTTAACCAATCAACAAGAATTACATTCACAAGATCATTACACAAGCGACGGGTTTACTAACTCAAATTTAACACTAACTAAAAATATAACAGATATATCTGAACTATTTATTGATACCGATGCGGCCCCCGGTGTTCTTATTGCCCAGTCTTATACAATATTAAATAATAAACAAATATGGTTTACAGACGCAAATGACACTTTACGAAACACTGGTGCAACAATAACGTTTACGGCTATTGCTGGAAGAAATCCCATTAGTCCCGCATGTTTCATCGAGGGAACAAAATTATATGCTCATGTCCACGATAAAGATTTGTATGTTAACATTAAAGATCTTCGTTCTGGTGATCTTATAAATACATATTTGCATGGTAAAAAAGCGATTAAATTCATTGGAAAAGGAACGATGACAAACGATCCTACCAAGTGGAATGGCTGTGTTAAGAAGTTGCCCAAGCATGGTGATATGACTGATGATCTTTTTGTTACAGGAGCCCACTCCATCTTAGTGGATGAACTTTCTGAAAAAGAAAAAGAAGGAATGTTGGCTATTTATGGGACCGCGGATCGTAAGGTTGATGATAAAATCTTGCTTTTATCTTGGGTTTCCGATAAATTCGAATCGATTGTCGATGAAGAGAACTATACATATTACCATTTGGTTTTGGAACACGATAACGATGAGATGAAAAGATATGGAATCTGGGCCAATGGTGTTTTGACGGAGTCACAGTGTGAGAAACATTTCTTGACCAAACCGTACAAACTCCTTTAAGGGAACCTAGTTAAGGGAACCTACGGTTCCCTTAAGATCCCTCCCTTTTAGTTTTTACCAGAAAAGTGTTTGAGGGAGGGATCTTAAGGGAACCGTAGGTTCCCTTAAAAAGGATATAAATATTCATTTTTATAGTATTATAAAAATGAGCATTCTAGATTTAGAGCAGATGAAACAAAAGATTGAATCTATGGATAAAATGCACCATATTGAAATTCTCAAGATTTTGAAGAAGAATCCTTCTACCAAGTTGAACGAGAATAAAAGTGGCGTATTCATAAATCTCGCTTTTTTACCACAAGAAACTATGGCCGATATTCAAGAATATTTGGACTATATAAATGATCAGGAGTCATCACTGAAATCGATGGAATCCCAAAAAGAAACATTTAAATGTGCGTACTTCCAATAAGGGGGAACCTACGGTTCCCCCTTTAACC